AGATCTACACACTGCATATCGTCGGCAGCGTCAGATGTGTATAAGAGACAGGAAGGAGACAAGAATAAATAAATGAGAATACCTCACGCTCATTGTCTTTGTGTACCATATTAGGCAAGTACTTACCCATAAGAATAGCTATTGTTGTTATTAATAGGTGAATTAGCACTAGTATAATAATTTTTATAACCATACTCTAACTCTGTTACTTTCTACGTATTCATTAAGTTTAGTTCCCCCATCAAGAGAAGCTACACCATCAAGGAATATCATAGGACTAATAGGAGCTAGATTCTTTAAAGTTTCCAGTACACAGTAATCTCCTGCCAAACCACAGATTACTACCTGCTCATCTGACTGAACATCTACACCTACCGAAGAACTATAAATAGTATGGTATGGAACCTTAGCATTAGCTGGCGCAACTTTTACTCCATATTCTTCAGAAATATGGAGAGTGCCCTTAGTAATTACCTCATAAGGTATTCCAGCACCAATACAACCATACAATAATAAGTCATGTATAGCTGCACCTTTAGAGAACTGCACACAATGTTCATTCCATGTACCACCATTCTTCTTAAAAGAGATGTGTTTAGATGGATGCCAATCGGCAGTAAATATCACTCTACTAACCTTGTTATTCTCAATTAAATGAGAGATGTTCCACAAAGCCTTATCAGACCCTGGAACGTAGAGTGGTGCTCCCAGTAGACAGAAGTCATACTGGAAGTCCACAACTACTAAAGTAGTTTTCGTTTCCATGCTACAAATATTGCTATTATGATTGATACAATAAAGAATCCCACTACTAATGCAAGCGGAATCCATAATGGGGCAAATACCCAGAACCATGTTATATTAGCACCAAATAGCTTACAAACTAACAGTACTATAAACAACAATCCAGGGAATCCAACCCCTCCATTTACTACAACTTTATTCGACATCGAGATATAAAGGTTTAAAAGTTTCTGTATAAGTCTCATCTACCAAAGATACATTAGCCATCTTCATATCATCAAGGGTTTGCAGATTGTGCTCACCACTATGGATATGCCCACAGAATGTATATCTAGGATGTTTACGAAGCATCTCATCAGCTAACCAGGGATTACCAGCATCCTCTTGGTCAAATCTTTGATGAATAACACCAAGACCACACAACTTAGGAGCATCGTGAGATATAACAATATCACACTTCTCTGGCATAGACTCATATGCTTTAATCAGAGTTTCTGAGTCATACATATAAGCCCAATTACCAAAGATTTTACAATATGGAGTTCCCCATACGGTATAGCACTTTCCATTCTCATCAATAATGAGCGTCTCCTCATTATCTAATAATTCAAGCTTACCACCAGTTGGATTCACCAGGATTGAATTAATCTTTGGAAGGTTCCTATACATATTGGCTAAGGCAAAATCATGATTACCTCCTACCATAATAACAGACTCACATGGAAGATTATTAACCCATTCAGCGAATGTAGTCTTTAACCATTTCTCACTCTGAGGAATGTTTCTCTGCATACGTAATGGCATAATATCTCCACATATCAATACTGCATTACATGGCTCTTCTATTTTAGGAAGAATGCCATGTAAATCGGATGTTACACAAATTCTCAAGGCTTCTTAGTTTTTAATGATTGGTCAATTTTATGAGCTTTGCCATATACATTCTTAGTCCACCCATTCATATGCCCTTTATTGTTACCTATTAAACAACCTTTCTCACTGTCTATTGCATAGACTTTATGAGTTACACATGAACCTCTGACCTTACAGAATACTACATCACCCACTTTACAATCTTCCCATTTTATTGGAGTAACCCTATGCTTCTCATTACTCTTATATAACGGAAGCATAGAGTTTCCAGGCTCACTGGTAATAAATGATTCACCAGCTTCTAACCTTTTAATCTTCCTCAGTGCGTTGGGATTCATAACCTATTTTTAAATCCTCTTCATAATCTTCAGCCACCTCTTCTAAAGCATCCTTAACAGTGCAAGCAAGAAATGTCTGACCAATCATTAAGGAACCAAATCCCTTAATTAGTTCAGTAGCACTTACATCATTATAAGGCATCTCCATAGAACAGATAGTTCCGTCGATTTCTAAAGTTATTTTAGTCATTATAGTTTATACACTTCGTCAGGAATTGTGTGTTCCTTAACAGATTTCTCTACTCCACTATCTATTTGGTGTTGAATCTTCTTCTTTACCTCTTCCCAAGAGATTGGAGTATAGTTGTTATTATCTACACCAACATCATATTGATATGGAAATAGATGAACTAACCTATCACAATCTAAACCAGAACTGGCAGGTCCAGAGTGTACATGACCAAATAACTGCCATACAGCATCCTCTTCATTACGATAAGAGCCGCCATAGCACAAGAATGGATAGTGATTCAAATAGATACTTCTTTTCTCTATCTGAATTTGCATTTGAGGTATTACAGCCACAAATTTATCCATGTAACCTTGTCTTAGATTCTTCCTATCATGATTACCAATAATCAAGTAGATTTGTCCGTTTAGACGAGGGATAATGCTATTCCACAGTGTGCTACCACCGAAGGCAAAATCTCCCAAATGGAAGACTGTACCGTCCTCTGGAACTACTTTATTCCAGTTCTCAATCAACTTTTCATTCATCTCCTCTACATCTTTAAATGGTCTATTACATAATCTAATTATGTTAGCATGACCAAAATGTGTATCAGATGTGAAGAAAGTCTTCTCAGGATTAAATTCAAACTTCTGTTCTTTCATCTTCACTAATTTTTATAATCCAAACTCTTAGTTAGGTATTCAATAGCATCTAGCTGTCCTCTAGTTAGGAGTAGTTGCTTCTCATTGATAGTAACATCCCAACCTTCACCATTAGCCCATTCAGTAACTTCTATAAAGTCATCATCCTTAGCTAAATGGTCATACTTCCTTAATTTGTCATTGACTGACTTCCTCTCAACAAACTCCATATTCCGTCTCCTTATAAAATTCTATTTGATAGTTATACTGCTTCTTTAATACCTCATTAATATCAGTAAATACACTAGAGGACATCTTAGTGCCCTTTCTAGAGAAATACGCAGGGTGATATACTTCAATAGTCTTTAAACTATCTACTATATCATTCTTAAATAGCTGTGCTTGACTACCAAACAGGACATAAACTATACCATTGTTCTTATAACTAAGATTGTGAATTAGTTTAGATACAAACGGCTTCCATAATTCAAAGTGTGACCCAACTCTTCCTACTTCACAAGTAAGGGCAGTATTAATCATTAATATTCCCTGTTTAGCCCAAGACTCTAACGTATTGTCAAACTCTATTCGGTTATGGGGAATTTCATAATTAATAGCCGCCTCTTTAACTATTTGAAGCGAAGGAGATAACCTATCCTCTGGAGTATCTTCGGAGTTACCGAATAATATTCCAGTAGCTACCCCCTTCTGTGGGTAAGGGTCTTGCCCTAAGAAAACTACCTTACAGTCTTCATATGGACAAGCCCTAAATGCTCTGAATATGTTCTTAGGAGAAGGACATAGAGTAGCTGAATTAGTCTTATTAATCCAAGTTACTACCTTGCGTAGTTCTTGCTTATCAATAACATCAATCCAATCTCCAAAGTACTCCTCTGCTTTCATTGCAATAAACCTCTTCTGATAAATTCCTCATGTAGTGGTGCAGCCAACTCTCTTGCTTGAGGATGTGCATCATTGGCATCTCTTAGCTTAAAGAATCCCCCCCATTGTGCTATAGTACCAGTCATAATTAACTCAGTCTTTAGACTGTTGGGAAGAACTGCTCTAGCTTGTTGTGCAATCCAACCTTGACTTAACAAGTCAAAATATCTCTCTTCAGCAGTTTCTAGAACCATGAGATATGTATCAATCTCCTTCCAGCTACTATTTCTTGTCCAAGCTCTAGGATTTACAGACTCCCCAAATATATCCTCTTCATTAGCCCCAACTCTATAATTTATACCGTCATGGAACCATGCTTCTCCTTCTGGAATATCAAGCCAACAAGGAATAATAAATGTACATTCCTTACCAAACTTATCCTTACTATAGTTACAATACCTAGTACTTTCCTGAGCAAATGAGAATACTCTATGCCTTACAAACTCATGGCTAACTCCCCTATCACATACAAACTTAACAGTTATTCTGCGGATATGCTTAGTAGGTTCTGTTATGTACTCTAAATCACTGAGCCAACCCTCCTGCAATAGTACTCTGTAGTTAGTTGTTACATAACCAACCCAGGTTCCAGCTTCAGCTTCTCCAGTACTTATAGCATTAGAGTACTTGTTAGTACAGTACTTAAAATACTTATTCCTACTACTCATATCAAGGGTGAGATATACAGTACCATGCTCAACCATTGCAGTATGACCACGTTTGACAAGCATATCTACGAACTTAGGAGCACTTTTCTCTGTAATCTTATCTTCTGACTTATAACAAGTCCTACCACATCTTTCTATATGTTGTAACAGCCCATCTAATCCAGGCTTTTGTTCTAGTATTTCAAATGATGGTTTTATCAGTCTCATTCAGCTACCTCTTCATAAGTTTTCTCAAATATATCTGGCTTACAAGGGTAGAACTCTCCATTCACTCCCTTAATGATATAATCTCCTACAGAGGCTTTCATAGTACCTTCAAGAGTTTCAATCTTTATATAAGGATTATACTTATCCTCATAATTGATTCTCATGGTGTCTCCTCCTAGAAACTCATGAATTTCCATAATGCAGTCAGCATTATCTATGAATTGTATAGCTTCAATGATTACTGGTTTCTTCCTATATTTCATTTCTTAACTAATGAGTCTCTCCAATCATCCCAGGCTTTAGCTTCAGCACGAGACTTCTGAATAGCTTTCCAAGATGTTTTAGAGAGTGTAGAGTTATAATAAGTAGTATCTTGTGTTACTTCTTTACCAAGCCATTGAGGTTTTCCAAATGGCATATCCTTGCGCGGTAACTCTATCTCAGCAATGATTAATCCTCATCATGAAACTCATCAACTTCCCATTTGAGCATACTATCCTCACATGGTATAATGTAACGAGTTTTATGGATTATTCTACCACAGGTAAATGAGAGTAGTTCTTCTGCATCCTTCTTAGGAATTGGAATTTCATACTCTAACCTTGCTAAATATCCACAGGACTTTATGATAACCCATGCTTTCTCATCTCTTATAGACACTCTAGCTTCTCCACCACTAGGAGTTCCTATGTATCCTTGACGTATGTCCATAATTCTGACAGCACTCTGTAACTATGAACTTCCTCTCTATTTCAGTATGCATCAATCCTCAGATATTCCTAGATACTTGTCATCGATTATCCTCTTCATCATCTCAACCTCATCAGGTCTACAATAATCTTCAACAAATTCCTTAAAGAACTCTACATCTAATCTTTGCCAGAACTCGTCTTGGAGGTCTGCATCATCGACAAGATTTAATACATGAGATACCTCAGGTTCTACATCAATTACTGAACTTAGGTCTAAATATTTACTCATATTAATGAATCCAATGGTCCCCAATCTCTACATCAGCACCTAAATGTGCTCTTGTACAGAACGGTTTGCCTGCACTTACCATGCACTTAACTAATATATCTGCAACTTCTTCTGAAATTTCATCTGGAGCTTCAAGGTTAATTTCATCATGTACTGGAATACAATATTTAACCTTAAATAATAAGCCATTCTTCAATAACCAGTTGAATAGCTTTATAGATGCTAACTTAAAACACAATGCACCAGCAGCCTGAATTGGATAATTAATAGATTGCTTCTCAGACTCTGCCTTACGTCTTGCTAAACGTCTAACACCTTGTACAGTGTCACAATCAGGGTCTTCCTGCTTCATTTCTCTATAATATGCCCAGAAGTCAGGGTCTTCCTGCTTATCCATCTGCCTTTTAAGTTCATCATAATCATAGATATATGCCTTATGTCCAGTAATCTTACTTAATAAGATATAACCTTTACGCATTACATCTACTCTTCGGAAGTCTTGATACCTCTTCAGTCCAGCAAAACCAGACATATAGTTCTCATAGATTTCCTTAGCCCTTTTAGCATCAAGACCATAATTCCTTATTAGGGTACTATCTTGACCACCATAATTGAAACAGAACTCATAACCTTTAGCTTCTTGCCTTAGGTCTTTAAAGTTCTTCTTAATATCCTTCAGAGGCATATCTCTTGGAATTTGTTGGAATACCATCTTGGCGGTTAGACTATGCAAGTCACCACTACCATTAGTAAGTTCATCCAACATAGCTTCGTCGTTAGCCATAGATGCCATTAGATAAGACTCTTGACCACTATAGTCAGCAGAAATCCATCTATTACCTTTATCTGATACGAAGCAAGCTCTAGTTTGAGCATCATGTGGTAAATTCTGTAGATTAGGTTCTGTTGAACTTAACCTTCCAGTATCCGTTCCTAACTGGTTAAAATTAGCATGGATTCTACCAGTTACGGGATTTATCAAGTTTAAGAACTTCTGCCCAAAGGTATTAACAATGATTGCAGCTTTCTTATACTTTATATATATTGGAATCAAAGGACTCTTAGATGCCTGTGGTTCTACCACTTTGATATCCACAGACTTCTTATAATGCTTGGTCTTCTTATCCAATACTCTGAGGTTCAACCCCAATTCTTCAAATAATGGGATTACTTGCTGGGAGCTAGTCCAGTTTACATGACATCTCGGTTTAGTATCAAATCCACTAAACAAATCACCCTGCATATTAACAGAACAATAATCACCAGGTTTCTTTACAACATATGCCTCAGTGTTAGTTCCTGCTCCAGTTGAATCAAATTCTGGTGCTCTAACAGTGTTAAGAGGAAGTTGTGATTTTTCCTCTGGCGTGTTAACATAAATAACCTGATTGATGGTATAACCCTTGTCACTGTACTCAGTACAATAACGTTCTACCCAATCATTTAGCTCTGCTTCATATCTTTCAAGGTTGTTGAGGTCAGTAGTCATTTTGATTTTCCACTTATCCACGTCTAACTTAGCTCCACAATATTCTATATATGCTAAACATTTGACAAACTCATTCTCAAAGTCAATAGCCTTTAATAAGTCCTTAGCTTCAAGTTGTTCAAGTTGTTTATCCCTAATCTTACCCAGATAAGAGACATCCCCTGCAGCATACACGATAACATCTTCTGTTAATCCAGTCTGTATAATCTTACCTCGTACAGACTTATCCATATCTACTCCTAGATAATTGATACTAGCAGCTTTCAAGCTCATCTCATGCATACCTGCTGGATAGCCTAACCATAGTAGTTTCTCAGCTAGATAGCCATCATAAACCCTTAATGGAATAATTCTCTGATGGTATAGGAACTTCAAGTCAAACTTGATATTCCAGCCCAAGAACATTCTTTGAGGATTTTCCATATACTCCTTAAACAGGTGTATATCCACAGATGTACAGTCAATAACTACTTGAAATTCTGCACAACCAAGTTGAACAGTTAATAGTTCCTTAGTATACGGGTCTAAACCCATAGTTTCAGTATCCAGCTCTACTACACTGAGAGGTGCTAATAATTCTAAAGCCTCTTCTGCACTGATGACTTTGTACCTATCAGATGCCCAAAGAGACTGTTGCTTGGTTACTAAATATATCATTAATATATAGATATGTCTACATCACTAATATCAATATCTCCAAGCTGTGATAAAGCTGCAACAAGACGTTGTTTAATATCTTCCCTAGCTTCATCTGTGTCTAGGAATCCATAGTATTCATACCATGCAATACCTTTAACACCTAAATCAAATTTAAACGTTTCTTCCTTAACGTTATAAGGAGCATAAGGGTCATTCTCAGCCCCTAACGGTAAATTACTCATTGTGTTTTGCTTTTATAAATCCTAACGAGTAATCTAATACAGTACTTATTTCTAAGCCTTAAACAGCTGCATAATACAGTAGAGTTGGATTATCCTTCTGTATATCAATAGAATCCATGTTCCTAACCGCCAACTGTTGCTGGAATTGTTGAACATCGAATCCTATAGTTATAAGATGATAGCCATGTAGTGTAGGTATTGTATGTACAACCTTCTGTTCAGAAACACCTCTACAGCTATTAACAATCTCGGTAACTGTCTTTAGATATTCAGGGTCTTTAGAGTCTACATCAACTACCCACAATGGTTTGTATCCTCTAGCTCTAGTTCCACCACAAGCACTATCCCATACTCTATAACCCTGATATGAGTTACCTTCTGAGACTAGTTTAGCATATTGTTGGATTGAAGCCAAAGCCACCTCTTCTGCATTCCTCCTATTAAGGTGGATATATGCTCTAGCATTGTTCTTTAAACAAAGCTCTTTAATCTTCTCCTTCTTGGTTAAGAATTGTTCCTTACTAAAGATATAGTAAGTCTTAACAGTTCTGTAACCATTATTACCTATTTGGGTAATGTTTCCATCCTTTTTACGTTGAATAATTTGCAGGAAATAGAACTCATCCTGGTTATTAAACTCCAAGATATTCTCTATCTGGTCAAAGTTATCAACTATTGTAAGACCACTTAGGCATTGTTCACAGAAGTCATAACCACTATGTTCCTTACGGTACTTATCGAATGGAATATTCTGCTCCATAATGACACTGCAGCCATCACAGACTACAGCACCATTTCCTCCATTAAACTTATACATTATCTTTATTTGAATATAGTAATACATCATCTTTAGCTGAGTAGATTTCATGTGTGGCACGACCTCCATTCTCCTGTGGACTCATATAATCATCGTCCTCGTAGAACTCTTCCATGTCGGTACAATCCACGTCTCCATCCTTAACCAACTTTACAGCTTCCTCTAATGTTTCAGCTTCTACGTCATAGGTATACCTACGCCAAGTAGCTACCCTTACATCCTCATACAATTGAAATTCCATAATCAGAATCCAGTTTGCGTAGTAAAGAAGTTTACATTACCAGTACCAATGATGTGGGCTTCTCCCTCAGTATCATCAATATAGTATTCTACTTCACCATCAAAGTCCTTAATCAGTGTAGTTGTTCATAGTCTATTGATATGATAATCAAAGTTCGGATTGTACTTTAATACCTCATCCAATAAGAATACGGCAACCATACCAGCATCTGCACAAAATCCTCCAATATTCTTTAAATCAACAGTAGCACTGAACATCTTATCATCGTAGATTTTACTTTGAACAGAGTCCTCACCATACTGTTTTCTTAATTCATATTGTTTCCTTTGAAGTTTGCAAAGCTCTTCCAACTGTGCAGCTACATCTTTACGAGGAGTAGACCAAGTAGTGCAACTCCAATCACCATAGATAGTAGATTCAGAGATATAATTACTAAAGCCTAGTACTTCCATATTATCACCGTAGTCACACTTCTTCCAATCATCGTACTTATCTGCAAAAGAGCGATACTCCCCCATTGCTTTATCATAAGCTTCCATATCTCCAGTATATTTAGGATATTTTGGAAGGGTTAGTCCCAACTCCTTCGCATAATCATCTTCATGCTTGATTATATAACATGGGTCTGTTATGATAATATCACCCTTGAATTTCATTTGCCTTATTCATTAGTTTCTCATATTCCAAATCTCTTTGATATACTACACTAAGTGGGCTAACGCCAGCTTCAAGAGTTTCAATAATTTTGAATCCATTCTCTGGAGTTATCAAAGAATCCTTCTCAGATACACAGCCAGTATACTTCTGACCATAATCTCCTTCAATCTTCTTAGTTGCGGGATTAATATCTCCCCAATCTGCTGGATGCCCATTACCTATTGGCTCAACATAATATGTCTTACCAGTAGTTAAAGATTTGACAATGAACCTTCCAGTTTCATCAGTATTGGTTAGAAACCTCTTCTTAATATCATCCATAAGCTAGTCTCTTGGAACTACGTCCAAGTCAGTTAAATAGAAATACTCATCATCTTTAGGGAAGAATCCTTTAACTTCGGCATTTTGACCACTTAGAGTATGAATCATAACTTCCCTATCCTGGTCAAACTGTTTTAGGATTTCAATTAGTTGTCCTACTAATATTGCCATTAGAATTTACCTTCATTAGGTTGTAGACATAGTAAGCCTTGTTCTCTCCACATCTTGACACATTTATAATTGTCTTCAAGAACGAATTGAACATTATACTTACCTTCAATATTATCCTTATAGATTTTCTTCTTACAATCAGCTCCAGGACTGTAGTCCTTAATTGGTCTGAAGAATAATCCATCTACGGCAATATCATGTCTAGCTAACCATTCCTTAGTAGCTTCTATAATCTCTGGAGTACCCTCTCTACCAGTAATGATAAAGACTTTACACTTCTCATACATACGCCTAACAAGGGCACAAGTTCCTTCTATAGCTATATCATTTAACATGCCCTCAGCTGCACCCTCCCCAAAGTAAGGTCTACCTGACGTATTTAGGCATAAAGTAGCATCCATATCAACTAATATAACAGGACGTCCTCCGTCTACATGTTTAGGTGCTTTCTTTAGCATATTATTAATGTCTTCTTGGATGATGAAATCTCTATATCTTCTCCAAGTTGCTTTGATAACCTTCTCTCCTATCGGATTAGGTCTCATTGCATCACGACGAATACACTCATCAACTGGAATAAAGAAGTCTTTATATTCAACCTCATACTTCCAATCATAAGTATAATTCTCGTTAAAATCTTTAACCATTTTCTCCAATTCTGCGCAGGTCTTTGGATTTAGGTTCATGTTGTCTACTACAATATTATAACCCTTCTCCATACTATAAGCTAGTACAGTGTTATATGTTGCAGTAACAACCTTCTCTCTGTTAGGAACCCAATAGTCACCTAACATATTACGAACATCATCGTTGTTGAATCTAATTCTATTCTCTGGGTCTTCATGACACCATTGTTTAGCCCAAGTAGATTTACCTGAGCCTTGAATACCTCTACAGATAATTAGTTTCTTAGTTTCCACTATTTCTCACTAGTTGGCTTAAGCCATAAATTAGTGTTCTTAAAAATGTAATCTCTTAAATCAGTAAGTTCAGATAACCACCCTAGAGCTAAAGATGAGTTATACTTAAAGCACTTTGTCAGCTCTTCCCTTATTCTCTCCTCAGACACTACTGGCATTTTGTCGAAATAGTCATAAGCCTTCATAGCCTGCCACATATCTTCAGATACCCGTAGTCTCTTGGTAATAGAGAATCTTATACCTCTGAGAATCCTTAAAGGGTCATCATCGAAAGTTACAATAGGAGGTAATGGAGTCCTAAGAAGTTTCTCCTTAATATCTTCCAAACCACCAAAGTAATCAATGATTTCTCCAGTGTCAGGGTCTTTAGCTAAAGCATTGACAGTAAAGTCCCTACGTGATAAATCATCATAGAGATTTCCTGGTTCTACTATTGGAGTTCTAGTGCCTGGAATATAGCCCACTTCCTTACGAGCCATTACAAAGTCGGCTACTCCTTGATACTTATAGCCCTCTGGGAATTTAGCTCGGATTGTATAACAATCTGGAGTTACTAAGAAGATTTCAAACTTCTGTTCTTCTAAATAGCTCTTTAACGCTTGAAATACTAATCTAGCAGGAGAGGGTTGAGACTCACAAGGATGAATACTACTATAACACTCCTCAGTAGGCACAGCTACGTAATCAACATCCTTATTAGTAAGACCTAAGAGTTCATCTCTAATCTTACCACCTACTTCGTAGAACTTAAACATTTCAATAGAAATACCCATGATTATCAATAGTTTTGCGGAATACTCCTACCTTTCCTACTAGTCCATACCCTCTATGCTCATGTACTATGTCTAGCTCACTAGTAAATTTAAGGAAGTCCATAATAGCATCTTCAATATTACTAGATTCAATGTGGATATTACCACATTCGATAGTCCAGCCATAACCATCTAGCCATCTATAGATATGGACGTGTTTATTGTTGATATGGTTAGGGAGAGTAGTTATATCAACTGTCCTCCCCATAGATTTCTCCACTGTACTCATTCCACTCCTCATCATCTTCACATTCTTCTATAGTAAAGTCATAGTAGGCAGTTTCATCTACTGTCTCCCATAATCTATCCCAGTCCTCATCAGTCATTTCATCAGGGTCATAGCCTTCTTCCTCAGCTATGTCACTCTCACAGCCGTAACTCTGAAAGTTGTCATAAGCTAATTGTTCAGCTAAATCCCATAACTCTGTCTCTGATTCGGCAACTGCTCTAAACGTAGCATCCATTCCACACCAATATGTAGAAACATGAATTAGAAACCTCTTCGTAATTTAGAAATTTTAATGTCTTCAATCATCATATAATCGTTAATCTCATCTTCTATATAATTAGCTTCATCTAAGGCTTCAATTATTAAAGCCTCTGAAATGTCGTCTAATGTATTGAAAGTGGGTTCATCAGAACGCTCTTGATAGTCATTGACTAACTCAAGCAATTCCAAATCATCCACTTCCATTACATATTCAAGTTTAAATTTCACCTTATGATTCAGTTTCAATGTCAACTTCACCCTTATCCAGTGATTTAGATTCTCCTTCCAAGAATTTAATACACTTCAGCTTATATGCTTCGGATAGAGAGTTTTCAATCTTAATAACAACTCCCTCATGAGGAACTTTGTTATTACAAGTCGGAGATTCACACTCCATGAAGAAATTCTTATCACTAGCTAACTTCTGAATGAAGTTCTCATTCCAGTGTTCTGTCAGAGACAGTTCTGGATATAGGTCTTTAGCATAGCCATAGTAATATTCTTCTACAGGCTTTAAGCCTTCTTTAGTACACCATTGTTGTACTTGACGAGCACTAAACTCATATACACGTCCATCAGGGTTAGTATAAGTAACACGATAAACTTGTATTCCAAAGTTCTCACCATACTTATATTCCTCAGCACTCTTAGGAGGTTCAAACCCATAGTCAAATGCTTTACCACCTAACTTCTGAATTGCACCACCATTAGGAAGATAGCCTACTATTTCATAATAAGCTGTCATACCCTTCTGTAAATGAGGTCTAACCACATCATCAGCATACTTCCATACATCTACTCCATAGAAACCACCATTAGTAGTTTCATTGTAATACGGATTCTTAACTACAGAACGAGAAGACCATAAGTAGTCATATTTAGTAATATTCTCCTTAGTTAGCCATTTAGCTATCTTCTGTCTCCAAGTCAATTTCTGTTCACATAATACATAAGCAGATATACCAGAAGTTCCATGAACCTTAGCAGTAATACTTATAATGTCATTAGGATGAATAACTGATGGACACTTCTTAATAAGAGTAGTATCATAGTGGAACCTAAATTGGGTGTCAATTACCTTCTTCACCTTCTTTAAATTCCTTGTTATCTTGCCTCCAACCCTCGGCTGACCAGGAGTATAAGTAGTCTTAGGAACATATTTCCTACATAGGATTTCTCCATCTACAGAGTCAAACTCAGTACCAGGAGCAACCTTATGTACAATCTCTTCCTTCTTACCTATTAAAGTAAGCCAGTTGTATAGATATGTAATAGGAGTAATGAATCCTTCAGAAGGATAGCCTTGTAGTTTGATAATCTTCACCCTACAGTTATCTTCAAAGAATCCAGCCTGTTCCTTGTCTACATTCTTCACCTTATCTCTAAAGAGATTGTTGGCAGATAAGAACTTCTCATCAATAGCACACTCTATAGGGAAGTAAATATATGTACCAGGGTTGGTATCAATACCTACTGCAATAGAGTAACCATCAATTGTACAACATTTTAATCTCTCACACTTCGGATTAGGATGATTAATAAAATCCTTAATCTCTACAATCTTCGCAGCATAATTTCTGTTAAATTTTGGTGATTGAGTTAATTGCATTTAAAGCAAATTTAGAAAACCAATACGATTAATCTTTGTATTAGGTAATCTATAAAATAAAGTAACTACTCTTCAAATAGGCTCCAGTCCTCTCGGAGAATGGCATCCCAATAGAGCTTTACTTCCTCTCTTCTACCCTTAGGGTACTGAGCTTTAGGGATGCAATATACCTTGTTATTCTCCATAAAGAAGACATTACCTCTAGGATTAGTCACTTTGAGACCACTCTTTAGAAAGGACAAAGCCTCTCCAAAATCAAACTGTTTTACTTCCATTGTTACCTTTTAATTTATAAAGTGAAACTTAGTTGTACTAAGCACAGTCTCAGCTATGATGTTCTTCAAGATATTCATACAACTCATCGACACTGCGAATTATTTCAACTTCTTCTCCATGCTCATTAGTTTCAAATGCTTTGAGTTCTGGATTGCGAGACTTCTCATAAACCCACCATTGAACCCATTCAAGTCCTTCTTGACCATAAGCATCTTCCATAACAGCATCAAATAACTCGCACATACCATTGACCAATGTACTCTCACATACATCAATACCAAGTTCTTCTAACTTCTCTGTATCCTTACCTACATTTGATATAAGGTTTAACAATTTAAGGAATGTTACTTTTTTCAATGCAAGAACTTTCTTAAATGTTCAGTAATAGCTTCATTATCCTCTCTAAATGCGTTGGAATCTAAGAAAGTTTCCCTTATTACATACAAACTATCATCAGGAGAGAAATATTCATCCATCACTTTAATAACATCATCTATATTACGAATCAATGTATCATCTTTAAAGACTATATCAGATTCGTCTCTATAAGCAAAGAAGAGGGACGTTAAAATCCCTCTTCTCCTAAAAACTACAATATAATTCATTCTCGTGTAAGTTCAAATTCACGCATAAAGTTGGCGAATGTTTGTGCTAACGACTCATCTTGCTTATTGTTATAGTAATAGTTAAATGCATGGAATACCTCATGCCAGAATGAGTTCTTAATCTGCTCTTCTGTAAGATTAATTACCTCTCCTTCATCAGTCTTCATACATTCTGCCACTTTGATTTCAAGCTTTAAATTGCAATGAGAACCAAAAGTATCTCCATTATCTATAAAATCGCATAGTATTACTTTATACCAGTGATTAGCTATTCTAACCTTACTAGGAATATCATACTTCATAACCTTTAAGTCTCCTCCACTCATCAATAAATTCTTTAGGCAGACTAAAGTCCATTTCTGCCTGGTCTATCTCTAAGTCTCCGACACTGAAGCTATCCCATATATCATCATAAACTGAATCATTTAGGTCACACTCATCATTGCAATCGAGATAATCTCTAGGATTAAGCTCAATATTCTCGTTAATGTAACCCCAATGAACGTCATAACGATACGGTACTTTATAGTTACTCATAATCCCTAATACATTTTAGAACTGGTTGTAGAGGACATCCTTCATCACTAAGATAGAAATACTTTACAGTAGCCATCTTACCAATGATTTCATCCATTCTGTCAAGGTATTCCCACTTTAATTCACGTGGACCCATAGGTTTAGCTTCAAACTTAATACCTAATTCAGTCTCACATACAAATACCATGTCTTCTGGACGTAGACCATCTTCATAACCAACAATTTTAAATTCAGCATCTTTATACATTTTGACTTTAATCATAGCATTAGTTCTTCCACCAAAGTTATATACTTTAGATGGGTCACGAATAACTATACCTTCAAAGCCTTCACCTACATACTTGTCATGTAGTTTTTGTATATTCGCCCAACCCACAACCTTCTCTTGTGGAACCATTTGGAACTTTAAGTCACCTTCAGCCCAAGTCCTTTCAGGATTGAAGCTTAGTCCTAACTCATTAGCAATATCGTGAAGAGTCTCCAGTCTTTCTTCAAATGTCTTAGAACTATCCATTACATCATAGATATAATATTCAAGCCAATCCATTCCAGCTGTATCCTTCTCCAATCTTGCAGCACCACTGATTTGTTGTAGAGATTTACCATGTTCATATAGTTCACCGTCTAAAACAATATCAGGATGGTCTTCAAAGAATTGAATTAGTTTAGGATTGTGACGCATAAAGGAAGTAGAAGCATCATAATCACCACCACCTCTAGAGGCAGTTCTGACTTCTCCGTCTTTATAATAGAAGGAACATCTAACTCCATCTATCTTCCTACTTCCCCACCAGTATTTAATCTTGTCAAATACACTGGTTGCTACTTTGTCAGCTTGTTTAGCTAACATATGTTTCTTAAATCCGTTAGAATCAGAAACACCTTCGCCCATTTGCTCTTGGACGAACTCAGCCACTGCCTTGCTATCATCAATACTAATGTTAGAAGGTAACAGCTTATAACCTTTATCTTGATACTTCTTTAAATGGGAAGCATATTCCAACTTTACTTGTTCAGTAACAGTTCTCTTAGCTTTGCCAGTAAATATCCAAATTTCTGGCTGAACTGATACCTTACCAGCATATTGGTAAGTATGTCTTCTTATTACGAAGCCCCTTCTTGAATCGTCCCATTCATAGTCAATCTCAACAACTCTGATTTTACCCTTATTGTCTTTACTAACTAGAATATCCATTAATAAGTCTTAGTAGTTGATACATCATAATCTGAATCATCGTCAATATGGAAGCTCTGTGGGTATATAGTTTGAGCAATATACCAAAGAGTTCCTTCTTGGTCTAATTCCTCGATTACTTCGTCAGCATCCATTCCACCCTGTAAGGCAGAACAAGCTAAACGAAGTAGTACTTCTTGTTTATCAATCATTACATATCATCGTCTAAGTCTGCCACAGATAATGGCTGAGCTAAGAACTCTTTAAGAACAGTAATAATAGTATCTCTCTCCTTAGTAAGGTCTGCTTTACGTTGCTTTAGATTCTCTATTACAGCATAAGCATCCTCTACGTCATCATCACATTGCTTAATCTTAGATGTTAGCTCTGTGATTTTTTGACTATAACCTATGATAGGGTCTGTTGTTCCCATTATTTACCAGTATGACCGAATCCACCTTCACCTCTATCTGTTTCAGGAAGTACCTCTACCTCTTCCCATTCAGCTACTTCATGCTTAGCAAGTACTAATTGCATTAGTCTTTCACCATCATTAATACGAACAGGTACATTAGAAGTGTTAGTCAAGATGATTCCAATCTCACCTCTGTAATCAGCATCAATAGTACCAACCCCATTAGTAAGAGTAAGTCCCATCTTTAATGCCAATCCACTCCTCATTCTACATTGCAGCTCATATCCTTGTGGAATAGCTACAAATAGACCAGTAGGAATTAGACATCTACCTCCAGGTTTAATTTCAATAGTTTTAGCTACTGGAATAGTTGGAATCTTATAACCTAAGTCATTGCCTGCCTTATCCACCACATTACATCCATCTGGATTCTCTACTAATCCGATAGATACAACATCAGCATCAAAGAAGAACTTCTCAGGCTTATTATTAACTAGTTTAATTCTACTAAAGTCTCCTCTAACATCCATGCCAGCGGAGAATAAAGTTTCATACTTGGGAAGTTCCCATTGAGATTTATTTATTACTTGTACTTTCATTCTTTAATTCTTCAAGAATAGGACGATAGTCAATCTCTTCAAATTCGAACTTGTATCTTGAATTAAGAGTGGTAAATTCACCTTTATCCCAGTAAATCTTCTGGATAACAGATGTTCTATACCACTGTTCTACATCAGCTATATAAAGGCTAAGACCCTCTCCAAATGCAGCTGTAATACCTTCCTCAGATTCACCTGTGGATAAATACCCTCCATTGCTAGACACCTTAGTAATCTTAATATAGCCAACTTTAGAATCTTGGATAGCTCTATAAAGTTCTGGATTACCTCCAACCTTTACAAAGTCTTTAAGACTTGCTTCTCTGTGTTTGAGAGTAGCCCTTATAAGGCTATCTCCCCACATTACTGCTTCACTGAACCTCATTCAAATATTTAATAATGTTATCCGCTGTACAATCACCTACTTCAGAATAGAAGGCTTTAACCAGTTCTTTGTTATTATCATAAACAGCAACGAAAGGAACTAGTCTAGTACCACATGATGCTTTAATCATAATGGCTTTCTTCTTATCTTTATAGTGTAATTCATCGTAAGTTTCAACTTCAATCTTAGGGAATTTCTCCCAGATATAAGCTACCACCTTATTCTTAAGAGGTAAGCAAGTTTCACTATAAACTATCTTTACAGTCATGTTTAGTCGGATTATACCAATATATAAGCATCTGTTTTAGTTCTTGACAACGATACGTATTGCATCTGCCTAATCTCGTCAACATTCTTACAAATAAGAACGTTTGCCATATCAATGAACACTGTTCCAAGAGAGCTTCCTTGAATCTTATGAATAGTTGATGCATACCCATAATCAAATGTCTTCTTTTTAATAACCCTATTATCCCACATTATATCTTTAGGAGTTGCAAAGCTCTTAATCATTTCAAAGTACTTCTTCCATAAGAATGTGGACCTTGTACGGTTACCATTCCTCTTAGCTTCAATAGCAGATATTCTATAATTCTCTATTGTAGCAGCAAGGCTATCTATATAGTCTTTATTGATGTCTCGTTCTAATATAAATACAGTTAATAATTTCTTATATACTGTATCAAATAGCTCCAGCTCATATCCAGGCATCTTCATAAAATGTGGAATATGTCTCTCTACTCTCTTAGGAGCATCTACTATTATATAATCCAAAGAATTATAAAACTGAGTGCCATTATACTCGAAGTTCTCATAGCCAGTTAAAAACTCAAATTGATTATATTCATTAGCTACATTGTCTTCCCAAAGTAGCTTTCTCATACATTGATTAAATCCCTGTACTCTAGCATTAGTATATGCTATAAGTTTGACTTCATTTACGTCCTGCTTTTTGATAGCTTGTCTAAAGAAGCCTGCACTCCTAACCATAAAATCCTTGGCTTGGTCACATATAATTAAAGACCCTTCTGGAGCTTCGATAGGTTCGAATCTTCTCATGGGTCTTTCCCTTAGCTTAGATAATAGTGGTAACAATCCATTAGTATCAGCTTGTCTATGTATTTGAGTTAGTGTAATAATGTTAGGACAGTTAAATACTAAACTCGTACTCTTACTACACACAGGCTGTATTTGAGCCTTATCTCCAATGAATAGTAGTTTAGTTCCATATTGATTACACATATCAAGTAGTAACTTGTATATTTCATCATTAATCATAGATGCTTCATCTATAATCACAATACCATTATCAGGTATCTCACCAAACCCATTGCATTGGAATTTTAAATCTTTATAGTCTAATTCAAATATCTCTATATTAGGAGCAAGAGACAACAACTTATGAACAGTCATTGCATCTTCACCAGTAACCTCCTCCACTACTAGCTTAGCTTTATGAGTAGGAGCACATAATATAAAGTCCTCTCTAGTAGACCTTAAGAATTGAATATACTCATTCAGAATAGAGGTTTTACCAGTACCAGCATATCCTTGTAATACCAGTACTGGTTCCTCTGTATTCAAAAAGTCTTTCATTCTTTCAAGAGCCTTTACTTGCTCTTCCGCCAGAGTAATGCGAGGTTTCTTAGGTTCTCCTATCCTCCTTGACGAATACCCACTAAAGGGCAACTTGATGTTCATTTCCAGAATGTACTTGTGATGTCCATCAAACCATAGATTGGGTCACCATTCTCATCCAATTCTCTACTCATTTGAACTTCATAGAATCGTTGGTTGGTATTTGGACTTTTTAAGCCACCTAGTTCCTCAATATAAGGACCTAACTTAATATAGTTAAAGTTTCTAATATCGATACAACTAGGTAATTCTTGCCTACCACTATACCAAGCAGTTAATAAACCACCTGTTCTAAGAATACCAGCTAACATATTAACAGACGATGGGTCTGAATCCCCACCCATAAAGGCAACACAAGTGATGCCCTCATTCTTATCTATTAATCGCATTAGAGTATTGAGGTCAAGAAATTCTCCAATATCTCCTGCCAAGTAAGAACTATGACACCCCTTACAATGGCAAGGACAGTTTGAGATATTAATGGCGAGTGTAGTTTCATTTGGGACCTCCTGGAAGACTATATCATAACTAACATACTTCAGCATATTAATCCGATTCATGTAAAAGGAATACAACTGGCTTACCATCTACTTCAACTACTGACAAGATGTCCTCATTAGCTTCTTCACAACTAATATCACCCGATTCCTCTATCCAGGCATCTAGTGTACAGATAATAAAGCCAGACCAGCCATCTGGACCTCCCAAGAAGAATCCCCCATCTCGTGCAATAGAGAATCCATCACTAAACTCTTGTAGGTCATTGCTAACCTTATCTAGCCACTCGTCCATAGATTTATCCCCGTAGACTGATGCCCCATAATATTTAGTGGTACTAAAATGCGCTAATATAATTCTCTTGGCTAGTTCTACGTCACACACCCAACCATACTCATCTACACCCGTCATATACACAGTAAGAATAATATTAATAGAAATACCATCTGAAGAACCCACTTATCTGGGAACTGGTATCTGATATAATACTCAAGGTCCATTCTTATAAGTAGAGATACTAACTTATCTTGGAAACCATTGTAATTGTACTTTACTGCCAGTCCCACCCCTATTTCTAGGAGCAGGATAGCAATAAATATGATTTGAAATAGAACCATAATTTTTATTGTTTATAGTAATAACGTTTACTAGCCTCTTTCTGTCTAGCTTCACTAAAGTTACTAACTCTCTTTAAATATCCAATGATTCTTGTAGCATAATCTATATTCTTGCTTCCACATTTAGGACACTCATGCAAGTATCTCTTATCAATATGTCCACAATCATTACAGATAGTGTTTGGGATATTAAAGGTAAAATAGTTAGTACCATTAGTAGCTGCAACCTTTAATAGGTTTCTATATTGGTCTTTAGTAAGGTGCTCTTCAAGATTCATGTGCAATGCACTTCCTCCATCTAAGTACTTAACATACTCATTACCATGGAGTTTAAACTTATCGAAGATAGTCAAAGATGTGTCCTCTACTGCATAGAAATAGCTATTATAGCAGTCTCTAGGCACAAAGTATCCATCCTTCTTATCCCAATTAGCGTGTTTAACTCCAAGATTCTCAGCTGGAACAAACTCAGTATTAAACATTAGTTCCTTAGTCTTAGCCTTACGATTCTCATCACTGATAGTCTTTAGGATAGACTGCATGAACTCTCTGTAAGTATCATTATCACTTACTTCAATTCCTAAGAACTCAGCAGCTTCAATAACACCATTAACTCCTACAGTTAGATATTGCTTCTTTAGGTTAATAAATCCAGCTGTATAAACTGTTAATAAACCATCTTTTAGATAATCCTTTAACAATTCATTATAGGCTGTTTGATATTTATGAACCTTCTGAACCTGAGAACGCAGATAGTCAATCATATCATATCCTTTATTAACTGCATCTTGTACTAGTCTATTGATATTTAAAGTCATTACTGACTTACTACCAGTAGCAATACCACCTGCACCTAATGAGTAGGAGAATTGATTATCACTTACCTCATTTCTCAATCTACAACAAGAAGACAATGAATCAGCACTATCGGAAGTATAAGTAAAGAATGAATGTCCTTTACTATACATTTCAGCAGTGAAGTCTGCCCATTCCTTATCACGAATGTCCTCGCCATCAGTAAGCAATGCCACAGTTTCTACTGGGAATGTTAGGATACATTTAGTACGTTCTTCATTAAACCAGCTCATGAATTTCTTCTGTAACCAGTTTAGTGAATCCCATTGAGGTTTACTACCATCAGGGAACACAAATTCTCCGAATAATCCCTCAAAGTAATACTTATCAAAGTAACTTATATTCCAGAATACTGATTGGAAGTTACGAGCAGCGGCAGGTTGATTAATTGAATATACAATCTGTTGGAATTTCTGCTCAATTAGGCGAGAAATAGTACGGGTTCCGTCTTCGTTTTCTCCAGACCTTACTTTACGCATAAATTGGTCAACGGATTGATACCTTTTACTGGCAGACTCAATCCCCTCATTGGAGTTTAAATCTATACCGTCTCCCATCTTATTAAACACTTCCATGCCCTCTTTACCAAGAGACACAATAGCATCTTCGCGTTTCCAATAATCGTCGCCCCACTCCTTACGAGCAAAGTAATCGAAGTACATTAGGAACTCACCAGTAGCTACTGCGCCAGCAAATTGTGAACTGATTGCAAATACTAGATTTACAAACATACCACAGAATGAATCCAAGTTTTTGGGTTTTGCAGATAAACCTCCAATAGGCTGCAAACCTTCCAACAAGAATGGATACATAGTAATAGCCACACAATATGGCATAATACTAGTCTCATCATGTTTATATAGTTCGTGAGATTCTAACTGACGGATATACTCCTTAGCTAAATCCTCACCATACATCTCTCTAATTTTATCGGTAAGTATAGTACGATTCACCTTAATAATATCACCTTTGAACAATTCACCATTTAAGGTTACTATATTCTTTTCAGTAACATTAGCATTAGAATCATATTTACTACCTGTAGCTGCATTACTAGCTTTAGCATAGTCCCTAATGAATTGCTTCTTACTAGTTAGAGTTCTAAGCTCAGCTTGTTTCTGCCTGTATAAGATAAATGCTTTAGCAACATTATAATAATCACAAGCCATTAGAGCCTTCTCTATCTGGTCCTGAATCTCCTCTACAGAGACAATATTGTTAAAGTATAATTCATCTTTTACATCACTAAGAATATCCATGTCAATAGGTTCATTAACTGCATGGAATGCTTTAGTGATAGCTAAGTCAATCTTGCCCCAGTCAAAGGGCTGTACTGTCTTGTTTCGTTTTACTACTAGCATTAATTAATTAAAAGTCTAAGATTGTACGTAGTAATAAGGTCTTCTCTGCCTTATTGATGATATCTTTTCCACCATCATTGCTGATTAACTCAGTAAATGCATTATAAACCTTAAACATATTAACATCCTCATCCTCCTTAACATAATACTTGGACTTACTGTCCACGAACAACGATTTATAAGCGTCAATGACTTCTTTAGTTCCTAACTTCACTTTACCATAGCCTAAGTCACAGTGTTGAGAGATTGCATTTCTCATCCACTTACCTAAGTTAGACTCAATAGTAGGAATAGTTCTCTCCCACTCTGTGTCATGGAGAGTCTTCAGCCACAGTTTCAAATCAGATGTTTGTTCCATCAAATTCTTAACTGGCTTATAATTTATAGCCTTCTCTGGCTCTAATTCTTGAATATTGATGAAAGAAGGGTCAAATACACATAGGTTAGTACAAGCCCTATTAAGACCACCTCTATACATCTTTACTATCGGCTTACGAACATCTAGTCCATATAAGAATCCGATAACTTCATCATGGTTATCCCACGCATATTCCTCTGGCATTACTGCCTCAATAAGTACCCTATTATAGGTTACATCATCTGTGTTATATTCACCAGTGATAGTTCTGGTGATTTGGTCAGGGAGTTTAACTTGTACCCTGAAGTCAGAAGTAAATTTAGACATAGTTTCCAAGAATGGCTCTACATAAGCCTCAGTTGGGAAATATGCCCTCTCTTTAATTCTAGTTGCCTTTCCTTGCAGTAATTCGTCTAATGTTATTTCCATTACTCTTCAATACTAACTTCAATACCAGTCCTATCTTCGAAGACTTTTAGGGCATCTTTGATTTCCTCTACTTCATCATCGTCATAGTTAGAAATGTCAAAATGAACTCCCTCTGTAAAGTCAAAATCATCAGCATCCATACAAGATGGGAATATCTCAACATCTTGTGCAGCGTAGATTAAGTTACCAAGAGCAATAGCCCTTACACAGTCTAAATCTTGCATAGCTTCTAAGTCATTCATCTCCCAGTCATAATCTTCGGGGTCTGCATTCAATGCATCAAACATTGGTTCGAAGATTTCGGTATAATCTTTAGTTTCTTGTAAATCAAGAGTCCGGTTTAATATTAAATCAAATATTGCCATCGTTATTATTTATTACGTTTAGTAGTATAGAACTCTATACCGTCAATCATATCTGCATGATTAGTCCATCTCAGGATATAAATCAGTCCTCTGATTTTATTACCAGTACTACCTTTCACGTTTACTACAGTTGGGTCTTCCTTAATATAGTTAACTCCTTTACTTTCCATAGCAGCTACTGTCTTATTAAGGATTCCTGCTCCTTTACATAGGAGTTTAAGAGCTTCAAGAGGCTTACTCTTTAGGATAACTGTAAGGATGCCTCTAATGATGCTAGTCAAATCATCACCAGACACATAAAGATTATTAATCTTAATCAACTTTATACAAGTCCAACTAAATGCAGAGTCAAATTCCTCAGATAAATATAGATTACTTAAATCTACATCTAACTTAGTTAATGGCTTGTCTCTGTGATACAATGTTCCAGAAACATCTATAGATATACCAGGACATTCCGTAGCATTCCTGCGGAATATACTACCTGCCTTCTCCATATCCTCTGAAACTTCTCTATCGTCGGCTTCTTTGTTCTTTGAGTTAATGTCGTCAATTATCTCATTAGCTTCCATAGCCTTAGCTGTAGCAGTTACAGCTCTATGCACCTTTGGAAGGTCTCTTTTAATAATTCCTTCCTTTTCAAGAGCTTTGCCTACAATTTCATATATCTCAGTAAGTTCCTTCTTGATTGCATCCTCTGCATTAATTAGTTGACTAATCTTTAATTCAAGAGCTATACGCTCTTCTCTGATTGATGTAAGCGATTTAATTATATCGTTTATTTGACTATTCATTGTAGTATAATTCTACCATCCAACATATTACCATTCTCATCTACAATAGAATAATCACAAGCAGCTGGTGTATTACCAAAGTTCTTGTGAATCCATTCAGAACTACCAAATAAAGAGCTTACAGATTTATATGTAAATCTTCTTCCATAGGTAGTGGCAGATTGATGTAAGTCTCCCTTTACAAAGACTGCATCACCTTTAATTCCTTTATTGTCAAGATACTCATTGATAAAGTTCTCTGTCTTAACATCAAGAGTGAGAGGTAAGTTCTTAAACATATCCTTATTATCCTTACCATGACATAAGATATATGTTGTATCATTCAGTTTGAACTCACCAATAAACTTCTCAAATATTGTAGCTTCAATATCCATACTTTGTAAGATATACTGGAGTGCAATATTGGCAGAATATCCGAAATCCCCATCATGGTTGGATTCTCCCACACAGTAATAAGACAGATTATTACAAGGTATCTCTTCTGCAAGGGCAGTCATAAATTCAGTCATTACTTCAATGAAGCATCTGAGCTGGTCTTTATTATTCATGTTCTGAGCTAATTGATGCCCACCTCTTGTAGTCTGACCATTATATCCGTCTAAAGAATCTCCTAAATTACATACAACTACACTGTGGAAGTTGCCAAACATTAGGGACTCCTTCTTGATTTGGTCAATTAGTTTCTGAAGTCTATTCTCAACTTCTTGCTGGTCATATTCATTAGCATAAATAGAATACCCAGATACGGATGCTCCAATATGCATATCAGATAACCAGATAATCAAATCTCTGTCCTCTCTACCTGTAGTGGTAGGAGTAAACTTAGGTAGATTTGATACATCAATACCATCAAGCAATCCAGACATATCCTGGAGTTGGTCTTTAAGGTCTTGATTCTCTTTCATATACTTCTTAAGCTGAGATTCAGTCTGTTTAACTTTCTCAACCTCATAACTTCTTAAGAAGTCATTCTCCTTCTCCCTAAACTGCATTTCTAATAGCTTGTCCTTATCATTCTCCTCAATTACATGAGGTGCAAAAGGAGCTGATGCCTTAGTAATGCTAAACGCTCTAAGAATCCTCTTAAAGTCAGCTAGAGAATAATCTGGGAAGAATCGGGATACCTCCCTTTGTGTAATTCCACTACCATAGTTAGAATATAATCTATATACCATGTTCATTTCATCCCTATTGAATGAACCCATGATAGGTTGCTTATCTCTTACATAGATAGTGAATAAGTATTTAACTATTTTGCCCTCTTCATTCCTTTCAATGGTAACATTAGATGTATCATCAGTATCCAGTTCGGCATCACCATAAACCGCCTCAAATAAATCTGGAGTAGACTCTTTCTTAGTAGTTCTTAGTCTTGGTCTAGCATCAATCTGTTTAAACAAATCCATAATGACATTATAATCTTCATCAGAGATTGTTCCAGCTTCTTTAGCTTGTTCAGCAGCTTTACGCTTCATACAGAAATAGCTTGTAGGTAGACCTATTCTCTCCGCATAAGCATTCATACTGATGTTATCTGCAATTACCGTTTTAAGGTGATTTGTAAGTTTAATAATAGTTTGTTCCTTCATCGTTAGATGTTTAAAATTAGATAGCAGTTACGCCTTTAAAATACAGCATCTTGATAGTTGGCAATCTATTACAAAAAAATAAGGGACTACCTTATTCGCATAAGATAATCCCTTTGATATTTAAAGTTGTAGAAGTCTATTAGGCTTCAACTCCAAAGCAGATGTAAGTTCCTTGTTTAGCACTCTTAGATGGAGTGTACTTAACTTCAAATGCACCAACTTCACCCTCAACTACATCCTTGATGTACTTGCAGAAGATGTCGCCTTTGTAATCTTTCTTAGTGTACAATTCCTTAGCTACTTCTTTAGCTTTGTTCTTTGTCTCGAAGTTAGTGAATAGAATTTCACCAGTTGCAGGGTTGATACCTTGATAACCAGTTTTATACTTTCTCTTACCCTTCTCGTTCTTAATATCCTTTACGGTATAAGGACGCTCACGTGTATCAGCAGAACCTGCTTCAAATGTGATAGAACAACCAATACCAGCAGCATACCTAGTGTGCTTTGCTAGATACTCTGCACAGAACTCTTTCAATGCCTTATCAGCGATTGGTTTACCAGCAGTCTTCCATGCCTGAGTTGCGTCACGGATTACTTGGAATGGTGCTTCTGCGATAGCTTCTTGTTTAGTGAAACCTTTTACTTCTACTTTCTTAAAATTCATTGCTTGCATAATTCAAAATTTGTTTAAACATTATTTCATACATCTAATCTTGTAACTTTCTATAGTACAAAGATACTACTTTAATTTGGATTAACCAAGTAGTCTTAGTATTAAATAATCTAAAATTTGAATTATAATCTCTATATTTCTCTCGGAAATCGTGATACAAAGATACTACATTTTATCTATCTGTCCAACCAACAACCTTTAAAAAGTGTTAATCATCAGTATGAGATAAAATTGACCTAACTATTGCATTATTGGTCAATGTAGTTAGAGTGTCATAACTCTCTTCATAAAACATATCCTCTCCATTCCTGGACGCAATATCTACATTCTGTAAGATTTGTTGGAATCTCCATTGGGGAAACTTCTCCACTAACTCAGACAGAATCTCAACAATCCTCTGGTTTGATTCATATCTCTTAGTAACCTTATCGCCCCAAGATATTCTTACTTCTTCGGTCATTAAAAAGGTAAATAAGTGTGTAGAATTTCCTTAATCTTCTTTACCATTTCCTTAGAAGACTTCATGTCAAAGGTTAGGAACTCATCGCAATGCTTCATCATGTCTGTACAGACTACTGATAATCCCCTAATAAATTTTAGGTCATGCTGTGATTCCTCCCCATCAATAATCTTCATTATTACCAAATAACAAGTTGCATCGGGGTTTTTAATCCTCGCTTGTTTAGTAAGGAAACATATAAGGGATATAAGGGCAAACTTGCTCCCAATATCACAATTTAAGTTACCTAAACTATAATATTCTCGATAATAATTCTCAAGGTCTTGGTAAGATGGCTCCCATGCTTCCATAAGAAAAGATTCAATCATATAGTTCGCAATATGCCACTCTTTGTAGCAAATCTTTAAATTCTAAGAAACCTTTACGAATCTCACCATTAGTAACTCTAAATACACCAGCCCTAAAGTCTGGCACAGTACATACTAATAGCATATTCGCCATCAGACTAGATGGTTTCATATTGTATTGCTTCTCCACATAAGAGCGAAGCATCCAAGCGTACATAGCCATCTGTCTATTATAATGGTATTTCTTAAATGAATCACCAAAATCAATTAACCAGTGTCCAGTAGTCTTTAAGTCATTAAGAACTACTTCTTCTGATTCAGTGTCAATGGTGAAATTATCTAGCTTACCTTTAAGTTTAAGGATAACTTCCTTACCCTCGTGTTCAGCCTTCACATCCATAAATAGAGCTGCTTCGTTCATGGAGATAGGCTCCTCGAACACTCCCTTAGGATGTAATAGATTCTGCACTTCTTTATTAGCCTCTACTGAAGCTAAACAAAGTTGTAACTTCTCTCTAGATTTGGGGTCAAGGTAAATTGGCTCTTTATCTGAGTTCATATGCTCAGACTCCCAATCTCGTCTATCCCACCAGTAATTCATACATTTGTCTCTAACATTCTCAATCTTAGCTTCATCCATCTTACCTTTATAATAATCAATTTTGTCAGATGCAGCTATAATATCCTTATCAGATACAGTACCCTCATTACTAAGGAACACTTTATATAGTTCATCTGCCATAGCTCCCATCTTAGCGGTGGGTCTATCAACATTATTAATTATTTTAAAGCTCTCAGGTTGCAATACTAATTCATGAACTGCTGAACCAAATACGAGAGAATCAGAATACTTAGGATGCTTACTTAGTCCTTCTTTATAAATTTGGGGACTTCCATCCTGGTCTGGATTTATTAAGGCAAGTTTTGAATTGCTTATATAACCAGCCCACTTATCACTAAAGTATTCCTCGTCACTCATCTCAATGAGTTGTATAGTATCAAGAAGTGGTGTCAGTTTAACGTTCTTATGCATATTTCTTCATAAACAGATATGAGTCAATTATCTCGTCTTTGTTCAATGAGAATACTTTATACATAGGAAAGTCAGCTGTCCTCTCTGTATGGAATAACAGAGCAGGTAAACCAGACTTCTGGCATTTTAACACATTAGATAGTGAATCATCAATAAATATGTCCACTCTACCTTTAATCATATCAGCCTTGTTTCCATGCTGATAAATCATTTGATAGACTGGTCTATCAGGGAATCCGTTACGTCTTAACCATTCCTTAGTCCATGCCTTATTGTTCACACGTTTAGTGCAATACAATTCAGGTATAAAGTCGGGTCTGTTCTTAACTTCAAGATTCAACCAAAAATCTCTGTCTTTACTTAAAATCTGCTGTACATTACGTGTTATAATGTGGTCTTCCAACATTTTAGGGTTGTTGTCAGTATCAAAGTACTTACAATATGCTCCCCAGAAGTCAGCCAGACAATCGTCAATATCTAAACCTATTCTCATAGCCCATTCTCTATATGACTAGAATTCCTCTATGTCATAAATGTCTCCAATTACTATATCTGCTTGAGTGTTTAGGATACTGATTAAGTCCTCCCAATCAGAAGGAATGTCAATATCCTCATAATCTTCTGTGAAAGCATTAATAAACTTCTGCTGAGCATCAGTAAAGTTCCTTGCGCGAACCTTCTCAATCCAGCAATGACCATCCCCATAACATGGGAGTAGGTAAGTTGTCATCGAATGTTATGCTTAATTTTAAGTTTTCTTTTATCTTCATCTGTGAGCACAGTCTTTCCTCTGCCTACGTGCCATTTATGACATACACTACACTTATAAGCCTGCCTTTTATGAATAGTCTTATCCTGTACATTAATAACCATAGCAGCGTGAATAGCTTCCTTCTCGGTTTCATATACAGTCTTATTCCTAAACACTGGTTCTTTAGTTTCTGGATTAATATAGAAGAGTGTTTGATGCTCGCCTACATTGTTATTAAACTTCTCCATAACTGGACCAATATCAACTAGCTTTAGTATAAAACGCCTATCATCGTCAGTAGCTACAAATAGTTTACCATCCGCCTTAGAGATAGATTGGATTCTATCTGTATTAAAGGGGAATAGACTCTTCACATATGCCAGCAAACTTGTGTCAGTTGTTGTCATACGTGAATAACTTTTATAGGGTTCAGATTAAAAGAACTCGGAGTGATTTGTACCTTATCCTTAGTAAGAATAACATTCTTACTTAACGATTCAGGTGGATAGAGATGTGTCTTAATCTTAGAGGTCTTCAGATTCTCTACAAAGTGTGCACCAAATGCTGCATTCTTTATATCATGTTTCTGAATTATCTCCTCTAAATACTCAAACACACCAGGCTCAATACCCTTATTACTTCTTCCAGAAGGCATTAAAGGTAACAATACATGATAGTAAATGCTATTACCATACCTAAGTACAGTATCCAAGATAAACACCTCAGAAGAACTATTAGTAATTAGGTCACTAATAGATTGTACTGGTATTGCTAATATGTTCATATTTAATTCTTCCTTATTAAATCATAAAAGAATTCCTTGGACATCATAACATACTGTCCATCAGAAGCCATGTTGACTTCTTTATCAATTTGTTTATTCCAGACTATCACTAATGGTCTATCCTTACGAGGACATGACTTAATGATTTCTGAAATCGAAGGAGTATTCTTAGTGCATTTACATTGTACATAACATGGAAGATGGTCTATAGTCTCTGCTATATCAATCTTATCATTATCCAAATTCTTGGACTCTGACCTAGCTGACTTAAGCCCTTCATATCCTAGTTCTGTAAGCTCCTTAATAATCTTCAACTCATAATTGTTTCCCTTACGTCTGGCATATGCACCATTACGCTTCTTCTTTGGTTTCTCTACTACTTCTTCTGGCATATTCTATCAATTCTAAAGTTTTCTCTCGTCCATACATCTTATGAAAGTCTGATATATCTTTGGCTCCATAACTACGAGGAATCCACATACATTCTACATCAAATGACTTCCTAATTTTATTCATATTATGAATACCAGTTAAGTCATTGTCATAGAATACAATAATCCTCTTAAATCTACTCTTCAATTTAGAGAATTGACTTTCAGTTAGGAATAGATTCTCAGAATTTGGGGCTATGGCTGTTATTCCGAGAGAATACAATGTCATTACATCCTTTAGACTCTTAGTTATTACTAAGACATCATCTTCTTTAGGGAGTTGTTTAGCACCTTGCAATAAGAAGGACTTCCAATTAGATAGAAACCTTAATTCATGCTTCTTATTAAAGGGGAAGTAGATTCTCCACAGTTCTGTTTCGTTCTCATTCTTACCTCTATAATATCCAAATATTGGACAACTCTTAGATGATGTTGTAAAGAAATTACCATTTAGAAATACGGTCTTACAAGAGAAGACCCTGAATTTCTTCAGAATCTTCTCTGTAATACCAAATTGCATCCACCATTCAAGTTCTTCTTTAGAGAACTCTTGAATTTCTACCTGTATATTAGCTTCCTTGCACTCCTTGAGTTCATTAGTACTAATAGTAACAGGTTTGGGATTCTTTTTAAGTTTAGGATGTTTAATGTAACCGAAGTCATTGGCAATCATTCTTAGTGCCTTATAATAGGTTAAGCCATATTTGTACATGACTACACTAATAAAATTGCCATAAAATGCACCACTAAAATCCTTTAAAACAATATCTCCACTCTTATTCCTATAAAAGGAACAAGTGGGATTATTGTCTGCTCTCAAAGGTGACTTAAACAAACCCTTCTTAACAGGTATGCCTAAGTAATATTCGAGATATGTCTCTTGAGATGCTCTGTCTAATAAATATTGCTTAGTAATCGTAGGTTCAAATTCAAGTTTCATATTAATTCATATGGTTTGTATTAGAACCACAAAGTTACTAATTATTTATTATACTTCAAAATCCAAGTCTTCGTTACCTGCTACTGCATCGTCAGCAGCATCTACGTCATCTTTTACAGCTGTAGGTTTAGCATTCTTCTGCTCATTCATCTTCTTAACTTCGTAATCAGAGAATGCTACAGTATCACCCAACCAGTTGTTGTTGATATATGCTTCACCTTCTTTATTGATACCAACGAAGCTAGGCAAAGATGCATAACCCTTGTTGTTACCAATCAGTTTCAACTTAGTCTGTTTGTTTACAGACTTAGCTAAAGCCTTATTCATGATTTCAATCAACTTCTCAAAGTCATCAGGTAATGTAAGACCAGATACAGCCTTAACAAACTTCTCCATCATTTCAGGAGCAAGATTTGTCATTACATGAGATACAGTAAACTGAAGTTGCTCCATAGCTGAAGGAAGTTCCCACTTCTTACCGCCAGTTTCTCCAGTTACACGTTCTGCACCATTCTCGCCAGGGCAGAAGATAAGAGGTTCAAAGATACCATCCTCTCCAGAGAACTTAATCTTCATTGCCTTCCACTCGTTGCCTTCTTTATTTGTACCCTTGGCTAGCTCGATACCTTTGAATACTACATCATAGATACCCCAAGCTTTCAGTCTTACTACTGCTGTGCCTTTAACGTTATTTAGATTGAATGTCATTCCTGCCATAATATTAAAAATTAAATTTCAAATGATAAGTCGTCAATCTCGTATGCTTCATCATTATCTAAGCTAGTGTCCAATGGTAAATCCTCCACTGGGTTTTCATCTTCTTTAATCTTAATATTATTATCTTTTATTTCTTCTTCAGACCTGTCCTTGTTACCAATTAACACGAACAAACCATCATGCCCCTTCCACGGAGTTACAGTGAATGTATCTCCATATTTGGACAATAAGTCGTTTGCATTGCCTCTACAACTTACTGTAAGGCTCTTAGTCAACTTGTTACCAGACTTGGTCTTCCAAGCAGTATCAGTTCCTATAATTGGGAACATCAATCCGCCCTTCTCAATAGGCTGATATTTAATATCCAACCTATTCTCCCATTCCACACCCATTAAGGATGCAGCTGCCCTATTAAGGACATATTTATTAGATTCTAAGGTAATCTGAGGTTCAGCAGAATCTTCTGCTTCCTCAGCCTTAGTATTGGTCTTCTGAGCTTTCTCTTTGACTTGCTCCTGCTTTAGAAGTACACACTCCTTAGTGTCAGGATTATAATCAAAGGTAATCATCATTTTTATAATCATTCCTCGTCGTTGTTATAAGCATCAATTACCTTAATAATCTCGTTCAAGTCATTATCAATTAATAAATCATCGAACATACCCATTGGAGTCTTTGCTACGCATTCTCCATCAGTATTAGTAAGGAATTTATACTCCATTTTGCCAGAATCACCTTCTTGTACCTTAGTAAAGAATACATAAGTGAATAGACCTTCCAGAGTAACTTTCTCCGCTAATAACTTACCAATAGTCTTGATTGAATATTTAGGATTCATGGCATCACCGACATTCTCACTATGAGTAAGGAATATCATCTTGCAATCATCCCTCATAGATTCTGAATACCTAAGTACTTCCATAGCGTGCTGAGCCAACTCAGTAAACTTAGTATAACCTACCTCAGTAGCTCTATCAACAAACTCATAACTCAACATATACTGCCAGTCATCAATGATAACTTGCTTAATGTGAGGCATCTTTAGATTAACAATCTTCAAGATGTTAATGATTTTATCATATTTAGAACTAACATAGTAGTTACCAACCCATTCAGAGCCTTCCTTCTTTATCTCTTTATACTTCTTCTTATACCCTTTAAAAGGTAGAGGCTTACCAGTAGTAGAAATCAAGAAGGTTTCTTCTGGATTTAAATTTCTTAAACAAGTACTCTTACCAGTACCACTCTCACCAACAATCGCAATAGTTTCTGCTGCCATTTACTATAGAACTAAAGTCATTTTTGAACTAGTATCTTGTTGTTCTTCTTGAGTAATCTCTTGGCATGAATCTTCTAATGAATCAGTAAGTAACCAATCCGGGGTTAAATACCTTTCATAGTTTGTAATCTTGGTTGCAATTGGAAGCTCTCTAAACAAGCCAGTCTTACCATAGAATCCGAGACCTACAGCAATATCAGCTGCACCCCACCTATTCTTTAATACCACTGCACTTCTAAAGTTCTCTCCAATTTGTTTTATGTCATATCCTCTATACGAAGACATCTTCTCCCTAAATGGATAAAATAATGCTAATACTATATTGGCATCTTCTGCTGGATTACCAGTTCCCTTTAAATCATCCAACTGGAGTTCCTGGAAGTTTAACTTCCTTCTCTCTACATTGGAGGAACCTCTATTCACCTGCATTACCACTACAGGACTAACCTTACATTTATTTCTAAATGAAACTAATGAAGAAGACATAGCATCCATTTCATCTTTCTTAGAGTTACCAATAGATGGTCTAGCTAAACCAATATGGTCTAAGACAACTAATATAATATGATTGGGTCTAAACAGAGTATACTTATCACCTTCAAACTTACCAAATTGCTTTAGAGAATCCATAAGGAAATCTACCATTCGCTGGTTATTTAAAGGCTTATCGTATATAATCATGTGAGATTCAATCTTATCAAGCATCTCTAAGGATTGACATACTAATTCATAGTCCATATCGGACAGAGTTGTATCTTTACTTCTGGAGAGTAATTCTTTAAAGGATAACTCTACACCAAATGTTTCATATATATAAATAGATAGAATTTTACCAAGCAACTGCTCAGCAGTCATTTCTAAACTAAAATACACAATATGAAAGTCTGGATTATCGATATTCTCCATTAAAGGCTTATAAATAAATGAGTGTAAGGTAAAAGAAGTCTTACCTGAGCCAGTACCACCAGCTATTAAGTAATATGTCTCTTGAGCTACACCATCTACAAATCTCTCTAGTTTTGGAAGACCCATTGATAAGGCATGATTCTCTCCTCTCCTACCTCTATCAATTAACTCCTTTAAATTCTTAGTTATTAATCCCATTAAATACTCTTGATAGTATCAAACCTCATAGTCCCATCTCCGTTCTTAAGTTCTGCAATATTCTGCCAGATTTTACTTATCATAAAGTCTGCAATATTCATATTAAGAAGGTTACAATTATTATCCTTAGCCCATCTAATGAGTTCTAATACTTCCTCATGCTTATCCTGCTTCCAGCCTATAGATTTACCATAGGCATAATAGAACTCCTCTTCTGTACTAAATTTCTTAGCCCAGTTATTCAACGGAACTTCAATCCCGTTAATTAAGCCATTGTGAGGATAAGTCATTAAGAACTCTGCGCCTAAATCACCACTAAACTTCCTATAGTTATTAAGGAAATTCTGGTTGAATATAACACATTCAGGGTCAAACTTCTGACCCTTATCGGGAACTTTATACTGTTTAGTAATAATTCCCTTAGCTTGGAGACTTAGTAGTAAATCTCTAAGATTGGTTCTAGTTACAGGCATAGTAAAATACTTAACTAGATATTCTTTATGCCCTTCTTCTATACTAGCTAGAAATAATAAATCAATTAGCAATACCTCTTCTGCTGTAAGTCGATACTTCTCCATCATTACTAATTGATTGTCTACTGTTAAACTTAGTTTTTCCAATTAAATAAATTGTTAGCCAATAACTAAACAATCTACTAACTGTAAAGTGTTTATTCTGATTTCTCAGCGTTGTCAATTACATACGGGTTCAAGAGTTCCATCTCCAACTCGTTTCTCCTAGCTACAATACTATCTATATCGTACACCTTGTAAATTACTTCACCATATGAACGTATGTCAAGCATCTTCTTGTGCTTATTGAGAAATTGAGTTAGACATAGTAACTCTAACATTCTCTCTGTTGTCATCTTATTAACGTGTTAAGAGTACAAAGATACTAAAAATCTCTTAAATTACCAAATGAATCTTACACAAACTTTAAGCTACGTATTAGCTTAGCACAGTCTATGCTTTTACCGTGAAAGTCTGCTGTTATAGCTCTGATGTACTTACCATCTGCATATAACTCCAATAAATGTAGGAACTGTATTGCATCTACCTTTACATCAACTACTTCATCAGACATTTCGAAATAGGTTACATTGAACATTAGAATCTAAACATCATTTTAGTTTGCTTCTTCTTTTTAGGATTGAATGGTTTACCTTGAAGAACATCTATAAGATTCTCTTCGCTAATAGGTATATATCTTCCAGAACTGGTAGATTTCCTAAACCATTCTTCCTCTACAGTTCCTTTAAGAACTAAAGTAAAGACTTCTGCAACTTTGCCCTCCTTTTGACGGATAACTCGACCAACTCTCTGTTTCTTAGTAGTAGAACTACTATTGAAGCCTAATATAACTGACACACTGATGTCAGGACAATTAAATCCCTCATTCAGTTTCATAACAGTGTTCAGTACCCCACCATCTTGCTGTACAAACTCTTGTAAACTCATTCTGCCCTTCTTGGCTGAATCCTTACCAGAGTATACGGCACCATACTTAATCTTCTCTGCCATAGCTATAGTAGCACTAAAAGTTATACACTTCTTGTCCTGCCTATTCTCTAGGATTAGATTAGTAAGTTCAATTTTCTTGGGGTGATTATATATGTATTTCTTACGAGCTTGTAGGGTTCTACTAAATCCCATAGCATGAACTAGAATCTGCTTATTAACAGTTTTAAAGTCTTCACTCTGGTCTTCTCTACACCTCTCTTTAGCTAACTCAGACCTTCTCTTCCAATCAGTTGCACACTTCATTGCAAGATTAAAGTCATAGTTAAAGAAGGAGAAATGCTCATAGAACTCCTTATTGACCTCTCTATAGACATCAATGTCCTCTGGCTCAATAAGAACCTCATATTCTCGATAATCAGCGAGCCATTTATTCTCTATGGCTTCTTCTACAGAAATGGTATCCACAATCGGACACTTCTTGCTTATAATTTCATCTTTACCATCCAATCTCTCGAAGGTCGCAGTTAACCCTAAGATTACTGTATATTGGACGTTTTTAAATATGTTCAGTAGTGTAGGTGCTCCTACTTTATGGATTTCATCTATAACTAATAGAGTACAGCTGTACTTGTTAGTAGATGTATCATTCATGGTCTTAACCGAACATTGTTGGAATAGATTCCAGTCAATTAATTCCTGATTCCATTGCCTCTGAATAGGTTCACTAGGTACAACTATAATAACAGATTTAGTTGGATTCTTCTTTAGAAACCTACTAATAGCCATTAGTCCACCTCTTGTTTTACCTACACCAGTTGCCCAGTTTAAAGTCCCACACAACTTGTTATCTACCCATCGTTGAACACCTTGTTCTTGGCGTTCAGTTCTACTTAGATTTCCAAACAAGTCTGCCATATACTATCAATTTTACCCTTGAATTTACTCTATAATTCTATTGATAGTTATGTAAACAAAACTCCTATAATAAGTGAATAAAACTCAGGAGTGTATATGTAGAACCAATATAGATGGGTATAGATGTTAAAGAGTAAAACCTTTAGCATCACAAACCATTTTAATTTGGTTCTTACGTGTCTCCCACTGATTGATGTGGAATTTAACCTCATCTTCCAGAGAGAACAGGATTCTGTTTCTCAGAGTTTCCAACTGAGAAGTAGTAAGTTCAGAGTACTTCTTACTCTTAAGGTTCACCATTGCACGTAATTGAGTGAATGACAAGCCTTTCGGTGTCATATACAGGTTTGCAGTAGGATTCAAGCCCAGGCGTTCTCTTGCCACCTCAGCCTTTTCACGATACTCTCCATTAGGAGTCTTCTCGGTTAAATCCTTAGATTCCTGCTGCGTAAACCATAGACCTTGTTTTAAGATGAATGTTAATGTTATATGCTGCTTGTTAAATTTGCCCAACTTATCAAGACAGCCTTCAAGGACAACGTCAATAGGAAGTCTCGCGAACTCCACAGGACATTCTCCTACTAAAGCCTCAGAGATGAATGTTTCCTTGGTATCAATACCTTTGTTGTTATCAAGGAACACTCTCAGCGAAGGCAGGAATGTAAATCTTGGAATACCTCTATCTTGCTCTAACCAGCGAAGGAATAATTCAGTATTACATCTTTCTCTTTGGTCTTTGATAATGTCCAGTAGGACATAACGACCTGGGTATTCTTTGCTGTCATTATACAGCATAGACTCGCAGTGGTTATAGAACGTTCTTAGTTCCTTCTCAGAACAATCGACAAGTCTCTTCTCTTCTTGTACGAGTTGTCCATTTACTTCAACCTTGCGACCTTTCCATACGAAAGTGTTAATGTCATTATTCTTCTTAGCAATAGCGGCAGCCAATTTCTCCTTCATCATATTGTTATTCTATATTATGTCTTTATCATATAAAATAATCTCTTTATTCGTTCATCTATTTATTTACAATATTAAATCTGATTCCGCTGGTTTCTCATAAACAAAGTCTATAAAATAAACTCCAGTAAAGCGGTAAGGAACTTTCTGACCAGATTCCCTGTCATACCAAGTGTCCTCACCAGCTATTACTTCATTGTACTTTAAAAACCCCACATCACCTATCTTGAGAATCGGAGATTCCCACCTAGGTAATCGAGTTATCATTTCATAAGTCCCATTAGCTAAATTTTGGAAGACATAGATTATATAACCACCTACGTCTTCTCGTAAGGTTATCAACTTGGCATGGATTGTTTCCATTTACAGATACATTACTCCTACTCGTTCATCGTAAGGAATGTTATCAGTAGCAGTCTCTACAGCCAACCATTCACACTCTTCGATGGGATACCCAAATTCATTGGCATCCATCTCTGAGATTTCCTGAGCATAGAGTTCAGCTTCCAATAAAGAATCGAAGTTACCAGTTTCCTGGTAATCTATCCTTCCCCTACGTCCAGAGTAGATGTTACATTCTATCATAATGATAAGAATTTAATAATTTAATCTTCCTTATCTTTGTATTTCCTACAACCGTATTTGGCATAATCACAAGTTTTGTCCTCTTGACCTCCGAAACAGGGGTATTTAGCACACTCCTTGCACGTACGCTCTGGATGTTGATATCTAACTCCATCCTTGTCTTTATCGAAGGAACTGCTTAGTTGCTTTGCCATTGAATACCTGAGTCTAAGTATGAACAGCAGACTCTTTTTAGCTATATACCAGATAATACGATTACATTAACCTCTTAAATGGAATTATGATTTTGTCTTCCACCCACTGTGCAAAGTTCTTATTGTTACAGCCAAGTGCAAACATAACCACATAAATAGCTATCTTAGGCACTCCAAATACTGACAACAGAACACACACAATAACAGCAGCTATTAAAGCTACTAGGTTCTTACCTTTAAAAATGTCTGTAAAATTCATACTTGTCTTTTTAACAGTTTAACAATCTTGTTTGATATCCAATCTAAGTTCACTATTACATTCAGTATCAGTAACACCAGTAGAAGGTCTGGGATAACAAATAAAAAATGTATAACAACTATGAACAATAAAACCATTGCTCCTACAGTGTACTTCACTTTAATAATAGTGTTATTAGAAGGACCACACTAACAGTAACACCACCAACTGTTAGCCCTTTATAGAGCTTCTTCTTGGATTCAAGTTTATTAATCTCTCTAAGTTGATTCTGCATTACCTGCTCAGAAGCCTGTGCATGAAGCATAAGCCTATTTATCTGTGCATTCCTTACAGAGTCAGTCTTCTCATAAGAGTTAATCAAACTTTCATAAGATGTTATTTGCCTTTTAAGCTCTGGAATTTCCAGTTTAAACTTCTTATGTTCCAAGAATATTAAGTTAGTTGCCTTTAGCTGTTGAGGTGTAATTACTACTAACGAATCATTTACCAACTTCGGATAGGTATTCTGTGAAGAACACCACATCATCGGCAATAGACTGATTAGTAATATCAGTAAGCTCTTTTTCATACCAATGTTCAATTACATCAACCTTAACTTTAGAGGAATCTATCACGTTATGTAAAGAATCTCTCTGAAGTTTGAGCAAACTTATTTCACTATTTAGAGAGTCAATATGATTAACCAGCTCTTCATAGTTAGGTATTGGTTGTGGTTCCTTAGTTGGAGTTAACCACGTCCAGGCTAGTGCTCCTACTAAGCATAGGATTACTAACCACAGTAACTTCTTACTCACCGAGTACGTAGTTTACTGCCTCAGCCATCTTCTCCATTTCCTCATCAGTTGCATCTGTGAGGTAGTTAAATGTAGCTTTGGCTTCTCCGTCAAGAGAGTCAATATAACCCTCGATTCTTGTGCTTCTGTGATACTTCTCAGCATCCCTATCATATCCAGCTAGGTAACGACCAGGATTAACCTTGAAATATTCAGCTTCTTGCTGAAGCAATGCCTTTACCATTGTTTCGTTAATCAGCCCAGCATCTACAGCATATAATGCATGATTACGATATTTCGTAGCCTTACCTTCGGCAATAGTCTTGCCAAGAGCTTCATTGAACTCATCGTCAGGACGGCATACAGATACTCCGATAGATAACACCTTCTCGTCGTTATCAATAATATCTCCATCTTCCTCGATGTAAATGTCTGGTTCACCATGTAGGCTAACAGCAGCCATTACAAACTGACGTTCTGCACCAGTAAAGTCCTTGAAACTGTCTACGATATATTCTACCTTTTTCATATTAAATGTAAATTATAAGATAATTCTTTTAGGCTAATCTTTGTAGTTCTAAATAATCTTATGCTTTACGAGATGGCTGTAAGCTATCAGGGTTGCGATAGAAAGCCAGAATAGTAGATTGCTTACGCAACCATGAGCCTTCTTCCCTAGCCATATCCAGAATAGTCCTACTAACAGACTCTTCTTCTACTTGCTCTTTAACAAGTCTACCTTCCTCTTCATCCTCTCCATTCAACCACTGAAACGTAGCCCAATCACCCTCTTTCTGAGCTTGGTCTACAATCTTATTAATGCTCATGGTAGTTTCAATCTCCCTATCAACAGTAGCAGCAAAAGGCATAACTCTATCAGTTATGTTCACCTTAATAGCTGGAACTGGTGGATATTGGAACAGAGCATCATTAGTAGTCAAATACTTATAAATCCACTCATGGTGAAGGTATTCCTCAGCTGCTCTACCAAGCCAGTAGGTAGCCAATTTGGGCAATCCCTCTACATCAAAGTAATTAGCAAAGGTTCTATACAGACTATGGTTAGCCAGTTCAGCAGATAGTTGCTTTACTAGCATTTCAACCATAACACTTGATAAGGTACACTTACGTCTACTCTCATCAATGTTCTTCTCTGTATATTGCATTGTAGGCATTGCGTCCACTGTCTGAACACCTTGCTTAGTTTCCTTTTGTTCTGGATTTCCTTGTGCGTCTAGTACTCTCATCAGTAACTAATTTAAAGTTGTTTTGCATCAAGTAATCTAGAGGTGCTGATAGCCAAGTAATAAACTTAACTAATCTATAATCTTCCACCTTCTTACTAATAGTTTCCTTCTTAATAGTCAAAGGTGTATCAGCTGCATAGAACTGACTTCCTACACATTCTGCCCTATCTTTCCATATCTTATATAGAGATACTTCATATAGGAACTTAGGGTATTCAGTTAGTTTATACTGCTTGTTTGAGTAGACGTTCTGGGTCGATTTCTTTGCCATTCCAGAATGCTCTCACTATAGAGCTACGTTCGCTCTTATATTTACTCAACAGATAAGGTATATCTGTTTCTGGGCAGTCGTGACGATAAGTAGTCTTATCAAATCCCTTAACATTGATAATAAGACGACCTATAAATCGTGATGTTCTCGTAGGAGGAGCCCAACGTGAATCAGGAGCTGGGAAACGACGCTGCTTCTTCCAAGCCTTACGTTCTTTCTCAGTCTTAGTCCATACAGATGGGTCACGAGGTTTTACAAATGGATTACGGATACCCAATGCTACCATTTCGGCATCATTGTTTACATCAACTCTTCTATCCTCTTCCTTCTTCTTCTCTTCTTTCTTCATTTTACTAAACGAATTAGAGTTACACATTATAATTTGATTACACTACCACAAATAGTACACTTGTAGATTTTGTTCTCTGCATCGTATAGAGTATGCGTTGTTGGTAAACCACACCTACCACAATCCAGTGTTCTAACTGACTGTACGCGTCTTGTGCCCTTCTTAGGAGCTTTCTTAATTGAAGCCATAATTATGATTTTAAAGATTTAGCTAGCTTAGAGTCAGCCACCATCTTCTCTATTAAAGAAGAATTTAGTAACTCTTCCAATCTCTTTACTTCTTCCCTATAATCTTGTACATACTCTTTAAGAGTACCAACCTCTCTCTTACAGGATATTCTGTGATGAATTACCTTTCTAATACAAGTAGCCAAAGGCATACCAAACCCTGCATCTTTAAATTCCTGACGCTCAGGTTTACCTTTTGGTCTTACTGTATAGAGTAACTCTAAATCCCAGAAATAATCACTCGCTCCAGAGGTCATTCTAAAATCAGCTTCCTCGATAACCATATTTGTCCTACAGGTTAAATTGTTTCATTATCATGTCCATATGGGCATAATGTACATCTCTGAGGGTATCCTTCTTGTATTCTAAATACTCCCTTGCACTCATAGGTTCTTGAGGCTTAGTTAACCGACAACATTCCCAATCTATTACTGCTTCCTCATAATTACATTCCCAAGCAGCTTTGTGGTTTTGGATATGATGTTTGTTAATAGCTCTATGTATCTTCTTGATTCTCTTAGTGCCTAACCAAGGGATAAGAATGTACATAAGAACTTTATCTAAGTCATGAAACTTATACTTATAATAGCCAATATACTTCTTCTCAGTCTTGAGGAAGGCAATATAATGTCTAAGAGTATATGGAATATGTTTCCAAGAGTCTATAATATTCTGTATAATCATTGCAAGTTGTTCATTTCGACTACAATGTCGTTGTTTACCTTCTTAATAGCCTGACTAAAGGTATTCATCTTCTCTTTCATCTTAACTTTAAGTGATTGAATGGATGCCTTCAGGTTATTAATTTCAGAATTTAGACTAGATTCCTTCTGTTGAAATTCCTTCTTCATCTCAACTCTAAATTTGAGGTGGTCAGGAAGAATTGAATAAAGAGAAATAAAGCTCTCTAAAACCTTTAATAACTCTTTATACTTTATAACTTTAGTGGTCTTGTCTATTACTAGTACATATGAATCACAATCGTTACCTGGTAAAACATTGATATACTTATCCGAGATAGTATTCTGCCTACCAAGATGGTCACCAAGTCTAACCGTAATTGGAAACCCAGTCAACTGGAAGTATTCTGAGTTTGTATCTCCAACTTGTTCTACTTGTATAAATTCCTTCTTAGTTAGCCATGCTTTAACTTTACTTAGTCCTTTCACTTATTGACTTTTCAGTTACATTACCACGTATCTACAAAAAATAAGGGTCAACCCATCTACGTATGTAGACAGCATTGACCCCTAGTACTATTGTATGGAGTCGTTGGGAGCCAGAGACTCCAAGTAGCGATTTACTGCTTTCATTGCATTGTCAGGTATCTTCTGCACTTCTTCACTATGATTTACATAATGTAAAGTTGCACCTACACCAAATATGGCATAGCATTGGTTTGTTGAAGGAGTAAGCACACATAATATCGCTGCTATTACAGTAGGTATTACGAAGTGTTTCCTCTTTACACCAGATTTCTTTACTCCTTTAGCCACGCAAGTTCTAGTGCCACAAACATCGCACTGTGAACTACATACTGACATAAAGAATAAGATAGCTGATACTATTAAACCAACAATTGAAAGAATCATTAACAATGTATGAACTGAGTCAGCAATACTACATAAGTATAATACCCAATATTCCATACTATTTGAAAATTTTGCTTATTTGATACATCAATTCTCTAGCAACCGTAACAATAGAAGTTCCAGCTAAAATCAAACCCCAAGTCTCCATAGAGAGAGGTTCAGTTCTAAACATAGCACCACCATATTGTACAATTAAGAATTGACCAACGAGAATAACTAAAGCAATTCCAGCGAATGCAGGATTCTTTAGCAAGCCATCAAAGATACTTCTTCTTTGTCCGAACACTCTAGCATTAAACAGATTCCACCATTGTAACAATACGAATATCGTAAAGAACTCTGTTAGAGATACTGCCTTAGTATAGAGTAAAGTGACTAAGAATATGAAGAATATAATACCAACTCCAAAGATTTCACACCACATTGGTTTAGTGATAATGAATGCCTTAGGACTTCTTGGCTTATCCTTCATAACTGCATCGTTAGCTGGTTCAGTTGCTAACGCTAATGCAGCGAATGTATCCATGATTAAATTAACCCACAACATCTGTGTAACAGTGAAGGGTAGGTCTATACCAATGAACGGACCAATACAAGCTATAAGAATAGCTACAACATTGATTGTTAATTGGAATAGAATGAAGTGCTGTATATTCTTGTACAGACTTCTTCCCCACTTAACACCTAAGATGATAGATGGGAATGAATTGTCGAGTAGGATAATATCCGCAGCTTCTTTGGCTACGTCCGTACCATTATTCATGGCTATACCTACTTCGGCATGATTTAAAGCTGGGGCATCATTAGTGCCATCACCAGTCATTGCAACAACCTCTCCCATTTGCTGGAATCTTTTAACAAGAGTTTGTTTATCCTCAGGTTTAGTCCTCGCAAATACGTCGACTACCCTTAGAGGATTAACTTTATCCTGTATATCAGAACCGAGCATGGGTACTGGGTGTTCGCTTAGTCCTGCCTGCCTAGCTATCTCCGTAGCTGTGGCTGGATTATCACCAGTGATGATTTTAACTGTAATGCCAGCTTCTTTTGCAGCTTTAACTGCATCGGGAACATCCTTACGGATTGGGTCTTCAATAGCCATGAAGCCATTATAAGTGAAGCCATTCAGTTTCTGAGCCTCTTCCAAAGTCATAGATTCTTTATAAGCAAAGCCTATAACCCTACGTCCTTTGTCTTGCTCTGAAACACAGCTTGGTACACCATCTGTTCCATTACACATAGTAAGAACAACTTCTGGAGCACCTTTCACTAATGAAACGAAGGCATCACCTTGTTTAACAATGGACATCATAAACTTAGTCTTACTTGAGAAGTCCATTCTGAACACAGGAGTATTATCTCTCCTTATATCATCAAGTAAGTCCCCAGCATCCATATACTTAATTATAGCACCCTCTGTAGGATTACCAACGGTCTTATCACCATCTACATATGCAGTAGAATTGGCAAGAGCATTGATAGTAATATATGCCCTATTAGGCATTACCTCATTTACAACCTTCATCTTATTCTCTGTTAGAGTGCCCGTTTTATCGGTGAGAATAAGAGTAGTTGCTCCTAAGGTTTCACAAGCGTGCATCTTCCTGACCAGGTTATTTGCCTTAGACATGCGTTTCATTGAATACGCAAGGGCTAATGTTACAGCCATAGGCAATCCTTCTGGTACAGCTACAACTATTAGTGCAACTGCAATCATTAAGAAGGATAATAGGTCATTAGTAATCTGCATCCAGTCTTGTCCTACATAAGCTTGTTCTATAAAGAAGTATCTCACTAATAAAGCAAGAATAAGGAATCCAGCAGCACCAAATGCAATCTTATTGATTAAATCAGCAAGACCATTCAGTTGCTTGTTTAGAGGAGTCTCTGTATCAGTAATTTCAGCAGCTTTACGTGCTGTCTGTCCAAATGCCGTATTATCTCCAACTGCATTGACTACACCTACTACAGAACCTTCTTCAACGATAGTTCCTTTTAGTAATAGCCAAGATGGGTAAGTGGCATTTAATTCACCTTCCTCTTTAGGTTGTTTAGTAACAGCCTTAGATTCTCCAGTTAGAACAGACTCATTAACCTTTAAGTTATGAGATTCGTAGGCTGTAATATCCGCAGGAATTTCTTCTCCAGCTTCTAACAGCACTACATCATCTACAACTAGGTCTTTACGAGCTACTTGGGTTACAATCCCATTTCGTCTTACTTTGACAAGTGTATCATCAGAACTTGAAGTAAGTACATCGAATTTCTTAGATGCACTATACTCATTTAAAAATCCTATAGTAACAGCTAACAAGATAGCAGCTATAATACCAATAGGTTCTAAATATTCTGACTTAATAACCCCTAATATCAATGCAATAACTGCAGCAATACTCAGTATCTGAATTAAGGGGTCTTTGAACTTTTCAAAGAAAAGTACATACCAAGGGTCTCTCTTGGGTGGGGTTAGTACATTAGAGCCATGACATTCTCTACTATGATTAACCTCAGCATCTGTCAAGCCCTTTAACAATTCTATATTCATCTTTAAGTTATTTAATTATTAAAAGGTGGACAGTTATGCCCACCCGTGAGAAGTGTCTTACTCTTCGTCCTCGAAGTAGTCAGGGAACTCGTCAATAAGGATTTGAGGAACCTCGTGTCCTTCTTCTGAACCCCATTCAGCGATAGATTCCAACAATTCTGATTCTGCATCGTCGATGTCGTCATCCTCGTTGATTTTATCGATGATATACTGAGCCTCTTCTACACTGATTACACCGTCTGCTAACAGCCAAGCCATTACAGCTTCGGCAAAGAATGCATCAAATTCAGATGAAGTATTGCCTTCTTGAGAGTCTTTTTTCTCCCACAGCATTTCAACTTCTTCCTTTGTTACCACTCCATCAGCCATAACTTCTTTACGAAGTTCGTCCACATTCACGTTACTTTCGTTACACATAATTGTAAGTTTTAATAATTAAATAAGATTGGGTAATACCCTTTCGATTTCTCCTATAGATTGCCAAGAGCCAGTGTTACCAAGAGCCTTGAACTTCCACTCACCATCCTTACGGTAAGCATAGCCTAAGACGATAGCTTCACGACCAACGAATGTAGTTTCGGGGTCCTTACTATCATTATCCAAGTTATACTTAGCCAACACGTTAGGATTGGAGTTTGGACGGGTTATAGGACGCCCGTCAGTTGTCGTATAGATTCTCAATCCCATATAAGGAATCTTATCGAATCTTTGATGACGATATGAGTTGAGGATAAATGCAACGTACTCAACTTCAGGTCTGATTCTATCCAGTTCTACTGAGATAGTTTCATTATCCATTCCGTCGTCTCCGTTAGTATCGCCTACTAAATCATCACCAGAGTGATGGATTGCTCTGTCACTAGAGTCTTTATGACCAAAGTAAACAGTTTCAAGCTTACGCTTGTTAGCATCCATAAGGACTACAGAAGCATCAAGGTCTACAGCCTCAGTACCTCCACCAAAGCCTAAGAAGCCGCCGGATTTGATAGCTCCCCAGTTTGCTCCAAAGAATACTTTAGATAACTTGTTACCGTTATCATCCTTAGACAGATTAACTCTGCCTCCCTTAGATAAGTTTATCATAGCTTACAGATTGTTTGGACCTGCGTTGATACCGTAACTGGACAGAATGTCACACAGTAACACATTCTGATAGTTACCCTTACCTTCATTCACAGCTTGGAACTTCCATGCTCCATCCTTACGATATAGTTTGCAGAATACCAATGCTCTATCCATAGAAGCATCTTCTTCCAGGTCATACTTAGCAAGAACGTTGTTACCTTCTACACCTTCATACAGGTTAACCTTGGCATTCTTTACCATACCAAAGTTCTGCTGACGATTCTTGGCATCATGGATATTGACAAGAACTACAATTTCCTGAACGTTGGCAGGAACCTTAGCAGTATCGATAGTGATAGTTTCATCATCACCATCACCTGCACCAGTACGGTTATCACCTGAATGATGAATGCAGCCAGTAGCAGCTATAGCTTCAGGACCGTCCAACTGCCCAAACAGAGCCATTGCATCGTCACTTACAGCTTTACCATCAGCACCAAGCAGAATAGCCATTGCATCCAAGTCAAATTCTTTACCAGGTTGTGCTGCATCCCAGCCCAAACCAATTCTAAACACGCTAGCTGTGGACTCCTTAGAAAGGTCAATGCGTCCACCTTTTTGCAAGTTAATTGCCATAATGTAATTAAATTATTAAAGTTAATTGAAGGAATATCCTTCAAACACAGGCATTATATGCCTTTTCGTTTCCAACTAAGATAGAGTTGTGGAGTTTCAATTCTCCTATCTACCTCGTAATCCAAGACGAAGCAATTAAATCCTAAATCAGTATAGTACTTAGCTAAGTATTCTCCTAATTCAGGAAGATTCTCGTCTAGGTCGAACACCAAACTATAAGAGTTTCTTGCAGATTTAGCTTGCATTAGGCTAGCTATCTCTTCAATACACTTCTGATGTAAGGTGTCACTATCAAGTTTTAATCCATATTTAGTGATTGTATAAGCATCTAAGGCACTTAGTGGCTTAGGCTTGGGAAACCACTTATCCCTAAGCTTTACTAACTTATTCATACTTAGTTATTTAAGTTTGTAGTCCTACTCAGAATCGAACTGAGACCTCCATATCCGTAGTATGGTATTCTATCCGTTAAACTATAGGACTAAATAAGAACATTGAAAGCATCGTGCATTATAGCTTCACAGCTATACCCTTACTCTCTCCCGTATGCTCTCCAACCTAGGTGGGATGATGTTGCTATCAATGTTCTTTAATGTGAAATAGAGGGTGTGTTATTACACCAAATGCTCTAAGGGCAGTTATTGACGTTGAACGTATGTGTGCAGTGACTTAACGTACACACTAGCTGACTTTCGCTCTCCTACTAACAGCTAAGGTATCTCGTACCTCCCAATCTTAATTCCAGGCTCCTCTCGTACTATTGGAACTTATCAATAACTGGCTCCGACACTTAATATCACATTGAGCAACGTATAGGAACCCTCGTCATTTCAGACTTGGAATACTACTCTCCGAGATTAATGCTTATGCCTCCCTGTGGTTCTACGGGAGGATTAGTAAGTTCCGTACCTCCACGCTTGTCTACATCACGATAGCTAATCGTGACCTAAGAATAAATCATAACTTCCACTCGCAACTCTTTAAATGATGAGTACTACCAACCCTACATCCCCTCTATTATATCAATATTCAAATTCTTTAGGATTATCCTTATAAATGTCCTTTAGTACTTGGAAAGCTCTTCGTCTAGGTTCTGAATCAAGAGTATCCCACCAGAAGTCCAAGCCTACCATTCTTATTTTGTTAGTAGCCTTAAGGAAGCCAGGATTAAACTCTGGGATGTTATCATGCAAATCCCTGTAAGACGGATGTCCCTTCCTGTTCTTCTCCTTAAAGTCAAACCCTTTAACTGCTGCTACCTTTAAACACCAGCACATGCCAGGATAAGTATGTCTACTAAACTCATCAATGTAAATACTTTCTGCAGTCTTTATAACATCATATACTCTCATAATCTAATAAGTTAAATTAGTATCCCCAGAAGGAATCGAACCTTCATTTAAAGTTTAGGAAACTCTCGTTCTATCCGTTGAACTATGGGGACATAAATAAAAATGCCACCTACTCTCACGAGCAAATGGCATGACATGGATTACTTCTCTTTTATTACTTCAACTTTTACTGTGACCCCACAGGGATTCGAACCCTGGTCTACGGATTAAGAGTCCGCAGCTCTACCTACTAAGCTATAGGGTCAGGTTGGAGAGTCACCACTGTCCTCTCCGCGATAGGTTTATCTACAATGTAGAAAGGTTTTAATACCTACGATATGAAGGTATGCGCAAGTCCTACTTTACCTTAAACTCGAAGTGGTTATTTACCTCTATTAACAGATTTGCATTTAACTGAGCCAGGACGTGTAGTTGCTTTCTTGAATGATTCAGGTTGAGCATCCCACCATCTCTTAGCTGCTTCTAAGTTAGCTACCATTTTCTTGTATTTCATATAGAAGAATTTACAAATTTATTAATCAGTAATCTCTATAGTCCTACTAGCTTCTTGTGCTAGCTTATCACAAATCTTATTATATTGGTTGTCTGCGTGTCCTTTAGTCCACTCAAACTCAACCTTAGTATGGAATGCGATTGCTGCATCAAATCTCTTCCACAAATCCAGATTCGCCTTTCTCTTCCAACCCTTAGTATATGTGCAGACCACATACTGAGAATCAGAAACTACGGTAACTTCTGAAGGTGTAGTAATAGATTCAAGGGCAACTATTGCTGCCATCTGTTCCATTCTTTGGTTTGTACTATTCTTGTACATCTTAGAATATCTGGCTACCTCCTTGCCATCCTTAAGAATAACAAAGCCTATACCACCTTGATTACGAGCACTTGAATATGCCCCATCAGTATAAACTAAATATGTACTCATGCCTTAGCTTGTACAGTAAATAAGTAATCAGTGTAGATGCCTAATACAAAAGCAACTCCATAAATATCATCTTTCTTCTCTAAGGATATTCTCCCTAGTACATCGTTAATCATATCCAAGATTACAAATCCTTCTTTACTTTGCAAGTAAGGCTCCATCAATCTAGCGAGTTCCTTTAAGTATTTCTTAGCGTTTGTATTCGCTGTAGCCATACTCTTTAGGAATTGAATACCGTCTTCACTCTCATTCATCTTGGGGACGTATTCACTAAATTCTTCTCTTAGGAAACCTAAGTAGAAGGCATTAGATATATCTCCGTTAACCCATTCAGCAAAGGATTTACATCCTTCAATAGAGGTAAAGTCAATAGGGTGCTCAAGTATGTTCTCGACTTTCATGATTATTCAAATAATGCTTCCAACTTGGCAGCCAAGTTATTAGCTTTAGTAGATACTCCATCAAGAGCTGAACATTCTAATTCCAGCTTCTTAATTTCATCTTGCTTCTCAGCTTTAGTTGCTACTGCCTTCTCAGACGTAGCTTTAAGCTTAGCTATAGTACTCTTAAATGTAGACATTGCACTGTCTACTTCCTTACTAAATCCTGCTGCGGTATTACCAAAGATATTCATATCAGTTTGTTTTAAGGATTAAGAGTAAATTCAAGGGTAGTAGCTCCAGTGAGACTCGAACTCACACGCCCATCACTGAGCATCAGGGCTTAAACCTGACGTGTCTACCAATTCCACCATAGAGCCATGAAGCAGTGATTAACTATATAAATAGTCTAAAGAGGTATTCTGCGCCCACCCCACTCCTTGTACTTCAGAGCACGTCTTATTACATACGCTCAACTCGCTTAGTTGTCATCGCCAAACCTAATATTTAAACTCCTTTGATTTGGAATTGGGAGTTACTTACAACAAAACCTCTTCAACTCAGCTGGGGTATGGAACTGTTTCCAATATGGATGTCTATAATCAAACTTCCAATCACAGATGTCCCAATCATTTACCAACTCATTTGGCTGAGAGATTTCATATTCTAAAATATCATTAAGCTGTGCTATCTGCTTTACCTGCATTCTTTGAACTCTTCTGACAATTCTGTTATACCATACATGGTCACTCTTGTCCTTCCATACTGGTTTCTTCTTGCTCCTGCTCATAGATTCTTAATGCTTTCTCATAATCATATCTTTTAACCATAGGATATAATTGACCATATCCCACTTCAAAGTAAGCCGTTTCAGGTGTATTCTCTAGGTCTCGTACAGCTTTATTAAGTTCTTCCTCAGCCCGTTCAACAGTCCACCAACTTCCTGGAGTTCCTGCTGCCTCTAATTGCTTCTCATAGTAGATAACACGTTCCTTCTTTTCATTCAGCTCCTTAGTATTAGGTAATAGCATTCTTTTAGTATGCTGCATCCTTTTATACATAGAGTAACTAAGGCTATAGGCATTAGTTCTCTTACCAAATGGAATGAGAGGAATAACCCAACCATTCTCTAAACCTTGTGCCCATTTATAGAGATAATCACCGGGTCTAAACTTATCGGAGAACTTATCACAGAATCCACTTCTATCCCACTTCTGAGGATAATTACCATAATAGTAATAACCTCTCTCTTTAGGTTTAGGTTTACCATGAGTATCAGACCAATACATAGCATATTCAGAACTACCTGGAACATGATATACAGGTAATAATAGCATCTTACCATCCATGTCACACCAATAGTTACCTATGAATTGTGGAAGACGATACTGAGGCTTCTCATAGTAAACATGGTCTTCATCTGGGAATCCGTATTTGCTCCAGTAGGTTTTACCATCAGTACCTAGCTTTCTTGGAATGGATACCCTTCCGAAGTCTGGAATCTGAACTCCCTTATTATATGCTACTTGCTGCTTATTAATAGAACTAGCCTTTATTTCATCTGATTCTGGTCTAACAACTTGGACTAAACCATCGTCATCAACATAATAATCACCTCTCCATCTCCTATATCTAAACTGTTCGAAATGCCATTCAAGGTCTGCAAGACCTACTTCTTTATGGCTATTTCTCAAGTCTTTAATAAGGACATAGAATGCTTTAACTAAATCATTATAGGGTTTACCTATAAATTTATTAATAAAGCCAGTTATTCTGTTCGTCCTTATATAATCACGGTTACAGCCCCACTCTTTATATAGACGTCCAACTGATGGCTTTTGATACCTCAGTTTCATCCCTAAGTGGGTTCCTGGAAACCTATTCATGTCATGTCTTGGAAATTCACTCCCTCGGCTACATCTATTATGGCTACCGTGATTATTCTTCCTTGTCTTAAATAATAAGCCTTTGTCACTCATACATATAAAATTAAGATGTGTGGCGACAGTTGGATTCGAACCAACCACCTTGGGGTTATGACTCCCACGCTCTAACCAAAATGAGCTATGTCGCCTTAAAGAGTGTAGAATCAACTAACTCTGATAAATCCGCCTGATAAGTGTTAGTAGTCCTTATCAATTTTTCACCGCAACTGTGATTGTAGCCTATCACGTCTAATAAGCATCAACAGCCTCTAGGTAATTTTCTCACCCTTACTAACTCTAGGTGGTGGATTATTCCTTATTACAATGGCAGTTTGGATTATGTACTATACCATCATTACCATCCCAACCTCCGTTCCTATGATGAAACCAAATATAGGAATGATTCTTATAGGTAAACTCAGTAGCATACATCTCTCCATTGTTATCCTTAAATACTACGTTCTGATTTATTTCAACAGAAGGAGTACCAGCTGGAACTTGTGTACATGAGCACAATCCCATTAGCATTAATAACATGATAACTACTCTCATTTCTTACCTCCTTGTTTAGTTTGGTTGGCTTGAAAGTTTATACCTGCCACATAAGCCTCAGATACCAGTCTCTTAGCTTCATTGATGTCAATAACATCTCCTGATGCTAACTTCTCAAGTTCTTCAAAAAAGTCTTTAATCTCTTTCATACTTCCTGTTTGATTTTAATAAATGCATCCATAGGAGGGGTAATTAGCCTTCTATTCCATACAGATACATATGTTATACACTTAATACTTCCACTTTTGCACCTTACCACTACAGCCCAACCATGTCTAGTTTTTACTTTTATGGGTTTATACTCAATTTTACTGTAACTGTTTAGAATGGTTGTAAGTTCCTTAACAACATAAAACTTCCACTTGTCAGCATTACTATATCTGAGCTTAAACCTTTCTATAAAGTGCTCTGATAGTGTAATTCTAATAAGCCTACCTCTGTAAGTAGTATAAATAGTAGCACTTCTCATGTACATAGTAAGAAACCTATTATAGCATCCGAATACACATAGAAGTGCTCCGTCCTCTGTTTCTACTTTTAGTTTAGATTTAAATTTCCTACTATGGGATAAATGTTTGCCCTTTAGAGTTTCTTGAATCTCCTTAAGCAATTTAATCTTCTTAGTACTCATTATTATCTTACATTTAGTACCCCAGGTCGGACTCGAACCGACACGCGCTAAGCGCACTACATCCTAAGTGTAGCGGGTCTACCAATTCCCCCACTGAGGCAGTTAATTCTGCTTCTTTATCTTTACTTTAGTTGGCTTTAGCATTCCTAATGTATCTCCAGAGGGAGTTAGGAAATCTATCCTACTTCTATGTCTCTTGTGCATCTTATCCATAACTACCCATTTACCTCTAAGTTTAGGATTGTTAGAGATTACTACGATAGTGTCACCGTAATCATAATGCCTTAATAAGTCATGTGATAGGGCTACCCATCTTAACTTCTTAGCATTTAGTTTCTTAACACTAATTTTATTCCCACTAGCTGTATGCCATGATAAACCATGTTTAGGTCCAGCATGATAATATGTTGCTATAACATTGTGCTGACCATATAAAGATAGTGGAACAAACATTAGAATTAGTAATAAATGTTTCATAAGCTCTATTTTTAGTTACTAAGTAAAAGGGCAAGGCATAACACCCCATAGTCTGTTAGCTACTCAGATTTAGCCCTTTGTTGGGAATGCCAGATTCGAACTGACGACCTCTGGGCTATGCACCCAGCGAGCTGACCACTGCTCTAACTCCCATAGATTAATACATTGTCCTAGGCTGTACCAATCTATACTGTTCGCCTTCCGACGAACAGATGTGGACCTAGAGGGCTTTGAACCCCCGACCTTCTGATTATGAGTCAGCTGCTCTGACCAGGCTGAGCTATAGGTCCGAATAAATACATAATTACTTAGTCTTATCCCAGTCGTTCCAACCAGTATCTGACTCCAACCCTCAATACGTTACAGAACTCTACGTATCTGCCCTCCTCATTGTGTATTTATATTTTTATTATTTGCCTTTCTTATCGAATGACTTAGTGATGTCTAATAGCATCTTCAAGCCTACAGCATCCATAGCTGAATTACTTGAATTACTACCACCAAACATTACAGAAGGAACCCAAGATACCTTAGATTCAGCCAATGCTTGTGCTACACCAACAGCTGTTTTATAATCCCATTCAGCTCTTTCAGCAGGAGTTAAACCTGCAGAAACTAATGCTCTATTGGCAGCCGCCTTAGCCTCACCTTCTGCTTGAACTTTAAGTGCTACCTGTTTAGCCTTCTTAGCTTCAAGTTCAGCTACTTCAAATTCTTGTTGCGCTTTAGTAACAGCTACAATCTTCTCCTTCTCTTGCTCCCATTTAGCCCTCTCAGCAGTAGCTCTACCCTCTTCTGTAATCTGTAAGGTTCTCTGTACAGCTTCCAGTGATTTGGTTTTAGAGGTAATAATTGCTAAGTTAGCTTGTTTCTGAGCATCAATTTGTGATTGAGTAGCATCATCATATTTAATATCAATGACCGACACTAGACCACAAGTTACACCATATTGAGAGAATGGAGATATTTCCTGCCTACTATATCCACCAGGAGCATTACTATTAGACACAATCTGTGCCTTAGCTCTTAACTCCTTCTCACCAGTAATTTCGTTAGTTACGGAATCACGAACTACAACTGTCTTATATACTCCATTATTAAGCTGGTCAGTAATATAAGCAATTAAGTCAGTTCTTGTTTCCGATACTGATTCCAGTGAAGACATAAGTGGACCACAAGAAGTTACAACCTTATATAAAGTTGGCTTTACTAGATTAGCAATTAATGCTTCTTCAGAACCAAAGTCTGTTTGTATCTTCTCCATATTCTTGGCATCATTAGGCATTACAACCCTAAATGAACCAACTATGAAACCTCTACCCTTATCATTGAACGTTAGTGCAGCTGCGGGATTACTTCCTGCTGCTATATAACCACCTTCATTCTTCTCCAATCCAGTAAATTCGACTTGTGAAGTTTTGTGATAGCTACTAACATTACCGAAGACCTGCCATTGCATACCACCATCTACCCACACCTTGTACTTACCTGACATAGGCATTTGACACACATAGTTCTTAGACTTGTCTGCATCTTCAATCAATGCACCAGACATACAAACCAATAAGACTGCAATCACTCCTGCTAGAATAGCGAAGATTTTGTTTTTACTTACTTTAGGTTGACTCATTTCTTTTAACTCATTTTACATTTAAACATTACCATTCTCACTCTCCTGGTGAACCCAATAATAGAATGGAATACATAATTTACTGAACTCCACCTTCCTATCAGTAAGGTTAATAACTCCTGAGAGGTGTGCAACTATCATAGCGTAATACACTACTATCAGTAAGATTAGTAATACTAGAATTATTCTTGCGTAAATCATATTAAATTATTTAACTTCTTATACACTTGTTCTAGCCATCTTTCATAATAGCCTTCACCATCCCATCTGTAAGGGATTCCAGTTATGGAATCTAAATCGCAATATGGATTACTCCATGCCTTTTGAATTTCCTCCCTACTAACAGGTAAGTGCATTAATACTCTATGAGCTAACTGTTTTGCCTCAATTCGCCAGATTCTCCTAACCTCTTTATCATAACTATAGCCAAATGACTTACAGCTACGATTCTTAGATATTAAGGATGCACCTCCGAATTTCTTCTTATCCTTCATTGCCTTCATAAGATTTAATCTTTATGTTGGGCTACCAGGATTCGAACCTAGACTACAACAGTCAAAGTGTTGTGTGCTAACCATTACACTATAGCCCAATAGAACAGACGACCTTCCCATTAACTCTTTTACCTCCGCAGTGGGCAGCAGAGGGTTCTCATTATTTAAAGTATGGATGTTGATTTGTTGCTGTGTGTCGTCTTACAATAGTTATACTTTAGAAAAGTCAAACCATGAGCTTATCATAGTAAGACATTCTTATGCCGCTGAATTGTTCCTCCCAATTACCAGAAAGTAGTTCATCATTGAACTGTGATGTAATTTCATCCTTATGGGTGATAACTAACATCCTCCTGTGTATGTAATGGTTTGGAATGAAAGTAGAATCAACTAATAATGAATGTTCGAGTAATTTAACATCAAACTCTACAGCTCTAAGAGTCCTTTGGAACTCATTGAACTGATTATTAGGGTCATCTACATCTCTAACAGGTTTAGAAGTAGGAATTGGACCATTGCCATGTCTAGTAATATATGGTCTGATAACATATACGTGGTCTGTTATCTCTTCCGTCATTCTATCTAAGTGATTCTTAGATTCCTTCTTTATCCTATTAATAATTTCCATAGCATTCTGACAAGTAGTGTTACTTGGAGTACAATAAGGCATTATACCAAATGTTTGGTCTAGTAATATACCTTGTGAACCTTCAAATACCTTGTACTTATAACGAGTAAGAATATTCTCGTCATATATTGTCACGGATTTAAAGTATTCATGCACTCTAACACACCAATCATCAATGTTATACATTGGAAGGCTGGAACTAAAATCATAATAGTTCTTGATAAGTGATGCAATCTTAGTTCTAAGAACCATGATATTAGCACAATCACGAACAGTAATATGATAACCAGCAGCTACTCTATCAAGAGCAGATTTGTAACCAGTACCTACAGTACCATGTCTCAGGTTCTCCTCATTGTTCCATTGATTAATAACATCAAAGGGAGTAACAACCTCGCAGAGTGGATGATAAATAATTTCGGGAGAAACACCGAGCTTATTTAAATCTATCAACTCCTTCATAGTAGTAATAGGGTCTACTGTACAGTATTTAGACCAGTACGTTGGTATGCCGAGTAAGGTTCCACTACCATAATTACTAAACGTGTGTTCAAGTTTACCATGCCTTACAGTATGACCAACTTGATGTCCACCGCTGAACCGAATAACTATCGTTTCTTCTTTAGGATGTGCCTTACATAAATTATGGACAGTTTGCCCTTTACCCTCGTCCCCAAAGAACGAGCCTAATACAATTTCATTCATCTAACTTCTTAATAGGTATAAGTTCCACTTTCTTTACCTTCACTAGGTGGAGTATAGGTTACAATCCCTTCCTCATAAATCACATTAGCGAGGTCTTCGTGTTGCTTAATGGCTTCAGCAATTACATTGTGAACATTGTGTGAATCACAAGTAAGTACATTCTGCCCAAGTAGGTTCTTCCAACCTGGAGCAATTCTTGTACCATAGCTACCATTAGTAACATGAATATGATAGACGTTATATTGCTCTTGAGCTTTCTTAACAGCTTCTTCCTCGCTAATAGGATTAGCAGGGTGTTGATAGCCTAAGAAATCTTCCAAAGCACGTCCACTGATGCCGTGCAAGTTAGGTTCATCACCAATGGTGAATAAATAACCCTTCTTGTGTCTTTTAAACCATGAATCGGTTTCAGTGTGATAACCAGCGATTATATGAGCTAATAAATAGCTCTCGCCACTATTTCCACCCCCACCACCTTCGAGTACAAACTCTTCAAGAGAGTTTACAATCCTCTCAGTATCAGATTCAAATTGTCCAACTTGAATAGGATACCTATCGTACTCATGGTCGCCTACAGCCATAAATAACAGCTGTGGGTCTTTGACTCCCAGTTGCATTAGAGCATCCATGAGTTTAGGGAAGTTATCCTTAATCATTTCATGGGGTGTTCTACGCATTGAACCAGTAACATCAAGAGCAATGATAATCGGAGTAGTTTCAGGATGTTCGTTGCTATCTCTACTTTCTCTAACACCAGTGTTAATCATTTCTGGTTTAACCTGAGTATTAAAGCTCCTTGCATTTACGTTAGACAACCTAATGTCTGACTGTGCTGATAGAGAGTGATTCTTAAAGACAGCATCAGCTGACTTAGTTGTATACCCCCTATCGTTGGCTAATGCAGAATAAGCTGCAAAGGAATAACTTCCACTTCCCATAATTACTTCAATTTAGCATCGTCTTCTAGCACTTCTGCTACATTAATCATTTCCTCAGTTTCGTCAGCTGGGAACTCTTCACCATCAACTTTAAGTGCAAGAGCATATTCAATGTTAGCAACTCGTAAGTCACGTTCCAATTGATGCCTCTTAGCTACCCAAGCCTTAGGGTCAAAGCCATTACCAACTTCCAACGAAGTAGTGGATTTTACAGATAGGTCTCTGTGCTTGTTTAACTCATTCTTGATACGAAGAACCTTCATCTTACATTCTTGGATGTATCGTTCCTCTTCAATTTTAGTCATTTCATACAAGTTCTGTGCTCTTGCATCAAGTACACTCTGACCACTTCTTCTCAATCCGTCTTTAAAGCTACTCATAATTCATTTTACATAATAACATTTGCAAATGTTAATCTTTGTAGTGCTAACTGAGAATCTTGTTATTTAGAAAGAATAAGTCCCACTGTTATTACTAACAATGAGACTAATTTGAGCCACCGATAGGAATCGAACCTACAACCTTCTCATTACAAGTGAGTTGCTCTGCCTATTGAGCTACGGAGGCAATTTAGCACACATACTTAGATGTGTGCCCAGAAGACTAATGCCTGTTTCTAATACATCCTACCACTAGACGACTATACCCATCAGGACTTTGGCGGTATAGGTAAGGATTCGAACCCTACGTCTTTCATTTACCGATTGAATTTTAGGATTTTAATTTGCTGTAAGTCTTCTTATAGAGTAATTTTTACTATGTAGCCGAACGTGTGGGACTCGAACCCCTCCTTCACCGTGATACTGCTACCATTACACTACACGCTCGTTATTAATTAGTACAGCTAACGGGACTCGAACCCGTATTTTATGCTTGAGAGGCATATTACCTAACCAGTTAGTAGATAGCTGCATACATCAGAGGTAGCCAAGACTTCTTAAATAGTTTATACGAAATCTCTTACCTCTCTTAGTCAATGTCTTAACATCTTCCCAAATATCCTTTAAATCATTGGGAACAGTACCCTTCTTATCCATTCTATTCCTGCCTTTACATTCTCTGGCAGTTTCTCTAAGGACACGCTTTGCAATGGTACTCTCTACGTTTCTTATCTTCATAATTGTACTTTAATAAAAGAAGTGGTGGGTGCTAGCCGTTCCTATCCCACCATTGTGTACTACGTTGCTAGCCAACGTGTGAACTCCTCTCCTCTGTTCGTTCACAGTGTAGCCTAACTATCCTATTAAGGATTAAGGAGGACTACAAGGTACTGGGTAGGGGAATCGAACCCCTATCTACGCATCGAAAGTGCGTTGAACTAAACCATTATTCGAACCCAGCATTAACTCTTCCTAAACTCATAATATGAGGGGAAGGATTCATCACCTTGAGACTCATGGTAAGTTACTTCATATCCATTCTCTCTGTAGAGAGGCTCTACATCTAACCAATGGTTCTGTATGATAGTATCCTTACTAGCCCCAGTCAGAAACTTTATAAACTCAACAGCTTCATTAGTAAACACTATTGACCTGTCTTTGTTCCAGTTTCTTGCAATCAGTTCGTTAAAAACCCTAATTACTTGGTCAGGTATTATTTTAACCTTCTCACTGATAATTTCATTAGGATTTATAGGCTGAATCTTTGTCATAGTAATCATAATTAATCATTATTATACAAAAATTCCAAATATACTTGCGGAGAGTGCAAGATTCGAACTTGCGGAACCCTTTTGAGGTTCTCCGTCTTAGCAGGACGGTGGTTTAAGCCACTCACCCAACTCTCCATACAGAATTTCTTTACCCTGTAATTCTGTAAAACAGCTGAGAACCATTTTGATTTGAGGCTGCTGCTCTGCCGACTGAGCTACATCAGACTGAACTGACGTGAGGAATCGAACCTCAGACCCGCTGCTTGGATTTCAAATTTAACATTGCTGTTAGTTCTCGTCTACTAATCGACGTGGGGCGAGGAGGAATCGAACCTCCAACGCCAGGCTCTTCAGACCTGCGCTCTACCATTGAGCTACCGCCCCAGAGGAAGGATTATTATATCGTGTAACCCTTCTAAACCACGTTAAGGCAATAGTAAACAAACAGGAAGATTTTATTTAAAACCTACTGCCATAAGGGTGTTTAGTGGTAGTCGAAACCACATATACTGAACCACAATCAGTTATTCTAACCGCTGAACTATAAACACCATATAAGACCTACACATACAGCCACTTCCATTTATGACCAGTGGTGCACCACCAGTAAGCTGTACCCTCATCCACATAAAGGAACTTCCCCTACCATCAACCTCGGTCTTTTGTACCCCGTGATGGATTCAAACCATCGACCCACGCCTTAGAAGGACGTTGCTCTATTCACTGAGCTAACGGGGCATCATCAGAAGTCATTTGTTTGCATATACTGTGCCAACCTTTACACTACAACCTCCATATTGATTACTTTGGGAGGTTGTTGGGATTCGAACCCAAACTAGTCGAACCATAATCGAATTGCTGTTTTAGTTGCTGTAAGACTTCTTATAAATTAAATAACTTAAAACATTTCTATTTCAAGTTTAGTTTCCTTTTTAAACTCTCGTCTATTGTATCGTTCACCCCTACATAACCAACAACTACATGGTGTAGTAGTAGATTTATAAGGTAATGTCCAGTGCTGGTTATCACACCATAATCCAAATCTACTAGCAGGAAACTTCTTTAGCCTAGTAATATACTTCTGGACTAACTTCTGCCTGCGCCAATACTTGTTGCGTGGATTCATCCACCTCATTTGATTCCTTCTTTCCATCGTCTCTTTCAATTAAAGGTTTGAGGAAAGTCCAATCAAATACTATGTCTGATATAACTAAGTCAATCATGTCTTTTAATGTTTTTAAAGTCATCCCAATGTTGTAACATAATCAAGCAGAGGTTGTACCTTGCTGATAATTCTCTCATAAATACCTTCTTCATTTTACGAGGCATTTTAGCTATACGACCATTCTCTATAATAGATTCTAAATGTTGGAATCTCTTTGTTAGAGTTTGGTAATTATCATCAGTAAAGCCATCTTCAACAGCTTTAACTACAGCGTGTTCCTTATAAAAGAACGACACTGCTCTGTCCCATAATACGGACATCTTGTGCTTACTAATCTTGTGAGCAGCTCTAAATCTTCCTGTCATAATTCTTCTATTTATTTAATAGTGAGGAGGCTGTAGGAGTCGAACCTACTCAACGAATGGGTACGTTACATCGGATTTCAAGTCCGTTCCATTACCGTTCTGGCAAACCTCCATAAGTTGTTTAACATATTCACTTCAGCAGCATAGGAACTTACTCCTTTATAATAGGGAGAGTTCCAGTAGGGTAAATGTAGGAATTAGCAGTCCTATCAAAATACCACTTAACAGCTTTCTTAATCAGTCTAATTGCCTTCATAATTAATAAGTGTTACTGAATAAATATGTCAATCTTGTTAGTAAAATAAACCCATCCTACCTCCAGAAACAGAAATTCTAGGATGGGTTTAACAGAGGACATGGGTTTAACTTTAATGTCTACCACTCTCCCAATTCAGAATGTGAGACACCATACTCACCCAGCATGGTCAGGGCTAACTCATAGCTTAGTACATTACTTCAAGCGTACCACTCTAGTCTTACCTGCACCCTTGCGGGAATACTTCGGAGACACTGTTGAATCATTTTGTAGTTATAAGTACATTTGCTGTACGTCCTCTTACAATAAATGAAAGGAGGTGTCATGGGACACCTTTGTCACTCCGCTGGAACTCGAATCCAGAACCTTCGCATTAAAAGTGCGAAGCTCTAACCAATTGAGCTACGGAGTGATAAACCTACACCCTAATTGCTTAGGAGTGTAGGCATCAGAAACCATTTTAAATACGTTGCTCTATCCAATTGAGCTAAATAGGACAATGTCCTACTATGGGACTCGAACCCATAACCTACGGCTTACAAAGCGAATAGGTCTTGCTGTAAGGTTTCTTGTTGTTAAACTCAAAATAGAGTAGGGTAACGGAGTCGAACCGTTCTAACTGGTTTTGCAGACCAGCCCCTCGGGCAACCCTACATAAATACTACTTTACGTGCATTTATGTTTCTCTATCTGGGTCTAATTTAAACTAGAGTTGTTGAAACGTGAACCTTAAAGATTCGTGGAGCAGGTGGGACTCGAACCCAATCCTCCAGATTGCAAATCTAGCGCATTAGCCAATTATGCTACCTCCCCATTGTCAGAATACCTTTCTTCATCCTCTCGGACTACACCAACATTTCAACCTTCCCATAAATAGTCTGCATTTTTGTTTAGGCTGGTGCAAACCAGTGCATTAGGACGTCCTAATAACACAACCGACCAGCTTTTTTGTGGGAAGGGCAGGAATCGAACCTACGTTAAGACAAAATTACGAATTGCTTGAATTTTAATTTAGGTTTGCTGTAAGTATTCTTATAATAAATTGTTGGGTAAGCGAGATTCGAACTCGCAACCTCTACATCCCAAATGTAGTAGACTAGCCCATTGTCCTATTACCCAATTTACAGAAGACTATTATTGATGTTTGCAATCCAAAATATACTGCTATAATCATAAATATTTGCTGTAAGTCTTCTTATTAACTAATCGTTTGCACGCCGTGAGGGATTCGAACCCCCATATCACGGTTTTGGAGACCGTTGCTTCCCTTTCATGCCACCGACGCATATGTAGACTTGTTTCACAACAAATCTACGTAGAAGTTCTCTTAATGTACATTGCGTACATACCACTAATTTACTGCTACGCTTAGCGAGGGGAGTGTGGGACTCGAACCCACGACCATCGGATTAACAGTCCGAAGCTACCACCAGCTGAGCTAACTCCCCAATTACTACAGTTAAACAACTACCCTTGCTGTAGTACCAACGTCACCCTACGATGTGAACTCCAATATGCTGTCAGGGATAGGAGTGTCTACGATGCGCTCTAGAAACGCCTTGCGTAGTCCCTGTAGGGTTCGAACCTACGACCCTCTGGATGTAAGCCAGATACTCTCACCAACTGAGCTAAGGGACTATTTACAGAAGCCATTTGTTCATCATGTTCGCAAATAAATGGTGCAAATGTTTGAATTTAAGTTTGCTGTTAGGCTTCTTATTATCAATTCTTGGCAGTTGGGTGACTGGGACTTGAACCCAGAACCTTCTCCTTATCAGAGAGATGCGCTAACCAGTTGCGCCATCACCCAATTTTACAGGAAACATTACTTAGCGTTGTCAAATTAAAAGTTTGATGCTTGAATAGATTTGCTGTTTGTTTCCTTATAGTGAGTTATGAGTTTCACCCCTCATACTCTATCGTAACTACAACAGTCCTAAGTGTAATTCCACTTAGCATAGCCTGGTGTAATAGGCGCGGGGGACGGATTCGAACCGCCGACCTCTAGGTTATGAGCCTAGTGAGCTACCAACTGCTACCACCCCACACAATAATTAGTTGCGGATGTAAGATTCGAACTTACGACACCTTATGAGTGTTCCAGCTTATGAGACTGGTGAGATAGACCACTTCTCTAATCCGCGATGTTAATAAAGGAACTTAATCAATAATGGGATAACTTCAATCCTCACTTCATTGGTTTCTGCGTACCATAATATCCTAAGTTCCTGTCATTAGATGATTGCTAGCCTCATCTAACCTCCACTAATAACATTAAGTAAGAGCCTATTAGCGAATGCTCCTCACACACTCAAGTTAGTGTGATACTAAGGTCTTCCTTACGTTGTGACCTCAACAACACGCTCTCATATTGACCCTCAGAGAGTATTGGGGAAGAATGCGGTGCATACGAGAATCGAACTCGTACCCCAAGATAGACAGTCTAGTATCCTAACCATTAGACCAATGCACCATTATAAAAGAGAACTTACTTTATATATTCACATCGTTCATGCACAATATAACATCCATTCTCTTATTCACCTATTACTAGGCTCTGTCCTCTTTACTGTAATGTCGAAAGAGTAATCTCAAAGACATACTGGACAATTAACATTCACCAGTCTTAGGACTCTGTAACGAGGTCAAACGAAGTTTCTGACTGTAAACTTACAACAGCTACATACTATCAACGCCTGATGTAGGGAGGCTGAACGAGAGCAGGTAATGAGAATCGAACTCACATCCTCGGCATGGCAAGCCGATGCACTAACCGTTGTGCTATACCTGCAAATTTGAGTAGGTGAAGGGAATCGAACCCTCATCTCCAGCTTGGAAGGCTGGAGCACTGAACCATTGTGCTACACCTACAGACTAAATATGCCCATCTTCACAGACGAGCATACTCTTTACCAAAGCACTTGACTTTAGCAGATATTGTTGTGGGAGTGGCAGGATTCGAACCTGCTCAGCCCGAAGGCAACAGATTTACAGTCTGTCCCACCTCTCCAACTGTGGCGCACTCCCCTCAACAATGGGATAAATAAAACACAAACACAATCACGTTCTCTCAACGTTTCTGAGTACAAAGATAGTGCAATCTTTAGACTCTACAAAGTGAATAATGTTAAATTTTGTAACAATCAAATATATTACAATATCCCATTCTATTCTTTAAATCTTAATGCTCTACTTATAGTTATCTATCTTCACAGACCAATAACTGCTGACAAATGTAATTTATTACAAAGAATTGTAAGGGAAGTGGGATTCGAACCCACAATAATACTAACCTAGAATGTGTATCACAATCATCTTGATTGCCGCTCTACCGTTCGCGTATTCCCTTGTTTTAACTACCCATCTTCACAGACAGGTAGTGCTAATTTAAACTTTTTAAGATATGACACAAACAGAGCAGAGGGTGGAGGAATCGAACCTCCACTCCCAAGAATTAACCGTTCTTGTGCTTTAACCATTAAGCTAACCCCCTAAGGACTAACTCGAAAACCCTCGATGATAGCCCCTAGTTGTGAGATAACGTTCAGTAGTTTTACGCTGAAGCTGTTTTATTAGTCTGACGTGTTAATCCACTTCACCAGCGCGCCATGTTAAAATAAGGTGGGAATCATACACATAAGAGTCATATTGATTGCTGCTTACTTGCAATAATGCTCATCTAATATGTTGGTTCTTATGCTTATATCCCACCTTTAAACAAAGGATTATGTTAGAGGCGCGCACGGGATTCGAACCCGTGAATGGTCAGATTTAATAATAATTATTATCAATTATCATTTTCACAGCTACTGGTCTCTCACAGTAAGGCTAAAGCTGAAGCTCTTGACTCAATGCTCATGCTAAATATCTAGGATTTAGTAACGCTGAGGCTGAAGCTAAAGCTTTAGTCAATATTTTATTTTTTACTTACCATGATGTAAGAACGTAACGAGTTTCTCAACACTGAGATTCGGACTCTGTGCTTCGTTATCGTTAACAACCTTCAATGCCTCAATTACTGCAGCAAGAATCTTACTTCTTCTTTGCAATAACTCAGCACGTTGTCTCTGTGTCCAAGCACCTGTAAACTTCTGCAATGTATAATCACCAGTCTCTACTGTCTTCTTCTTAACAGTAACCTTAGCATTATAATTGGCAGGAAGCTTAGCTGGGTCAAGATTCGGGTCTTTAAGGATAACTTCCTCAGATTCTGTAGTACGTGTTACACCCTTCAACATTTCTGTTTCATAGATGTCACGTCCGCTATATTCTGCATCAGTTCCTTCAAGCCAAACCTCCGAATCAGAGCGTACTGGAATGTTGGCATACATTTCTTCTAACTGCTTACTAGTCAGAATGGTTTTAAGTCTCATAAGGTCAAGTGCAGTCAGTTTGCCAAATGAAACACCATCTACTATCAATTCAACTCTCGGTGCACCAGCAGAGTTAGTTGCTTCAACAGCGAATACTTCTTTCAAATGAGGAACTGCATTCTGCTCAAACCATGTGAGCTTCTCTTCTACGGTAGTGGCTACTTTAGTAGTGCCCATATAACGAGCATCTTCTGCATAGCCATCTCTCGGTTTGAAGGTCTTCTTAATACCCTCAAACATACCTTGCTTATTCTTAAAGAAGACTGAGTAATCACCAATCATTCTATTGAACATTGATGTACCATGGTCAACCTTAGCAAGTAATGTGTTAAGCTTAATCATACCTATTTCTTATTCTTTTTAGGGTTTGTATTCTTGTTAGATTTGTTGAACACCTTTCGTTCAGCAATAATAAGTCGATTTAACAACTCTTGGTCCATAGCTGCATTGAACAATTCAGTTGCATTCTTAGGTGTAGCCTTAAATGGCTTAGTTCCCAAGATGAATGCTACAGCAGCAGGGTCATAGCCGCTGATATAGAAATTGTTAGGAGCATCTGCAAAGTCCTCAAACTTAGGACGATCATTACCACCATAGTAAGAGTTAGGCAAATCCCACAAGATTAACTTGAAGTTATCTACATACTCTTTACTAAAGCCTCCAGCAAGTAACTTCTTTCTGAATGCTTCAAAGTTGGTAACAGATGCGCCAGTACCCCTCCAACTACGAGCTGCGTCGAACTCACCATCACTAACTAGTAATGCTCCTGTAGGAAACTCATTCTCAGAAATCTTCATCGTGCTTCTTAGCTTGACGAACATATCTGCTACAGACAATAAGTTGGTATTACCAAAGTTACTATCTGTATCGTTTGCCCATTTATCGATAGGAGTTTTACCTTGCCATTTACAGAGCTTACAAGTATTACTAAATGTAGCATAAGCATCTTTAAATGGACCATCCAATAGTGCAGAGAAGTACAATGCCATTGCTTTACCGATAGCATATGCAGACATATTAGTTCCAACTCCCTTTGAGGTCATAGAACCAGAAATGTCTCTAACTACCAATAGTCTACTATCTTGGTTAAGATTTTGTCTTCCAGTCTCAACCAAAGTATTAAACTGCGCATTGATAGTCTGTTCTCTATACTCTTCGAGCCTATTAACACGATAGCTATCACCAAGTGGTTGGAACAACTCAAACACGAATCCAGTGTATTTAGCCACTTTGCGACCACTTATCCACTTGGAATACTTCTCTACCAATCCCTGATTTTTCAAGAACTTAGAGCCTACTAATAGGCTTAAAGCGCGTCCATGAATAGTATTGAAGTCCAATTCGAGCAACTTCTTCTGACTTATTAATTGCTGCCAAGTATGAGCAGTTCCACTCTGTTTGAGTTTCCTGTATCTACGTTGTGCAGCACGGCTGTCCGCAGTTTCTTTATCAGTCTTCTTATCAGCTTTCTTACCATAAATGCAAGAAGCCAGATACTGACCGATGATTGTACGAGCTTGTGATTCAACAGTTTTACATTCTTTTACAGAACGAATAGTTGGTAGGTATTTCTTTACCAATTCACTTGTATGACCATTAGCTAACCCAGCTAAGATAACCTTACGCATGAAATTCCAATCCAACTTTCTTCCTTCCCAGCCATGATATTGTAGGTCAAGGCTCATCATTTCAAACACATCCTTCCAGCTACCAGCAGCGATGAAGTAAGGCATGTTAGCCATGAATGTAGGTTTGTGATGCATTGCTATCCATAGCATACGCATAATACCTTCATTCTTTAAGCCTTGTCCTCTCTGTACATCTAAGGTGATAGTTTCATTTGGAAGAACAATCTGAGTCTCACGAGTAATCAGTCTGATATATACTGCAAGCTGTAAGCACTTCTTCGGATTGATACCCCACAACTTATACATATCTTTAGATACCTCAGCATATTCACGAGGTGCCTTAAAGTTTGCAATCATTGCAAAGTTATCCACAAATGCATCATTACTGGTGCTATACTTCTTAGCACCGTTACCACTCACAGTCTCAGCTGATAGCTTCAATCCCTCTTTAACAAACGAGTTGTCTTGTGAAGGAGCTTCAGTCATGTACGGATTGTTGTACAGACTTTTCTTCTTTTTACTAAATTCCATTGTTTATCTCTTAATTTATAAATTAATTGAGATAATTATATAGCGTATTTACCTACATAATCTATCTTTTAACGTCTCTCATAAAAACAATCACTCAGCTGCTGGCAATGAAAGATGTTGCAGCTGAGTGAAAGGTCAATAATGAAATGGAACTGACAACCTACTCTTGTATTGCTTGACCATTAATCAAAATATTGTTACACATTTTAAATAACTACAAGAGATATAAGGATTCTCTCCTTATATAATTTCACTAAGGGTTATGCCGCTCCCTATGTGAACTAGGTTTCAACTCTTATTTATACACGTTTAAGTCACGACCTGAGGCTTAAGCTTCAGGGGTTCGCGATTCATCAGGTCAGTTTCGTGTTTAGACTACTAAACTAGATAGTCTGCTTGGATTAGGATTTGTCTATCACCCTCTTCTAAGGATAAATATCCAGACTCCAATCCTTCTGGTTGGGAATTGAATGTAGTTAGCCTAGCCACCATATCACCACTATCCTCAATAAGGAAGTAGCCTTTAGACCTCCAAGGTGCATGGTGTGTTCTACATTGGTTCATAGGGATTGTTCTATAATATAGATAGTTGTCATTGTATCCTTCTGGACTACCTTTTACAGGTGGAACGAATACTATCTGTATATAGTTACTTCCCCATTCATGGTTTGCTCCTGTCATTTCTAACTGGAATCTTGCCAATGAACCACCAAAGTATAATGCTAATCGCTTTAGCATTGTTTCATCGTCCCAACCATCGTATAATCCTCGATAGCATCTCAGATAGTGTTCACGCTGTGCATCGCTAATAATACCTCTCCAGCCGTTAGCCTTTAAGTTCTTATAGCTCTGTAATGCTAAACACTTGGATGGGTCAGTTTTAATTAAATCCTTGGATTCAATCAGATAAGCAAGTACGCTAGCTGTGTTAGCCTTTGCTCTCTGATAAAACTGACCTACATTTGCCATCTTAGATTCACGTTTTGGATTCATTTCTCCCATCATGTGAATTAGAGATTCTAAATCATCACAATAAGACCAACTATTATCCTTACTAAATGTGGGTTCCAGCTGGAATAAATCCACACCACTCCAGTCCTCAATTCTGATGTTAATATCTAAACCAGGACTGTAGTACTTCTTTATTCTTCGGTTTAGGTCTGCTAATGTAGATAAGGCAATCACTTCAGCTATATCCAGTCTTGCACTGAAATCTGCTTTAATGGAACCCCAAGGGACTAATACAGGGATAGGTTTCCCCATACCAACACAAGCTTTAATGATTTGACGAATACGATACTGACCCTCTGTTGAAGGTTTAGCACCATATCTAATGTTCTTAGTAGAGATAAGCAAATTAGTTATAATATCTAATGTTGCTCCATCTATTTCAGGTACAAAACTCTCATTCAAACCATATAAATACTGCATCATATTGGATGCGAACGGATTATCTCCTGGACAGTTCATTCTCATTTTACAGTTACCTCCTCATAGATTAAGATAGGTTTAGAAACTCTATAACCATTCTCTGTTAGTAGCTTAATAGCCTTATTGATTGCTTTATCAACTGGTACTAGTTCTTTGCGTTCATGAACTGGAACTTCTTCAAGTACCTCTTCAATCTCCGTAGTCTCTTTAGGTTGTTTAATTGGTTCAACCCATGTGCCTTGTTGTATAGCTTTCTTCTTTTGGCTATATTTACGAGCTTGTGTAGCAACCTTCTTACGAGTAATCTTCATAAGTTCAGTTACCTTATTCATATGAATAGGCTCTGTAGTAGACCAACTATACCCATCTTGATATGTCAATCCAGCCTGCACGAGCATACCTTGTTGCACCAATGTTGTAGCAAATTCACTATACATAGGTACTCCAAGTTGTTTAAATGCATTTCTAATGTCTTTAACACTGAATATTCCAGAGTTCTCAGACTTCACTAGATTTACAGCAGTTGATAGCTCTTCAGCCGTCATCTTACTGTAGTTACGTTTCTTTTGTTCCATTTCAAATTGTCGATTAGTTAAACATAAATAAGCGGGAGAAGTGCAGGTGGCACTATCTCATTCTGTATTTCAAGACCTATTGCCTAAACCAATATGAAGTACAATGTAGTTCTTCGGCATCCCGCTTTGCGGACTAACAGGGAATCGAACCCATTACTAAATCATTTAGCATCCAACACTATAGGTTTAAATTCCCAAACCAGTAATAAGTCCCTTCTCTCCACCCTTGCAATGACTTTGAGAAGTTTCTAAATTACCTACCTGCGGAGTAGTTATTCCTAAGTAGCATCATTAGTATCCTATAACAAGTGCACTCATTATAGGCGTTAATCCAAGTGGACTTGGAGGGAGTCGAACCCTCGTCCAAACAACCCTTATTATAAGGATAACGTGTGTCTCATTTATATTACATCAGCCAGTGAGTTCTGGCATATAGATAGTTTTAACAGACTTATCCAGAAACCAGATTCAATCGCAATGAAGGAATCAGTACATCTAAAGCTATATACTACAAACTATCAAACTAGGGCTGACCGAAGTCATCCTCTCCACCACTTCATTTACGTTGAAGAACGAGTAGCACTTTTAGGTAAAACCCTTGCGTCCCTACCATACACATTTTGTGGAGAATCTCAGCTTTACTAACCTTTGGCTTTCAAGTTAAGTGGGCTGCTTTATAATGCTTCTTCCCACACCTCTTCTGTTTCTAGGTCTTCTCCATTAACCCGACTACATTAATACGTTAATATTAATAAGCCACAGCTTAAGCTGCCATTCTTACTTCAGTGTTGCCACTTAAAAATTGTGCATCATTTTATAAGAGTTGGTACAAACTCTACACGTCCTCATAACTTGTAATCGCCTGTCAAAACCATACAAGCCCAGTTAGTGCAGTTATACTCCTGCACTATGAGTTTATTTAATTTCCCTACTACTAATGCTAACTATTATACCACTTGGCGTTCTCTCTTCCCAATACCGTATATTATCCCTTACATAAGTTTTAACTATCGTAGTAGGTATAATCATAGGTCTACTCCTTAAAGAAAGCCTCTCTCGCAGTATTTGCTTTGCCTCTACAGAATCATCCATAAGAGGTTCAACATTAAAATTGAGTAACATTAGAATGGTAAATCAGTTATGTGTTTATACTTACAAAACTCATAGACTCGCACATTAGTAATCTGTGCGTCTTCTACGGCTTTGAGTGTTCTCTCATAATCCCAACAAGTAGTAATTATTCTCTCAGGCTCTTTAAAGAACCATTCCTTAATAATATCTTTGTCAGGAATTGGCTCATCAATATTCCACTCCCAATCTTGTTGCAATCATAGTGGTGTAGTATCTTATACTCACCTCTACCAAACAATTCATCAAGTAGGTAATGAATTAATAAGCCACTTATAGCATCACATCCACAGAAGATAACCTTCTCCTCTTTGGAATGTAGTTTCCTTAGTGCATAATCCTTTGGCATAATTATTTGTACTTCTTTGCCATTTCTAATGCAGCTGGAGATGTTAATCTATTAACAGCAGATTTATATCCAGCTAACACAGATTCTCTCTGCTCTTCTGGAACCAAATAAGTACAAGTTAATAATGGTTCAGTACCATTACCAAACTTCTTACATATTGGTGGTCTTCTATCATATATATTACATCTGCAATTCTCAGTTAGAAACGGACATTTATTCTTATCGGGATTCTCATCTGTAATAGGATAACACATCTTCTCTTTCATGTTATCATCATCAAGGACGAGTATCTTAATCACAGGATTAACAATCCTATTCTTAAGTGCAAATATGTAATTCTTAGGCAATGGAGCGTTGTAGCAACAACTCGCATGGCATTTAGATATATCACACTTACTCATAGGAAATAATAATCACCACGTTCAAAACCCCAGATAGTATATTGTAGCTCCCAATTCTCATGCCATCTTGTACCATCCTTATCACATATAACAGATAAAGTATCACCACTTATTGATTGTGGTTCAACCCTTCCAGTAAAAGCACCATTCTTGCCACTAAATGGTTTGCCTTCTTCTAATTGCTTCAGTATATCCATTTCATTATAAGCGTTAAAAGTTGGCGGAGTTAGCCCACTTCACAGCGACCTAACCCCTTGATATTTGTCTTCAAGAACCTTCTTTAGTTATTATCGTTTCTTCTCTTACGGAGAACAGATACTGCAACAGCAGCTCCGAGAAGCGATTTGAGTTCTTTAGGCATACCTTCGATGATGTCCTTAATAGGATTCTCGTCGATGTCGTTGTCACTGCCCTCATGGCGTTTGAGTGCTTCTAACACATCCTTCACTGATTCAGCGTCGTCAGTAGTTAGGTGGAAGTTTACACCACCGAAGACTGATGCTTCCATCTTCTCCAGGTCTACATGAGCCACGTCATTACCGTCAATGTTGAATATAAAAGCACCACACTCTTTGCACTGTTTAACACCGAGTTCTTCAACTATGCGTCCTACGTATACTGGAGCTTTACCCATTGCATATAATGCATATGGTTCTAAGATGTTAGACAACTTGTTAATTAATGAAGTGTACTGTTCTTCAGCACCATTCAAAATCACATCAATCTTTTTCATGCTAAATCCTTGTTTTTAAGTGAAATAATAAACATCATAAGTAATACACATAATACTAATGGTAACCATAAGGATGCCATATAGCAATGAAAGCCTAAATATCCTGCAAATAACAGGAATACAGCCTTAGTCAACCTTGCTCTCCACATTGACATATTGTTTAAGTGAGGAACGAGAAAGTAGTACACATACAGACCAATCCAAGCCTTCTTCATCACAGAGTTCTTTAGCAGAGCGAATATACTCCTTGCAATCTTCAAAGACTGCTGCATCTTCCTCTTCTGTAATCTTGCCAAGTTTCTTCTTCTCAAGACTTTGAGCAGCAATAGAAGCCATCTCAGCAACAGAGTATGCAATGATACCTAAGCGGATGTCTTGATTTAATACTTGAGCACGATTCACCAATTTGTTCTTTTCAATTTTCATTTGTCGATTAGTTTTTAATGTTTTTATTCTTTATTATTGCTATTTTTATACCAGAACACACAAGTTAGTATTCCTATGATGATGGCTATGACCGAAGCCATGCCATCAGAGATGAATATGCCACTACTTAATAGAATCATAATACTCCTCCTTGAGAACATTAGCAATTCCATTTAATACATAGTGAGGAACGTTGCCAGATAACTGGAACCAAGGTTCTCCTACTTCATTAGTAGTATACGTGATAGCCAACTCAATCTTGTGAATCTTAATAATGCGAGGACGTCTGTCAGACGTACTAAGATTATTATATTTGTTAAGATGAGCGTAGAAGGCATCAGGCATATTGTGCCACTTAGAGTCCTTATACTCCTTTAAAAAAGGTTGACAAGGTATGAGCTTCTCAGGTTTGTCTATCTCTTCTACATTGGGTAGTGAGACGAACTTGTTGTTGTACTTAGCAACTATTGCCTTAGTATTAGGCAAATAGAATAATTTCATAATTTAATCCTCCAATTATAGGTTATACGATTAGTTAAGTTTTATTGTCATCTGCATTTGTAGAGGCTTTGAACTCTATATAGGTGTTAATACATCTATATGCTGCATTACAATAAAATAAGATATATATGTACACACATTTAGAACCAAACCCTTAATTTGGGTATATTTGGAATTTAATTATTTAGAGCTTGTGCCTAAATGTGTGTACAGTTACAAATGTCCCTCAAAGAGGAATCCATTTTAGGACTGACCAGTTGCAAAAGTCGAGCGGTTGGATCAGTGCCCAGAAGCTTTTATCTTGGGGTAATGAACTCGTATCTAGAACCTGATAAATATTATCTGAAGTTCTAATGTGATACTTATCCATTACCCAAGCTTTAACGGTCTTAGTCCTTCGAGGTCTAATCGAGGACATTGATTTTGAGAACAGATGTTTCAGTAGCTCTGTCAGGCTGTCCGTTGAATCCTCTTCGGATAATGGGCACCATTTGAGTTCCTACGACTTCCAGAGTCTTGCCGAATAACTTCTGCCATACTTCCTTCTTAGTTACACAATTCGCAGTGAACTGAGTAATTGAACCAGTAACGCTGACATTCTGTTTAGTCTCACGATTCTGTACGGACTTCATCAGTGTACCGAGGAACAACTCCTTAACACTCTTCGTACCGTCAGCTGCAGTTACTTCACACAATGCACGAGTAACAGGATTCTGTCCTCTAGTCAGCGGAGTACAAATCCATTGTTCTGAATTAGCATCAGCAGGAATGACAATCTTATCCCCAATATTGAACTGGGTTTCCGACAAGTCACGTCTTACTGGAGCGTCTTCAACTTCGAATGCTGCTGCACCCTTAACAATGTTACCACCAAGAGCTTTAGCTCTAGCTTCTGCATAACTTTGTGCAAAAGCGAAAAGGCTTTCGTTTGCCATAATCTTTAATAATTAATTTGAGTTTAACGTATCAATACACCAATACATATAGTAATTAGTATATTATTTTATTCAAATACATATCGAGGATGTGAGGAGTACTAGTATAAGTTGTCTGCAATTATTAAAAGAGTAAAGGAGAGAACCGAAGCTCTCTCCTATCTCTTATCCCCAAACTCCCTTAAATTCAACGCATTGTACTGTAGGAAATGTGTATGTATTCCCTTCTATGTGAGCATAGTCAGTAATTGACTGTTCAGCTCTCCTACAACCATAAGCACCATTCTCACGTTGGTAATGCTCGTATGGAAGTTTGGGAGCTGTAACTTTAACAGTGAAATAGCCATCATCAGCATGTTTCTCCATTTCAAACTTCTCTGCATCAAAATAGAGTGACTTGCGCTTCTTCCAATCATTGTTCTCAATGGGATAAGCATAAACTTCTAACTTAAATGTTGTCATAATATATTGTATTTAATTGTTTTAAAAAGATAAGGAGAGTGCTGTCACCACTCTCCATTGTGTTAGGCAACCACGTCTATGCTGTAGACTGTTGTGGTTGTGGCTCTGTCGGGCTGCCCATTCCACCCTCTACGGATGATTGGCACTTCGACTGCATTGGTTACCTTGAGCTTCTTGCCGCACAGTTTCAACCAACCTTCCTTCTGCATGATGCAGTTACGAAGTTCGTCAACAACTGTGCCAGTAACGCTAACCGTCTGCTTGGTCTCACGGTTCTGCACCGATTTGGTGAGAGTACCGTAAAACAGCTCGCGTGCTGTAACTGTGCCGTCTGATGCTGTAACTCTGCAGACTGGACGAACCACTGCATTGCCACCTTTAGCTACGGGACACGAAACCCATTGGTCACTATCCTTTGCAGGAATCTCAACAATGTCACCGACGTGAAACATTGCATCTTCGAGACTACGACGAACAACTGTGTCATTGGATTCGAAGGCATCTAAGCCAGTCTTAATCTCAACACCTAACTTAGCGCAGAACGCTTTGTTGTAATCGATTGCAAAGCTGAATAATGTATCCATATGCTTCTAACGGTTTTGCCCACACCGTAAAAGGGAAAGTTATTAATTCAAGAATATAATGAAGATATAATTGAAGTAATAGTATATTGCTATTAAAGGAATAAAGGGAGATTACTCTCCCTCTTTAATTAGATATGGTTCAATGATGGCATATTCATTGTAGTCCACCTGTTCAATCGTCTTAGGTTCACCATTACCCCAAACGATAATCTTCACATCGCAAAGTCTCTTCTTTAATAGCTTTGCCTTATAAGTTCCATTGATAATCTTCTCAATCATATTGTTAAGTATTAAATTAAAAAATAAGGGAGTGTTGCCACTCCCATTAATGCTATTGTTCAGCGATGATTGCTTTGTACTCAGCTAAGGTAATCAATGCACCGCAATAAAGAACGTATGTAGTATTCATATCAAAAGGACGGTTAACCACACCACCGACAGTTTTAAGTTGTTAATTCAAAGTCATATTGAAGATATATATTAAGTACTAGTATATAAAAGAAAGAATAAAAGGGAGAACAATCTCCCTTATTGAAGGCAGAGCATTATTGTTGCTCTGCAATCATTTCCTTGTATTCTGACAATGTTACAAGAACGCCATTGAATAAAACGTATGTAGTTTGCATGACTGTATGACGGTTACAACAACCGTAAAGCTTTAAATGTTAATAATCAAGGAGATATTGATGAATTAAATTAGTAATAGTATATCCCCAGGTCTTCCTAAATCTTTTTGATTTTTCTTGAGCAACCCAGAGGGGGCGTTTTGTAGTACACTACCCTCTCCCTCTCATATTGCGTCTATCTTCCTATACTACTCCTCATTCTAATTCCCATACTACTAAAATTTGCAATTCGCGAATTGCGAATCTAATATTTATCTGCCAATAAAACTCAAATATTATACAACTGGTCACCTCAATGGGGAGGGGGCATATTTTTAGAGTACCTAGTATCTGAGTTCACCTATATTAAGTATATTTAAGTATATATCATTAGGTAGTATATTTAGAATCTATTATCTTTGTATTGTTAAACAATAAGGAAGAAATAATATATTAATTATAAAATTTTAAATTATGGCTAAAGAAGTAAAAGAAATCCTAAGTACAGAAGAGTGTAAATGTCAATGCGGAAGTGCAGAACCTAAAGAAGATTCAATCCTTTGGGGTAAAGTAACAGTGGCTAAACTAACAGTATTAGATAAGATTATTGCAGGAATGGAGAATGGTTCTAATGTAGAGCATTGTCTAATACTATCTGATATCTATAAGAATCTATGCAATTAAAATCAATACTCGATAAGTATGAAGTTATAGAGGCACAAGTACTCTATAATAAGGCAGTAGAGTTGTTACAGCTCATTAGTGATGAGGAACTCGAAGAGATATTTACCAAATACCCAGCATTATTCTCTAAGATTACTAATGTGCATCTTTCACATGAACAACTGCTAAGGGATAAGCAAGCTATTAAAGATGCTATTGATGTATTTATTGAGACTATTGAATCACGCAACCTTACTAAGGATGAATTTGATGCAATGACTCTAGATGATATTAAAGATTATATGAATAGCATTATTACAACTAAGCTCCCTTGTTTACATAGAATTATTAATGAACTAGAGGACAAGGTTAATAAGGTAGACAATGATTCCAGAAATCAGACAAATTAAAATGAACTTAACTCTGTTTGAGCAAGGTTTAGAAGAGTTTATGAAGAAGGCTGAACAAGTTAAGAATGATAATATAGAATTAGCTAAAGAGAATGACTCTTTAAAGAAGAGAATTGCAGAGTTAGAAAGCCAATTAAAGAAGGAATGATATATTATAGGGACAGAATATGTTATGTAGTTCTTGAAGAAGGAGAATACACTGTACAGATTGCTTATACAGTTCCAACTAATCCTCAGATTGCAGAAGAACTATTACATATGAATATAGCTAAAGCACATGAGGAGATGGCTAGACTAATAAAGACAGAGAGAAGACGAGCATTAGAAATTGAAGTATATGGTGAGAATAACTGATGATAAAGAAATTAAAGAGGCTGTATTATCTGGCTTACAAAGGAATAAGGAGAAGTATGGTAAAAGGTACTGTCCTTGTTCCTTAGTAAGGACAGATGATACAGTATGTATGTGTAAAGAGTTTAGGGAAATGGAAGAAGGTACTTGTCACTGCCAACTTTATATAAAGACTAAGGATGTAGACATTCCTTCTCATGTAGATAATAGTACACTTGGATATACATCTAAGAGTTTTAAAATAAACTTTAAAGAGGTTGAATGACGTTCATTGTAACTGTTAGAGGAACTAAAGGATATGGGATTGATTATGGAGTTATAGACCCATTTCCATTTAATGAGATAGAATGTACTCCCAATAGATTAGGAGAGTCTGTCTTATATGCTCTAAGGAATTATTCATCACAATGGGAAGACTCAATACTGTCTGTAAAAATAAAAGGCGAACTTAGCTAAATGCTAGGCTCGCCTTATTTGTTATGTAATGTAATACCAATCATTTCTATCTCTCACATTCTTATCTTCTAACTGCTTACTATCTAAATGATAATCACCATCTCTAAAGTTCAGTTCTTTAGTACCATAGTTCCAATAGAAATATCCATGCCATCCTGGAAGCATTAATATCTTACCAGTAGCAGCATGGAGTGTGGCTTGATTATAGTTCATAGTACTAGAATACCTAAAACTATACCTATTAAATCTGCTAGTAAATCATCCCAGCTCCAACCTTTATATTTTACTTCATCATAGGCTTCTTTACCAAATGAAGCTATCAAAGCTAAGGCAATTCCACTAACTACATTCATAATAGAACCAAATATTACTACAATAGCAAAACAGCATATTAGATGTAATACTTTATCATTCTTCAGGAACTTCTTTATTTGGTTTATCATGTTTATCAAATTTCTTCCAAATACCAGTTATTGAATCTATACCAAGTAACGCCATACAGCATACAAGGAACGTATCTATCATTAACGGGGCTTGAATAACGTGGATAGTACAGTATAGTAATACTATTATGGCAACTATCCATCCCAATACTCCACATACTCTCTTACTACTAATACCAGAATGTGAAGTAACTATCCCCTTTATAAAGGTTATAAATTTCATACTCTTAGAAATTAAACATCTGTATCCTGCTAGCTACATCCGTTCCACTTCCAGATTTACTCCAATGTTTATCAGATGGGTTAGCTAATCCTTGTAAGTACTTCCTAACACCACCATTACCTGCTAACCATGCCCCACCTAATAATCCAAATTTAGTATATCCTTTCTGTGCAGCTAGCTCTAAATCTTGTTTATTAAACCCCCTCTCAAATTGCTTAGCTAACTTAATGGCAGCTTTGATTTGTAGTTTAGGATTATTCCTAAATGTATCTACATCTGTACCTGCAAAGGCAGTAATATTATTATACTTCTTACCATCTTGCATGAACTGGAAGTATCCATAAGCAGGAGCACCAGCTCTGTTTTGAATTGCACTATTAAATCCAGATTCCTGCTCAGCCATCTTAGTAAGGAACTGTCTATAGTTCTTAGCTTCTGGGTCTTCCTGTTCTACTTCATCATACCACTTATTAAACTCGTCTAAACCCTTAGATGGTTTGATATTGAATAGTTCTCTCTTCATAGGTGTTTCTTCTTTAACAATAGGTTGTACATCTGGGGCTTCTACCTCATTACTAATAGTATATGTAGGAGCTGGATTATCAACTGGGAATCTATATTCCTCAAAGGTATTATTCATATTGAATGTAGGTCTCTCCACTACATCATACCTAGTAAATCGCAATCCATCTTGTCCCTTTCTAACTCTGTTATTGGTATATGTGGGTCTATCAGATTTCATAAACTTCTTCCTCATATCTCTTTTATTATTAAGAGTCTTAGAGTTCTTTACTAATGTAGAATCCTTAAACTTGAATCTTCTTCCATCTGATACTAAACTGCCACCCTTCTTCATGGTTAATAACGCACCTTGCATTAGAGGTTGCCTTCTTATATATGGGTTCTTAGGAATACTCTTTATACTATCCCAAACTCTCCTGCTGCCTATATAAATAGGATTCTCTTGTTGCAATATAAAAGGAGTTCCAACCTTATCCATTAATGCAGCTTGTTTAGTAGCTCTTACTCCTTCTGCCACATTCTTACCTGACCACCTCTTAGCATAGTCAGCTGGATTAAACTTCCACATATCCTGGGATATCTGAGTTAGCTTACCTTTCTTATTGTAGTCTATCTTAATAACATGACCTCCCACATCATCTATAGGTCCAGCATAGTTAGTTCCAGGCTGTCTAAAGGTTTGGAATCCATCTGGCATTTCAATAACCATATCACCTTCCTTACCTTGTAGTTTACCAATACCATTAGAGTATTCATTAAACTCTTCAATGTTTCTGAATCTTAAAGGTCTTGAATCCTTAACTACAGATTGCATTTGGTATCTTCTATTCTCGATACCTGGATATAGTTCATTATATCTATTACCATAACTAAATCCTTGACCTTTAGCTGGCTTAAATGATTGAGATACTTTCTGGAACCAAGGACTTCTACTTATTAATGGGTCATTCTTAAACAGATACATTCCTAATAAGTCCCTATCACCATTATTACCTTCTGGTGTTGCTGAACCTGTATAGGTAGATTCATTGCTCTTAATATCCTTTAGAGATACAGAAGCATTACCTTTAGTTCTTCTTCCTACTTTATAAGCCGCAATTCTAGCTGGAGTCTTCTCTACATTAGATAGTAAAGGCATTACTCTGTTAGCAGTTGCCATTGCAATATTAGTAGGTGTACGAGCCTCTCTATTAAATATCCAATGATTTCTATTAAGAGCATTCCAACCTAAGTCAGCATCCCCTTTAATAAACTTAGAAACTAATTTGTTCTTAGTAACATTAAGACCTTTGCCTCCTCCATATACTGCACCAGGGGCGGATATATATCTTACCCTCTTTGGTTCTCCTCCAGATTGGAGTTTCATTACATTATTTATCATCCTCATATCTAATTATATTATTATGTAGTTTCTTATGACAATTAGAACAAACTACTATACACTTATTCATCTCCTTAATAAAAAGAGGTGTGGGAAGGTTCTTAACTGCTCTTGATATTGTATAGAGTTTATTCCTTATATGATGTAACTCTAAACAGCAGTAAGTAGTCTCCCCACATATACAACATTCCTTCTTCCTCTCTTTTAATAAACTCTTGTTAATTTTAGCTGTTTCAGCATTCTCTGTCATAATTAATCATTAATGATGCCACTTAGCTGCATTTCTAGCGAAATTAGCTCTCTTCTTCTGTAATGGAGTGGCATTAGGATTATTAAGTACAGAACGAGCGTGCTCTTGTACACTTTGACCTGCCTTCTTAGCTGATGCTGTAAACTTACCTCTATTCTCCTTCTTAATATGGATACCACTTCCATTCTTACATCTGGGTATTAACTTACTTCCCTGTCTAAACATAGGAATACTATCACAATCTACATTACTGCACATCTCTTTTAAAGAGACATACATTGCCTTCAATTCTCTCTGATTTAGTTCCATAATTAAATAAGTTTATGTTTCATTTTTTTATTTACAAAATTAAAGCTAAATTTGCACATTATCAAATGAAAGGTAGTAAATTATAAATAATGGATTGATGAAAATGAATTAGAGTTTATTTTTAGACGGACTAACATTCAACATTTAAAGGAAATAGATTAATGTCGTTAAGTAGACTAGAAGCAATTTATGGCTGGATTAATAACTTGGGTCCAAACGTTAAGACTATCATTATTATAGTTTTATCAGTAATAGTAGTGGAAACCAGTTTTAGAGGTCATACGAAACTTATCTTACAAGATTATACTGAACAAGTCCAGCAGGAAAAGTACCTCGCTGAGGAATATACAAAGATAATCTCCCCTTCTATTAATGAATACATTGAAAGAATATTGGTACAGGACAAGGATGCGTCTAATGTCATCTTATTGAATTACCACAATACCTTGGTTAGTACTCATGGATTATCTTATAGATACCTCACAGCACTAACTGAGAAGAAGAGAGGTCTTGATACCAAGAGCTGTTTAAGGATATGGAGGGAACTAGAATATATAAACTATGGAGATGAGATTGAAAAGATAAATGATAATAGGTCTTTAAGAATGGATAGTATTCAACAATATAGCACAAGACTACCTAACTTAGTGGAGTTGCTGCAACGTAGTAATGCCAAGTCTGCTGCCTTCTATACATTATCTGGTGTAGATGAACCTGTAGGAATGCTTGTAGTTATATATCCTATTAAGAAGGAGTATTACCTGGGATATTATCAATCTATAATAGCCCCATCTCTTCAACCTCTTACAACATGGTTAGATTATAATTCAGTAAAGGATAAATTTAAAAGGCTATATGAAAGTGGACAAGCAGAACCAGAACGTTTGCTACAACGATGAGAAGCATATGTACTGGGATGAGAATGGAGTATATGTATCAGTAACAACATTAATTGGTAAATTCTGTCAGGATTTTGATAAAGAATTCTGGTCAGGGTATAAAGCATTAGAGAAGTTATTATCAGGAGAAGAGTTTAAGGCTGAGAAATCTCAGTTATTAAATACACATAAGATAGATGTTGAATATTTTTGTAATATGTATGGATTCTCCCGCAACGATTACAATAAGGCTCAGCAAGACATCTTAGATGAATGGCAGAAGACTAATGCTGAATCTTGTGAAAGAGGTTCTAAAATACATGCAGAATTAGAAGGTAATTATACTTCTAAGAAACAATGTGAATTAAGAAAGTTTGGACTTGGAGGTAAGTTTGAAGTAAATACTAATGACTCTTTAATGGAGCGCAATAAAGATTTACTTGACATTGAGAAGGGGGTATTCCCTGAGTATATGATATATAGGAAGTCAGAGGATGGTAAGTTTAGACTAGCTGGTCAGATTGACTTGCTTATTAAAGATGGTAATGACATCTATATCATAGACTATAAAACTAATAAGAAGTTGGATGATAAATCCTTCTTCGATAAGAGAACTAAGAAGTGTCAAATGATGAAGTATCCTATGAATAATATTATGGATTGTAACAAGATGCACTATGCATTACAGTTATCAACCTATGCTTGGATGCTTCAAAAATTGAATCCCAAGTTCGTCATTAAGAAATTAATACTTATACATTATGACCATCAAGGCAATGTTACTGAACATGAGCTTGATTATCTAAGGGATGATGTGGAAAGAATGTGTAGGTTCTATAAGAAGGAAGCTATATTAGAAGCCAGAAAGAATAGCAGAAGACCTATAGAATTCTAATAATACCTATATGAGTATCTTTCAAACAACTAGGTTTGAGATATTAGCAACTTTATGAACTAAATAGAATAATTATGGGTCTTGGTGCTATTTTAAATGGTCACACTAACGAGATGCTTGGGCTTAATAAGAATATATCTGAAGCCCGCATCCGTTTGTGTAAAGGATGTAAGCTCTATAAGAAGAGTGTAGTATTAGGGGAGATATGCAACAGTAAGCTGTGGGTAAACCCTAGTAATGAAGATGTAAGTACAGAGAAGAAAGATGGTTATATTAATGGATGTGGATGTAGGTTAAGGGCTAAGACAACCCTACCTAATGCGTTCTGTCCGATAGGAAAATGGTAATAAATTAAAATTTAAATGTATTATGAGAGGTAATGGACAAATGGATTTAATGTTTGGTGGTAAAGCTGTAGGATTCGCTGGAGCTGAGAGTTTTGATGATATGAAGAAAGATGCTGCTGTAGAAGCACATAATAAGGCAGTAGATGCCTATACTAAGGCTCTCAACGAGAATCTTAAGGATGAATTGCAGAAGGCACAGGAAGTAACTGAGAAGATGCAAACTATGGAGATTATGCCAATCAACTATTATGTACTGGTTAAACCATACGCAAAGAACCCCTATCAAAAGATTGAGGTTACTAATAGTGGCTTAATTATTCCAGAATATACTGGTAAGTTTAAGAATCCAGACTCTGGTGAGGAAGACCAAGAGGAGAATCTATCAGTTGTGGCTAATGTAATTGCAGTAAGCCCACTATGTAAATTCATTAAAGAAGGAGATGATATTTATTACAGACGTGCTTGTGGAGTTCCAGTTCCATTCTTCAGACAAGGATTTGAAGTTGTAGCTGAACAGCAAATACAAGCTGTAATTAATGAGGGATTAACAGAACGTTTTAAGAATATTGAATAATGGACGAGAAGGTTTATTTTATGCCAGGTGAGGTAGTAACTCTTAAACAAGATATACCTAATAAGCCTGTAATGATTGTGGTTAAAAAGGAAACTATGAATATAAGAACTCATGGTGTTCCTAATGTAACAGAAGATTATTTTAAAGGTATTAGATGTAGATGGTTCTCTACAGAAGGTGTTTTGCAGGAAGCTATCTACAATACTAAGGATTTAGTTAAAGTATGATAAGTATGTTTCAACAGGGTGGGCAGATGAATGACGAACAGAAAGCATTCACTGCCTATCTTATTAAAGTCCTAAACCCTAAGGATTCAGCGGACTTTGAAGACAAAGTAGCACAGCTATCAGAGAATGATTTAAAAGAGTTTTATAAACAATACAAAGCAATGGAAGGTAATCAAATTTCAATGGCTAAATTAGGAGCCAAGTTAAGTTATGTTCAAACCCTTAGAGGGGAGTGCCCAGAAGGATATGAAGTAGAGAAGTTCATGGCTGGAGGCTGTGTTAAATGCAAGAAGAAAGCTGAGGGTGCTAAAGTAGTAGATATATTTAAAGATAAGTGTGGAGGTAAGGCTAAGAAGAGAGTTAAGAAAGACCAAAAAGGTGCTGTAGTTAATAAGGCTGACACTGTTCATACAAGTAAGGGAGTATACAACGTTAGTAATAAGAAACTTCCTTATAAAAAGATGACTCCTGCTGATTATAAGAAGCTACCTCATAGTGAGAAGGTTAAAGTTGATATGAAAGACCAGGCTAATGGAAAGAGTGCTAGTGGAGCAGGGGCTGTAAAGAACAAAGGAATTGGTAAGAATTACTTCGGAGGAACAGTCCAAAGACGTATAATTAAACAATAATTGTTATGACAATATTTCTATATGATAATGTAAATCACGAATTAAGGTTAAACGAGCCAGAGATTCTCCTTATCAAGGAGTTTGCTGAGCTATGGACTAATGATAGAAATATCACTAAAGAAGACCCAAAGGGTACTAAGAAGCTAAGAGCCTTTAAAGAGTTTACCTATATGTACCTAATGATTGACTGGCAGTCACACTATTCACAATTTACTGAAGCTGAACGTAATGAAGCAGCTAAGCAGGATAGTGGTATTACAGAGGAGGAATTTAATGACCCCCTATTTAGAGCAGCATGTAGGAAGTATAGAGAGATACAAGAATCAGCAAGAGACATTAAGTTAATAAGGGCAGCTCAGAATAAAGTAGATGAACTAATTGATTATTTCAATGAAGGTTCTGATTTACAAGAACGTGACCCAATTACTGGTAAGCCTATATTTAAAGCTAAAGATGTTATTGGGGAAATGTCATCTATATCTAAAGTACTAGATGAATTAGATGCTTTAGAAGCTCGTATTAAGAAGAAACAGAAGGCTGCTACAGGTCTTCGTGCTGGTGCAGTTGAAGGATATGTACCTAAACTAAAGTAACATGGCACGTGGAAGGAAACCTAAGAATAAATTACCAGAGTCCCCTACTGTCCAAGCCTTAGTTGAAAAGGTTACAGAGGTAGGGGAACCTGCTGGTGTATTAGAAGAGAAGCTCTCAGAGTTTAAATGGGATGTACGAATTGGAGACCTAATAGACTATTTTGACTCTAATCTATCTTATGAGCTTACTGGTTACAGACCTATTGATGGAACAAGGGGATTAGACTTTGACCCAGAGTGGTTTATGGAAGCTAGAAGAACTAAAGCCTCTACTGGTAAATATTGTAATGAACCAATGTTTGGTAAGGCTTATGGAGAGTTTTGGGACCAAGAATATGATAGGTGTAGAAATGGTATGACTGTAAATGGTTATACTATTACTGGTGATAATTACTTCTTTATTAATTACTATCAGTTACCTAATCTATCATCAGCAACTAAGGCTGGTGGTGGTCGTTCAGTAGACTTCCCTAACTTCTTTGTTAAACAGTATGAATACTTCCATTACATTGAACTATGTAAGGTACTGAGAAAGAACGCTATTGGATTAAAAGCCCGTGGTGTTGGATTCTCTGAAATAGCTGCTGCTATTCTTATTAATGGTTATATTACTAGACCACACTTTAGAGGAGTAGTAGCTGCACAGCAAGAAGGTTATGTTGATGATACTCTTAGTAAGTGCTGGATGCAATTATCATACCTAGATGATAATACTGAGGATGGTATGAGAAAACTAAGGCAAGTTCATAACACAGCCAAATGGAAGAGAGCTTCTAGTAAGAATGTAGATGGTGTAGAATCTGGATGGATGTCTGAGATTGAAGGAATTACAGCTGATAAGCCTAATAAGATTCGTGGTGACCGTACTGATATTCTAATGTACGAGGAAAGTGGTTCGTGGCCCAATTGGAAGAAGGCTTTCATTCAGGGTGATGCTCTTATTGATATTCAAGGACAGAGATTCGGTATTAAATTAGCTTGGGGTACAGGTGGTGATAGTGGTCCTGCATTAGAAGGTGTAGCTGCTGCATTCCATGACCCTAAAGGATATGATGTTCTTCCTTATAAACATAATTATACTAAGGAAGGTACATACGTTGAGACAGCATATTTCATTCCTGCGTATACTATTGTTACTGCTCCAGGATATGTTGATAAGAGAGGTTGGACTGACCCAGAGAAGGGTAAGGAATTTTACATGGCTAAGAGAGCTACCAAGATTGCTGACCCTAAAGGATTGATGCTATATTCAGCTGAGTATTGTTTTACTCCAGACGAGGCATTAGCTTTGGAAGGTGATAACCAGTTTAATACTGTATTATTAACAGAACAATTAGCTGCTATTAAGTTACATAAGATTACTCCACAAGAGTTAAAGCCTAAATGGGGGCAGTTAGAATATACATTCCAAAACAATGTACACTCTGAGGAAGCTAAGAATGGAGTAAGGTTTATACCAAGTGATAAAGGTAAGGTTTGTATTATTGAACATCCTATTAAGAGTGAGAATGGTTCAGACTTCAGAAACCTATATGTAGCTGGGATTGACGGTATTGATATGGGTATGAATGATACATCAGATAATACAAGAGACCCATCAGACTTCTGTGTAGTAGTTAAGAAGAGGTGCTTTGGTCTACAAGAACCAATGTATGTTTGTGTTTATAAAGACAGACCTAATAATCTAGAAGAGGCTTATAGAACAACTCTAAAGATTCTTGAGTATTATAACTGCAAGGCTTGTCTTGAATCTACTCGTATTAGTATTCTTACCTGGTTTAGAACTAAGAAGAAGGAAGAGAGATTCTTAATGAGAAGACCTAGAGCTACACAATCTGATATACAAGCGGGCAAGAGTAGACAGTTTGGTGCTCCTGCAACTGAAGCTGTTATTCAACATCAGTTAGACCTCATTGATTGCTATATTAATGACTACTGCCATAATATATGGTTTGAGCCGATGATTAATGAGCTTATTACTTATTCTTATGAGAATAAAAGGAAGTTCGATATTGTGGCTGCAATGGGTATGGCTGAATTAGGAGATGAAGAATTAAGTGGTATTCCACCACAGGAAGCTGATAACGGAGGGAGGAAGCTAAGACTATTTGGTTACTGGACTGACGAATATGGAATTAAACATAAAGGAGTTATTCCAGATAAACAATCTATAGTACCTAAGTTCAATTTATTCCCTACACAATATTATGACGACACAGGACATCGAACAAGCGATACGAGATTTAATTAAATCTTTGTATTGTGTAGAGTATCAAGGAGTCCTAAAGGTTTACGAAACCACTTACAAATTCCCTGGAGAGGAACCTGAGCACGTGGGATATAGAATGGACCTAGGACTTAACAAAGATGAGAAGCCATTGTCCATTGCGTGTGATGGTACGGCTGAGGAGTTTATAAAGTTTATTGAGAAGGAATTAAAGGAGCGAAGTTTAGTTAGAACTAAGTACTTCACTGCTATACAATTATATGATTACGAAGATGAGTGCAAACAAAAGAAGTGATGATTATTTGATAGAGAAGATTGACAAGGCTGTAAATGAGTTAGTCTTCAATAAATGGAAATTACAGAAGGCATACAACTATTATAACGGTAAGAGAGATGCCGAGCAGTTTAGGTATCTTGAAGAAAACTTTGGAATAGGTAATCCTACTTCTATTGAGTTCACTCCTCTTATAAAGAAACACGTTGATGCTTTAATTGGAGAGTATTTAGACATTCCAATTCTTCCAAAGGTATCTTGTAAAGATAAGGAAACAATCTCCAAGATTACTAGACAAAAGGAATTAGAAATAAGTCAGCAAGTATATACATTCTTACAGAAGCATTTAAATAATCAAATATTAGCCTTTATAGGAGGGGGTAATGTTAGCGATGCATCTGTTGAAGCAGATATTGAGAAGCTAATTGAAGATATTAATAATAACTTCATTAGTGATTATGAAGTAGCTGCACAGAATGTTATTGAATATGTAATTCAATCTAGAAACACTGACTTAGCTAATAAATTAAAAGCATTACTATTAGACTTACTTGTTACTGGTTGTTCCTTTTATAAGGTTAAACCATCATCAAGTGGTACTAACATTAGTATTGACGTCCTCAATCCATTAAATACATTTGTTGATAGGAATCCAGAATCTCCTTATGTAAAGGATAGTTACAGAGTTGTAATTAGAAAGTGGATGACCAAACAGCAAATACTTACAGAGTACGGTAAAAACATGAGTGATGAAAGTAGGGCTGAACTAGAGGATATGTATGAGCATTACTCTGATAGTTCTTATATGTATATTAGAGCTATGGAAAATCAAGTTGGGTGCAGACCTATTATGGAAGGTGAAGGAGCTGGATTAGATGCTGGCAAAGGTATTACTCCTGGATTCCCAGCTGATACATATGAATCATTTAACTTTAAGTTATTACCAGTTTACGAAACAGAATGGATTGATATTGATAAAGAGGGTGATGAGTATATTCAGAATAGATACGAGGGAGTAAGGATTGGACAATCTATATATGTTCTTACTGGTAAATCAGAGAATGTTATTAGAACTAAGGATGCTCCAACTAAATGTGGACTATCCGTTAATGGTGTATATCTTGTTAATAGAGATAATGTTCCGCAATCTTTAGTATTACAATGTGCTCACTTACAAGATAAGTATGACTTGATTACATACTTTAGGGATAATATCCTTGCTAATAGTGGTACGGATGGAGACTGGTTAGACTTATCAATGCTTCCTACCATATTAGGTGATGACCTTACTGAGAGAATACAGAAGTGGATAGCCTTTAAAAAGACTGGAGTTGCTTTAGTAGATACAAGCCAGGAAGGTAGAGCATTTAATAATAATACCTCGTTTGCTGGATTTACTGATACTATTAAGGTTCAAACTATACAGGCATTTGACTTGGCTCTGCAAAGAGTAGAAGACCAAACATCATCTATTACTGGTGTATTTAGAGAAAGGTTAAATGGCATTCAACAGAAGGATGCAGTTAGTAATGTAGAAGCTGGAGCTAGAAACTCCTATACTATTACTAAACCATTCTATCAAACTATGGATACATTATCAATAGATATACTTAGAGATTGTCTTGACATAGCTAAGATAGTATGGAAGAAGGGACTTACTGGAACTCTAATACTCGGAGATAAACTACAAAGAGTATTTACAGCGTTACCAGAACATTTCACTCATACAGACTACGATGTACATATTGTGCCTAGTACTCAGATTATGAAGGAGATGCAGAATGTCCAACAAATCATTATTGAACTAATAAAGAGTGGTCAGCTTGACCCTGACATGATTGTTGATGCTTTAACTGCTAGAAGTCTCACTGAACTTAAAGCTAAGGTTACTAAGGCATTTGCTAAGAAGAAGAAAGAAGCAAATGAAATGGGACAGATGCAGCAACAGCTTGAACAATTACAGCAGCAGAATCAACAACTTCAACAACAACTTCAACAAGCTCAAGGTAAGATTGAGAGTCTCAATGAGGCTAAGTTGGAAATTGAAAGACAGAAGGTTCAGAATGAAGCTGATATTAACTGGTATAATGCTAGGACTCAAAGAGACAAGTCACAGAGTGATGCTGACAATGATACTAAGAGAACTGACATTGAATATGCTCAATTATTCGATGGTAATCAAATGAATAACGAAGTTAAAAACGCATAAGAATGATTAATCTCAATCAGAATGAAAGACCAACCTCCCTGCAAGTAAGTAGACTATATCTACTACCTGCAGGTGACTTTGAGTTACCTTATGGAAGTAATGCTGTTCTTGTTAAGAACATTACTGATGATAATGTAACTGTGGAGGTATTATTAAAAGATTCAGAAGGTCAGTATATATCTACTGTATTCTATCCAGGATGGAATCCTGAATTAGTTATAGGGATTAAAGCTGTACCTGAAAGTACACTACAAGTAGGTAACTAACATGGGAATTTATATTGGCATTGGCATTGGTAACCATATTGGGAGGGCTAATTTAAAGGTCATCTCAGTTGTAGTTAGAATTATAGACAGAGGTACTGGATTACCCTTAGTAGGTGCTATAGTTATCTTTAAGGGTAAAGAGTATATAACTGATGCCAATGGACAAGTAATATTAAAAGGATTTGAGAATAGTAGTTATCCATTAATAGTTAAACGACAAGGACATGAATCCTATATAGTGGATAAATGGAAACTAGAGAATGGAGATATATATCTCACTGATGTTACTAGAAATATTCTTGCTGAAATTGGCGTTAATATACTTACAGAAGATGGAGGTCTAATCTTTAGAGATTTAGCAAACATTATATTAGAAGATGGTAAATTTATGGTTACAGAAAATGGTGATTTAATTTTATTTGAATAATGGCAGCAACTGACATTAAAATCTCTCAAATGACCCCTGCTACAACACTAGCTGGTGATGAGTTAATTCCCATTGTTCAGAATGGGGCTAATAAATCAACTACTGTTAATAAGGTAATTGAAGGTTTAGCTACAGAACAGTGGGTAACTGATGCAATAGCTGATGCAGGAGGTAAGGTTCTTGTTGTTACAGAACTACCAGCTAAGGGTAATCCCAATACCATTTATATGGTTCCTAATGAAAGCTCTAGAGCTAACGATGTATACGATGAGTATATATGGATGGTTACTACTGAGAAGACAGGATGGGAGTTCTTAGGTAATAAACACGTAGAAGTAGACCTTACGGGTTACTACAACAAGGCACAGACAGATAAAGCTATTGAGGATTCTGAGGCAAGAAGCACAGCTGCTATTGCTCTAAAAGTTGATAAGGTAGACGGTAAGCAGTTATCTACTAACGACTACACAACAGCCGAGAAGCAAGAAGTAGCAAAGATAGCTAATAAGGTAGATAAGGTTGAAGGTAAACAATTATCTACAGAAGATTATACAACAGCCGAGAAGACTAAGCTAGGTGGAATAGCAGCTAATGCTAATAACTATGTACATCCCACTACAGCTGGTAATAAGCATATTCCCGCAGGAGGTACAGCTGGACAAATCTTAGTGAACACTGGAGATGGTACAGCTGCATGGCAAGACAATCAAGGTGGAGGTGGAACTATTGATTACACAGGTTTAGAGGATATTTATTCTTATGGTGTAGAGTGGGATACTACCGTATCAGACCCTAAACTAACTAGGATTGGTAATCCTCTACTTCACAAATCTCTACCAATACAATCTCAATATAAAGGATGTGTAGCTAATAACGCTGTAATTAACTACTACCTGGACCCTAATGATTGGAGTAAGAAGATTACTGGCGAAGCATCAGTACTTGATGGAACTGATGGTACAGTAAGAGTACACACACCTAAGTTCTACGGTAAATCTGGAACTAATGTACAAGACCCTAACAAGAAATGGGTGAGAATGTCTACCATTAAGATGGATGATACTTGGACAGAGATTCCAGAAATGTTAGTTGATGCTTATAGAAGCACAGTTAACCAAACTGGTAATAAAGCTGTATCTGTAGTTAATACTACTGCCCAGTTCAGAGGTGGAGGTAATAGAACTGCTAATGATACATACCTAGATACAGATGCATTCAGAAGTGACTTAGGTAAACCAAGAACTAATATCTCAAGAGCTAACATGAGAACTTATGCTACTAATGCTGGTTCTGAAATGTTATGCTATGAGTATTACAAGTGGATATTCTACTGGGCTTGGGTTATTGAGTATGCAACATTTAACTCTCAAGCTGCATATAACGCAGAACTGACTGCTGAAGGTTATCACCAAGGTGGTCTAGGAGATGGTGTTACTACATGGAATGGGGATTGGAATACATACAATGGTTATTATCCTTTAACTCCATGTGGATACTGTAACGAGTTTGGTAACTTTACTGGTATTAAGGATTTAGTAATCCCTGAGACTGTAATAAATGATAGCACCACGTTAGCAACTAAGACATTTAAGGTTCCAAGATGGAGGGGATTTGATAATCCATTCGGAGACATCTGGACTAACTTAGATGGTATTATCCTTGAAAGAACAGAAGCTAATCAACCAAGTAGTGTATACACTACAACTGATGTATCAGCATTTGGAGATGATGCTACTGCTAAGGGCAAGATGACTGTCGCAGGAACAGAGGTAGCATCTGATGGTTACATAAAGGCATTTGACCTTGGGGAAAAGGGTGAGATTATCCCTTCTGCTGTAGGTGGGTCGGTTACGACATACATGTGTGACTACCATTATTGCAATGCATCAAGCACAGCATTAAGAACGCTCGTCGTTGGCGGCGGCGCTTCTTCTGGTGGTTATGCTGGTCTTGGCTACTTCACTTCTAATAATGGGGTCGGCTATGCTCATGCTTATGTGGGCTTCAGAACACTAAATAAAGTAGTTTAACAATTATATAATAGATAAAATACGAGATTAAGGGTACTATTTACCTACTTCTGTTGGTGCTGGACAAGGAATTATTACAAAACACTCATCGTTAGCAGCAACGCTAATAATGGTAGTAATGCTAGTCTTAGCTACTTCAATTCTAATAATGGAGTCAGCAATGCTAATACTAATGTAGGCTTATTATATATTTCTTTAGGTAATTTGATTCATTTTACAGTCTAAATAGTACCCTTGCCTCTTGGCAAAAGACAACGTAGTATTTAATAACTGGGTGTTAGTAGGTTGAGTCTCGAAAGCTTCCATAATAAATATATAAGACTTGAAACGTATAGGTTATTTACATGATAAGGTTTATGATATAGAGAATATTGAAAAGGCTGATGATAAAGCAAGAAAGCATAAATCAGTTAGATGGGGAATCCTCAAACATGATAAGAATAGACAAGAGGAGAATGAGAAGTTATCAGAACAGCTAAAGAATTTAGTATATGAAACTTCTGAGTATAGTACGTTTAAGATATATGAACCTAAAGAGAGGTTGATATTTAGACTACCATACTATCCAGATAGAATAACACATCACGCTATAATGAACGTGATGGAACCTATTTGGACTAAGATATTTATCAAGCAAACATACTCTTGTATTAAGGATAGAGGTATTCATAATGTTGCATATGATTTAAGAGCAGCATTGACTGAGCATCCTGGAGAAACACTCTACTGTTTGAAGATGGATGTCAGAAAGTTCTACCCATCTGTTAATCATGACATACTGTGTGAAATCATCAAAAAGAAGGTTAAAGACAGAAGTCTTCTATCATTACTTATTGAAATTATCTACTCTGCTGATGGAGTTCCCATAGGTAACTATTTATCTCAGTTCTTTGCTAATCTATACTTAGCTTACTTTGACCACTGGGTCAAGGAAGAGTTGAAATGTAAATTCTATTTCAGGTATGCTGATAATATTGTAATTCTCAGCAGTGATAAGAACTTCTTAAGAACAGTACTTATAGCAATTAAGATGTACTTAAAGGAGGTTCTAAATCTAAGGTTAAAATCAAATTACCAAATATTCCCAGTAGATGATAGAGGTATAGACTTTGTAGGTTATAGATTCTATCATACCCATGTACTATTAAGGAAGTCAATTAAGGTTAGATTATTCAGACTTGTTAGAAAGTATCTATCTGGTAAGATTGACAGACAGGAATTAAGAAGGAGAATGCAGTCATATTTTGGTTGGCTAAAGTTCTGTAATTCTAAGAATCTATTAAGGAAGATTCAAAGAGATACAGGTTTAAGGTTCTCTAATTGGGACGGGAAGAAGTCTAATATTTCTAGATTTTATAACAAGTATATTCATGTTGTGGATATGGTTAGCTATAGTAAGTGTTTTAGAGTTAACTTTGTATACAATAACAAATCTTATTACTTTGAGAGTAGGGAACTATTCTACTCTCTAACCAGATATTCATTCCCAGTAAATTTTAAAATAAGACCTTATGTTAGAACCAAAAAGAATAGAAATGAATGTACAACCTAACTCAATAGAGAAGCTAGGTAATGGCACATATTACTATAATTATGATATTCAGTCTAAAGTAGTAGAGGTTACTGACCCTGAGACTGAAGAGGTGACACAAGAGACAAGGTGGACGTATATTCAAGTTCATCTGTTTGGTCAACCAGACCACAAAGAATGCATCAAAGCCATTATTAGGCAGTATGTAGACCAAGATGAGGAGTTTGATTTAATTAACAGCTCTAATAGTATTGTTTTAGGACTATCCGATAACCAGACAGATAGACAGAAATATTTAGACTATCTTGCACTAGTAGGAGATATAAAGACTAAAGTAAGAGCTGACTTTAATGTGTAATTATGGATTCAGTATTTAAAATATGCAAGAAAGGTGCTTGTGGTATTACGATTACTGGACTGGAAAAGGATAATGACGAGTACTTAAATGAGACTGGTGAAATCACAGTAAGTACTCGTAATTATGCCTATAGCCAAACCATTACTCTTAATGCTATAACAAGTATTAAATCTTCTGGAGACGAAGTAACACAGAAATATGATGTTGTAGAACACGTTATAGACTGCATTGATGAATCTGAATTAGAGATGCCTATTGATGGTTTATATGAAGTTACACATATTATACTACCAACTGATGTATGGTTAAAATATGTGTTGGATAGAAATCCTACTGCACTAACAGCTTATAATTCTGTTTATTACTACGATACACAGTCAGAAACATTCATGAAGTATATTGATGAAGAATCTATTGCAGTAACAGTGGAGGAGATATTAGAGGTAAATGCTATACCCCCAGCTACAGTTACTGAGAAGACTACTACCATCATTAGAGGTGATAAGAACACGTTCTGTGTTTGCCATATTAATGAATGCTTCTACAGACTATGTAAGAATCTTCTAGGAGATTTACCAGGAAGATGTAAGAATAGAACCGACGATGTTAAGATGCTAATCTATAATAGAGATATTATATGGATGGCTATTAACGTTATCAAATACCTAATTGAGTTAGGTCAATACTATGAAGCTCAGAGAGTCTTAGAAGACATAACTCAATGCGGAGGAATATGTAAAGATGTTATGGTTGATAAGAATACTATAGGAGGAGGTGGTTGTGGATGCAATAACTAACCTAAAGTTGAAAGTAATCAAAGACTTTGACAAATTCCTCAAAAGGTTAAACAAGGGATATGTGGAGAACTATGATATGATTCTCCACCAAATATCCTTTATCCAAACTTGTCAATACTTTGATAAAATAGATGGAATATATGAATTCTTAATGAATAATTAACATGGCAATAGAAAGGGATACAAGACGTTATGCCTGTATTCATGATTTGAATAATTATTTCAAGAAGAAAGACCTATTAGGTGGATTAACTGATTTAGAGCAAGAACAACTAAGAAAGAATATAGGTATCATTGATTATACTGGAGAAGGTGGACAATCCAAACCATTAGAAGTCACCTATGCAGTACTCAATGATAATATAGGTAAGAAGAGTTTAGTAACAGGGGCAAGGTATGTTATTACAGACTTTCAAACTATATATTCTTCTAATGTTACTAATAGTTCTGGTCAGAAGGTTACGTGGGGCACTGATAGCTCCACTAACCCCTCACCTATCTGGAAACTGATTGTTACAGCTATTACTAATAACAGACTAGACCCTAGAGTTGTTATTGATAATGATAAAATGAAGGATTGGGTTATAGAATATGACCCGACTCAGGAGACTCTCGAAGATGGTGTTACTACTAAAGGTAAGATAACATTTATGAGGGACAATCATTACAACTCAGCACACTATGACTTTAAGAATATAAAGTTTAGACGAACAGCTGAGGAGCTAGACAATACTAATCTTAATCTTGGAGCAGCATATGGAGATTTTTATACATTCTCAGATTTAACTGGAGGAGTTATTACTGATAGTTCAGAGTTACATAATACTAAGCATAATGAATTGAAACAAGGATGTACTAATAATATATTCTTGGGAGATACATATGATAATGTATTGGAAGCTGACTGCAAAGGTAACACATTCCTTAGAGGTTGCCATGATACAACTTTAAGGTGGAACTCAGTTAATAATATGTTTAATGAGAATGTATGTTACATGGAAGGTTCATTATATAACAAAGTATTCCCTATTGGTGATACTAGTTTATCAATGACAATTACTAAAACTATTCATAAGGTTAATGAAGCAACTATTATATCCTTCTTAGACCCTATGACATATGCTTATCAAATTATACAAATCTAAAGTATGGCAGAGTTTATATGTCTTGACGAACAAGAACAAGAGGCTCCCATTTTACCTGACTACCCACATTCTATCTCCAATATAAAACCAGATACTAAAATAATTGATGGCGTTATAGAGAAGGAAGAAGTAGAAGGCATTTGTGCTGACTATAGTGTTATTACAATAGACAAGATAGATAGTGTAAAGGTAGAGGAGGAAGAAGTTGACCATATCTGTATTAAGGATGATTGTGACACTTCTAAATATTATGGGTGTACTGGTGGTGATGATGGGTTCCAAAAGGAGAATCTATTCTCAGAGTTAACTGATGAATATCAGAGAACAATAGCCAGAATTAATCTTGGTATAGCAGATGAATATGCTCTAAAGTGGGGAAACATCAAAGGTAACTTGTCTAATCAAAAAGATTTATATACCTTTGTAACTGATTCAATAGCCTTCGATATTAATAAGGTTATTGATGAGATTAACCTTAAACTCGCTCAATGGGCATGCGAGATAGAAATTAGATTTAAGAACAAAGCTGATATATTCTCTCCTAACTTTGCTGGAACCCCAACTACTACATTGCCCTTAATGACAGACAATTCTGACCGAATTGCTTCTACTGAATGGGTTAATGCTAAAATTGCAGCTGCATCTATTGATGATAACGTCAAGGCTATATCTCTTGACCCAGAATATATGTGTTACGGAGATGAACCTACAGATGTAAAAGTTACTTGGGAATATCATAAGGATGTTATAGAACAATCTATCAATGGTGTTGTACTAAGCCCCGATGTAAGGGAGTATACCTTTACTAATAGGACTACATCTATGGTAATCACTCTAAAGTACAAGTATGAGGATATTAGTGCTACAAGAGTTGTTACGTTTGACATTAAATATCCAAATTACTTTGGAACTTCTCCAGACTATACAAAGTTAGACAGAACTATTGATAATGTTTATACAGTAAATGCTGGAGCTAATGAGTATATATATGTTATGATTCCTAACGGAGCTAATACAGTTCTAGGAGTTAGTAGCATTATAGGCGGTTTTAAATTACTTGGAACTCAAGAGATATTTAGCAACCTATATTATATATTTAAGAGTGCCCAACCTGGATTAGGAGAGACAACTGTAGAAATACTTGACCAAAGTGGATATAACCCAGAGAGTATTGATACAACAACTATACGAGAGTTATTAGCTGCAAAAGCTGATAAACATACAGTGTATACTAAGGAAGAAGTTGATGATAAACTTGCAGCTATTGAGGGTGGTGATATTCAGCTTAATAATTACTATACCAAAAAGGAAGTAGATGATAGGATTCCAGACGTTTCTAATAAGGCTGATAAGAGTGAGATACCTACCAAAGTCTCTCAATTAGAGAATGATTCTGAATACTTATCAGAAGTTCCAGAAGAGTATGTTACTGATAAGGAGTTAGAAGCTAAGGGCTATCTAACTCAAGAATTGGAGCCTCAGTTTGCTGCTAGTGCTGCCAAGAATATAAATCAGCAGGATATTAATAGTTGGAACAATAAGGTTGATAAGCAAGATGGAATGGGCTTATCAGAGCAGAACTTCACTATAGAAGAGAAGGCTAAGTTATCAGGACTTACTAATTACAATGACTCTGGTATTAGACAATCTATATCAGAATTAACTGGTGAAGTTCAGAAGAAGGCTAATAAGACTGATATCCCTGATATTAGTGGTAAGGCGGACAAAACTGAAATACCTACTAGGGTTTCTCAATTAGAGAATGATAGTGGTTATCTAAATTCATTACCAAGTGATTTAGTTACTGAACAGGAATTAGAGGCTAAGGGATATTTAACTGAGTTTACAGAAACAGACCCTACTGTTCCATTATGGGCTAAACAACCTACTAAACCTACATATACATTAAGTGAACTTGGAGCTGAATCTGCTGGTGCAGCTGCTAATGCTTTACTTGAAGCTAAGTCATATACGGACGGAAGGTTTGATATAATCTTGGAAGGTGCTGACCCATCCTATAGTACATTTAAGGAATTAAGTGATGCTATATTAGCTCAGAATACTACTATAGGTGGTATTAACACTGAGATAAGTAGTGTGAAGAACACTTTGAATAGTAAGGCAGACAAGTCAGAACTGTTCTCTAAGGATTATAATGACCTTATTAATACACCTGTTATCCCAAGTAATGAAGGTTTAGCTACTGAAACTTGGGTTCAACAGCAAATTGCTGCTATACCTGGAGTCGATTTAAGTGGTTATGCTTTAAAGACTGAGATTCCAGATGTTAGTATATATGTTGAGAAGGTCTCAGGGATGGGGCTAAGTGCTAATGACTTTACTGATGTCTATAAAACAAAGCTTGATGGATTACAGAATTATAACGATTCTGATATAAAGTTTAGGCTCTCTGGTGTTGAGCAAGACATTAATAGGCTAAATGCAAATATTGGCTATGATATGTATTCTAGTACTAATCCATCTTCATATTATGAAGACTTTAACAATGCTATTGATTTTGCAGAAAGGTTATGCTTAGCTAAAATGGTAACTATTGAATACCAAAATAATGACTTTGTAACATCCTACAATAAGGTGGGAACAGATACTACAGACATAAATAGTATTAGAACTATCCATGTTGAAATTTATGCCCACTATGATTACAATAGAGATTTAAAGATGGTATTTGATTTAGTAGATGGAGAAACTGAGACCTTTAATTATACTAAGGAATTTATTACTGTTATAGCAAATGACCTAGTAACTAATAGAACTGACATCCCCTTATCAGCAGCTCAAGGAAAACTACTAATGGACAAACTTACAGCATTAGAAGAGATAGTTAACAATATTACTACTAATGCTCTATAATACTTGAATAACATGGCAGATGCAATGGTAAATAATAAGCAGGTAAATTTCTGGAGGGGTGATATGACTCCTCCAACTATTTACCATATCTGGATTAAGGATAACAGTAAGATGCTGTTATATGATGGTGAGAAATGGGTTGTATTCCTTGATAATAAGGAAATCATTGACATATTAGACAAAATCCAGGAGATGTTGGATAATATGCAGGCTAAGATTGACGAGATTGGAAACAAGACCGTTAATAAGAAGCCCATTAAAACCAATCCAGTTTTAGATGGTACTGACATACTTGTAAATGCAACTGGTAACTATGTGATTCCTACTGAAACGCTAGCACAAACAGCTTTAAGATTAGACAACTTACTGAGTACTAAAATAATTGAATAATGGTTATAGATAGTAAGTTCGCCTATATTAAAAGGAAGGAAGTATTTGAACCATTAATTGACACTATCCCTAAAGGATTAAATCCGATTGTGTTTATAGAAGACACAAGGGAAATGTGGACTTGTGGAACATATTTTAGTATTGGGTATCCTAGTATTGAAATATCAGAAGTTAGTGGTTCAGTAAAAGTACAGATTGGTAATTCATTCTTCCTAATGTCTACTGCTGGAGAGAGTATTAGTGTTAGAAAGGGTGATGGTAATAGAATTATTATTAGTAGTAATGCTCTTAATAGAGTAGATACTGAACCACCATTGGAGTGGGATGCAGCTAATAGAAAGCTATTACATAAAGCTAGTGGTGTAGTTCCAGGTTCATATGGACAGTCTACTAATCTAGGTAACGCAAGTATCTTTGTAATACCTAATATAATAGTAGATGCAACTGGACATATTACATTAGCAGAGAATCATAATATAGAAATCAGAGATTATGTAGAACAATTAGCCCCATCAAACTTAATGGGAGAGAGAAATCTGTTACTATCTTATAATGAGGCTAGTAATACAGCAGATACTTCTCAGGTAAGAAAGGCTAACGGTTTAACATTTAATGATGCTACACAGAAGATGACCATAGCTGGAGGTATGAACTCTAACGGACCAATTAGTGTAAATCATGGAGACTTATCAGTATTAGATGGCTACATTATTGGTAATCTAAAGGGTGATGTACAAGGTGAAGCTACTCCAAAGATTCACTTGTCTTTAAAGCCTGAATATGGTGGTGCATCTACTAAGTTGTATGGTCATGTGAAGCTTCAAGATATTCTAAATACTAGACCTGACCCATCTAGTGATAATGAGAACATTAATGATACTAATATAGTTGCTGCTATTGCTGCTTCTCCTTTAATGGTTTGGAATGCAATCCAGACAGCTAAGGATTATGCAGATAGTATTCTTGGTTCTAATAATGCTATGCTTTATAAAGGTGCAGTTGAAGCTGGAACAACAAGTCCAGGTAAATTTACACCTTCAGCAGATGTAGGACATACTTATGTAGTAACGTTTGGAACAGGGACATACACTGATAGTGTTGGTTATATTAATGGAGAGCCAGTAGAAATTGGAGACTTATTAATATGTAAAGAAAGCACTCCAGCAGCTACTTCTTCTACTTGGTCACAAGTAAGAAATAAGTGGACATTTGTACAAACTAATACCACAGGTGTAGTAAGTGGACCTTCAAGGTCAGTAGTTGGACAAGTAGCTATATTTGATAGTACTACTGGTAAATTGATTACTGGTTTAACTAATGGTAATGTAGGACAAGTACTTACTATTAATAATAGTGGTACTCCATCGTGGATTACTCCAGTATCTCAAACATGGCGTGCTATCAACTATCAGAACTCTGGTCAACCAGCATCCCAAATCCTTAGTAATTCTACAGATTCTGGAGATTTAACTTTCGGTGCAGCAGGTAACATGAGATTGAGTTGGGACAATGCAACCAATACATTAACCTTTACTTCAATATCTGATAATAGCTGGCGTGATGTATTAGCTTATACACCTAGTTCTCTATTACCTCAAAGTATTGGAGAGAATGCTGACTTAATATTCTCAAGTGATTTCTTGTGGATAGAAGGAGAATTAGTAACTGGATGGGCATCTGTAGACTCAAGTGGAAATATAACATATTCAAGATAATTCAGGAGGACTTAGTTCCTCCTTTTTATTAACTTTGTGATTACACAATATGCTAATTAAAACAAAATACATTGACTGTGCTAGTAAGAGTGTGTTTAATACATGGAAGTTACCTACAAGTGCAGCAGATACCAGTGGAGATATATACTGGTCAGCCATTGTCTATATACAAGACACTGGTGAAGTGTGGACTCATGGTAAACTATATGGAGGATTCTTCTCAAATGCAGACAGTAACAAAGTTAGTTTAACCATAGGAGGAACAACAAAGATATTAGCATTAGATGGACACGTTCAACCTTATACTACTCTAACAGGTAGTGGAACAACAGCTGACCAAGCTATTTTATCTACTGGTGTAGCTAATAAGTGGACTTTAAAGACTTTAGGTAAGAATGCATTTAGTAATGTGGACTATCTACCTGCTGATGCAACTGCTGTAGCTGCTGAGAAGGTAGTTAATGCTATGAGATTCCAATACAATGGAAAAGATATGCATTCATTTGATGGTTCAGTTGCTAGGCTATTGAACATTATTCAAGGTGATAATGTCTTCATTACAGGAGATAGTCAAGGCAATGTTACTATTGCTGCTGACCCAGGAGGTGATACAGTAAACACAGCTGGGGCTACTAACCTTATCAATAAGAAGTTATTCCTTATTGGTGCAGAATCTCAGACTACATCACCTCAGACTTATAGTAATCAGTATGTATATATTGGAACTGATAATTGCCTATATAGTCTAGGTAAGAAAGTATTGACTGAACATCAAGCCATCTATAATTTAGATTTACAGACACAAGTTGGAGATGCTGTTACTAAGGTAACTACATTTGACCCCAATGCAGCTAACAATTCATTTACTCTAGTTCAAGGTACTAACGTAACACTACTTCCTGATGCAACTAATAAGAAGGTAACTATTAGTAGTAAGGATACAACTTATGATTTCTATAATTTAGCTTTCAAACAAGGGGATGCTGTTATAGATACTTATAAGCCAACTACTGCCCCTAACAAGGCATTTAGAGCTGGAACTAATGTTACATTTACTAAGAGTGGTGATGAAGTAATTGTAACTACTCAAGATACTAGAAACACAGCTGGAGCTACTGAGAAGTTAGCCACTAAGCTATTCTTAACAGGTTCATTAACTCAGACTGATAATCCACAGACCTATACTAATTCTAAGGTATATATAGGTACAGATAATAAGTTATACAGTGATAGTAAGGTGGTTTCTACTGGAGACCATACTCATAATTATGCAGGAGCTACTAGTCCTGGAGGTCCAGCGTTAAAGGTAGACTTAAACCCATCTGGATTGTTAGCTGCCACCTATGGAAGTTATGGTGGAATACTACAAGACTCAAATAATGGTCCTGTAGCAGGTTCTTGGTCCAATAGAATTAAAATTCTACATAATAATACATCTGGTTACTATACTGAATTAGCACAAGCATTTACAGGTACAGCTGGATTATGGCATAGGAGAAATGTTGCTGGAGTGGTAAGTGATTGGACTCCAGTGATTGATAAAGCTAACTTCCGTACATACCTAGATGCTACCTATGTAATTAGAGGTAATGACCCTAATGTTCTTACTAATTATGTAAGATATTCAATAGCATCTGGTCTAACTATGAATTGGGAATGGGGTAACTCTACTCCAACTCATATATGGGGTGCTAAAGGTAGTGATAGCTCTAAAGCATATGTATTTAATGGCGATAACATTAGAGCATTTGCTAATGCAGTAAATAGGGCTGGTGATACAATGACTGGCACTTTAAAAGTAACTGAAATCCAAGCTACAAACGGTAATGGACTTGTAATGTGGAATGGTACTACTTATACATATTTAGGTATGCAGGCAGGTACTACTTATATTAGAAGTGGTGCTACTGACTTACAACATAGGTATAATGGAACTGATTATAAAATATGGGATGCTAGGAACTTAGTAGGTTTAAGAACTGAACACTCTCATAATACAATCAATTTCATTGATAGTAGGGGTACTGCTTCTACACCACAAGAGCATGGAGCTGGTGTTTGGCTTGATTTTAAGAGTAATAGTTCTGCTAACCTAAATGATGGCGGCAGCTATACTGGACTATTAACTGTTAGGAAATATGGTGGTGCTTCAGACTGGTCTGGTGGTAAGTCAGCACAATTAGGATTCACAGACAATTCTAACCTATGGGTTAGATTTGGTACTGGTACAGCTTGGGAAGCTTGGAAACAAATTGCAACTACTAACTGGGCTGATGGTAAGTTCTTACCTTTGGCTGGAGGTACAGTTACTGGTATGACACAGTTTACCAATAGAATTAGAATGTGTGGCACTACTGATAAACCTGCATGGAACTCAAATGGTGCAATTACATGGGTAGAGGGAGCCAATGCAGACTCACAAGCTGTGAGTATAGTATATACATCTTATGATTCTTATAGAGCACCTGCTGGATTGGTAGTATGTGGGGTACAAGGTAACGAATGGTTCGAAGCTCCTAAATTCATAAAGACTGGTTCTTCTGATAACTATGTGTTACTTGGTGGTGGTGGACATAAAGCACTTAATCAGTTTATATACTCTGTATATGGGTCATTTGGAGTAAATGAAAGGACTGGAAATTCTGATGATTTAGGAAGGGCAGGATTCTGGAGAGATAATAATCTAGGAGCCTATGGTATTACTCTAATGCATTCAGATAGTGCTAACTATCAATGTAAAATTTATCATGATTATAATAATGGCGGCAACCTTTACATGAAATCCAGAAGTAATGGAACATGGGGTAGTGTATACACAATATGGAACTCAGGAAACTTTGACCCTGGAACTAAGGTAAGTAAATCAGGAGATACCATGACAGGTAGGTTAAACTGGTCTATGAACGGGGTGGCATCCTCTATAGGTAGTGGAAATGGCTCATATACGCACTATAACACTAACGCTAGTGCTGGACATTGGTTTAATAAGAATGTTTACTCAGCTGGTAATTTCTATGGTGGTTCTAGCTATAACAGAATCCTTCCATTTAAGGACGAAATTAACTCACAAGTAGGAGGTTCTAAAAGTGCCCAGATGTTGTGGAACTCATGGAGTACAGATGCTTCATATGGTGGTGCCATACGAATTAGAGAATATGGTAATGTTACCAATAATCAATCTGCTTGGAGCTACTCTCCTGCTATATCATTCCACTGGGGTAATAGATATGCTAAGAGATTTGGTATGAGAAGTGATGGTCAGTTTGCTGTAGATGATGTACCTATTTCATTAAGTACTCACACTCATAACTATGTGAAGGATATTGGTAACAATAGTAATACCACTTTTGCATACAGCAAAGCTGGAATGAATTATGGAGACTTTACATGGTTGGCTGGATGGAATGGTTATGAATTGAGAGCTGTTAATAAGTCATTATTTGCACAAGCTAGTCATACTCATGACTATATCCCAAGAGTAAGAATATTAAATCCAAGTAATTCCTCTACACGAGTTGGTGTTGTTCCATTTAATGTACTTGGTCTGAAGACTGGATATCCCTTATCTACGGACCCCGAATTTGCTTCTGGTAATGGTATTGTATTACTTTATAATAATGCAGGTAATGGGGTTACAGTTATAGAGAGAATATCTGACTCGTCTGCTGCAAATACTACAGGATATGTTATAAGAATAAAGAACACTGGCGCAGCTAGTCCTGGACTTGGAGGTTTCCGTAATAGTGTGACTTCTAGAGCTAATGCTATATTTGTTCAGATATTTAGGGCTAAAATACCAACTGGACATAGTGTTGTTACAGCTTCAAATAGCATGGGTACTAGTTATGGTGATGTATGGATAACTGATACCGCTGGTACTGGTAAATGGGAATGGTATGGAAGAATAATATATTGTGGAGAGTCAGGTTCATTTAGTACAGGAGGTCATGTGTATCTAAATGGAAATGCTGGAACCCCATCTTCACCATTGTACTGGTATATATCATATTGCCAAGTCTATGATTTGACAAAGGGTAGGTATGATGGACTTAGGTGTAGATATGCCGATGAGGTAACTAATGCGGACACTGTTGATGGTCAACACGCTTCAGCCTTCTCTTATAAGTCATGGTGGCATTGGTCTGGTCAAGGTGGTCAACCAACTTGGCTATGGGGCGGTAACAGCGAGAACAACTATTATGTGTATAACCCATCTAACTTTAATGTAAATTCAGCTACATACGCTCACAAAGTAAGAGGTAAATATACAGGTAACGGAGGACAACAGAACCCTAATTACTTTGGTGTTAACTGGGTAGGATTCAGAATGATGAATACCACAATTGGAACTAATAGTCAATACAAGGATTGGATTATAAGTGACTGTTATTCAGGAAATGACGTAGGAGGTGCTGTAGCCTTTGGCATGAATAGACAGTCTCTTGGAGCATACCTGATGGGTTCTGATGCAGCTAGAACATCTTGGACTAGAAAAGGAACGTTCTGGGGGGATTGGAATTTAGACCCAGTGGATAAAACTCTTCTTCACAAATCAAGAGTTCCTGGTGAGATGGTAGATTTCTATGTATATAAGGTAGGAAGCTACACTTGCACGAGTACAGATTATACTACATTTAAGAATCAGTTATTTGATTCAAGTGGTAGAGGTAAATCCAGTGTAACATATCAACCTACATACGCTAGTAGTAAAACATACACTGTAAATCTATCTGACTTCATCCTTGCTTACAATGGTATCCCAGCGTATAGTAATGGTATGTATACGGCTGGCGGTGGTGAGATAGAAAGTAACAGAATTGGTTCAACTGCGGGTGCTAACAGTAAAACTATTAGTGGTCTTGAAATGCCTAAACACGCTCACTGGTTTGGACACTGTAGGTCAGATAATGCCAACGACCGTGATGTATTTGGTCCAGATGGTAATCAGAACTGGTCTACAAATGGTACAAATACTGCTGGACAAGGAGGTAACTGGAGAACTGGTTATTCAGGTAGCGGTTCAGCAAAGGATTGGAGACCAAAGACCATCTTCGTATTCAAAATGATATATGCACCTCAATCGTGGTAAGTTATGAATATTTAAGATAATTTATTTTGAATATTACCAAAATATGATTAACTTAGCACTCGAAAACTTAAAAGGAGATTTTAGAATAAAACTAATTTCTGTCTCTTATACACATCTCCGAGCCCACGA